AAAAGAAAAATATCTATTTTTTGTCTTTTAGGTATTGACTATAACTAGCTGGTCTTATTTGTCATAAGTATATGGATCGCTTTCCCATTCTGCTCCACATGTCAAACAAGAAAAGCAATTGTTTCTGTTTTTGCAAAACCAACATATTATCACTCCTTCCTAAATTCAACTTCATTCATCTTTATTTTTCTCCATCGCTGTTCCTATTTCCACTGCGATGAGCTGCAATACGTCAATTACAACTGAATTTCCAAATTGCTTATAAGCCTGGTTTGCACTCTTACAGATTTTATAGGAATCTGGATAACCCATAATTCTAGCACATTCACGAGGATGCAACTTTCTCGTCCTTCCATTTATTAAATAACCGCCTGTCTTCGCAAATACACCTCCACCGTATGCAGAAAGAGTAACTGCAATTCCTTTTGTACTGTAAATTCTTTCGCCTTGTCCACCCTTATTTACAATACCTAAACGAATAGATTTATTGCTATATTGATTATCCTCTACTCCGTTATAGTATGCATCTGGTCTTTCTACATATAAGTCCTTGAGCATTTCTTCATCATCAAGGAGAAAATCTTCAACATGGTGTGTTAATTCAAATGGCTTTGGATATTTAAAGTCATTAACATCTAAATCATTTCTAAAGCACACCATATAGATTCTTTCTCTCTTTTGTGGAACACCATAATCTACAGCATTCAGTACTTTCTGATAGAATGTATAGCCAAGTTCTTCCATAGTTCCTTTCACTACTTCTAATGTTTTCCCGTCATCATGTGTAACAAAATTCTTCACATTCTCCATAAATACAACTTTAGGTCTCTTCGCTTTTACAATTCTAGCAACATCAAAAAACAATGTTCCTCTACTATCTTCAAACCCTCGCTGCTTGCCACTTATTGAAAATGCCTGGCAAGGAAATCCAGCACAGAGTATATCATGATCAGGAATTGTATTTTCATCAACCTGAGTAATATCTCCTTCTGGTATATCACCAAAATTCTCTGCATAAACTTTCTGCACCGGAACATCCCACTCATTTGAATAAACACATTTTGCACCTAAGGATTCTAATGCAATTCTGAATCCTCCCAAACCTGCAAATAAATCTATAAATGTGTATCCTGTTAGCAACCTCTTTTCTATTGAAATCATCTTCACAACTCCTTGCTTTCAATAATGCTCCAAAGTTCCTCTTATATGTTTGAACTTGTCTTCATCTTCAAGATTTTTAAATTCCTTACATAGATTCAATGTCATATTCACACCTACTTGAACGGAATATCGTTCATTATACATATAGAATTTTATGTTAAATACAAAAACTTGGCATTGGCTGTAATTTAAAAAGATTCTTCTCATGCATTGAATCAATCTTCGCTTTTACTTCATCATCTAGTTCAACTCCATCTCTGATATATTTGTCTAAAATGTCGTATGTAAAACCAAGATTGTCCTCGTCTGTCTTACCACAAAGACCATCAGCAGGTGTTTTTTCAACCAACTCAGATGGGAGTCCTAACTCACGACCAATCTGCTACAATTAATGTTTTGCTCATTTTTAGTTAATCTCCTTTAGTTAATATTCAATAATTCTATATACTTTGTTCCATCCTCGTACAATTTCTTCTTTACTACTGCGTTTGTATACTGACCTGTATTTTGATTATACTTTCCATATGCCCGTCTATTATCAATCGTATATTTTTCTTCTTCATATTCAACAACAACCACATATTGAGCTTGTTCCGTATCGACCGATATTACGTCTCCACAGAATGAATAGCCTGTGCTTTCCGGCACATAATATGTGTCAACGACTTTCACCTCAACCGTACATACTTCCTCACTAACACAATTCGGTTCTGCAAAATTCAAAATAAGTATGAAGATTACAAATGCTATACAAAAGAAACTAACAATACTTTCATCTGACATCATAACCACCTTTCTCATATTCCTCTAATCTTGCATCTATAATTTCTTGCTGCACTTTCGATGATGTGTATAATCAATAGACTTGCTTCCTACATTTTCTTTACCAGAAACACATATACCATCTATAGAACTTCCACACATAAACTCATTGCATTCTTTTCCTTGTCTTTGACAATTCATATATTAATCTCCACCTCTCTATTTTGATGGCTGTTCCGATCTTGAGATGCTACTATTAGGCTCACATAACGGATAACTATTTAAGCTACACTGTTACACCATCGTTTTATGAAATTTCTCTTTCAAATTAATACATCGTAATTTCTTAATACTCCACGTAAATCATCAATCAGATCATATACAATACCATCAGCTTTTGATTTCGCATATTCTTTTACTGAATCAATATCCACATCAATATTAATTACATCTTTACAATATGAATGACCGGTAAATTCTTCTCCATAACAAATTCTGTCAAATGGCACTTGATACCATGAACCAGTGTCCCCATCTACACAGCCGAATACTAATTCAGTGTTTTCGTCATATCCAATTTCCTGCAATCTATTAATAAGATCTGCCACTTTTAGTGTTGTCATAATTCTTCCTTCCTTTATGAAATATAAAACGGACGTTTCATTAACTTTTTACTCTACAAATACGTTCGTATTTTGCATAAATTTTGCCGTTTTGTTCGTCAGAGTACTCTTTTACTAGCTCCATCATTTTATCGTCAATTTTTTCCTTATTTATATCAATTTCATAAGCATATATACACGTTTCATCATCACACACTTCTTTCATAACTTTGATAAGATCTACAATTTCTGTCTTGGTTTCTTTCTTTTCATGGTCTTTCTTCCACTGCTTGAGGATTTCAACAACTTGTTCAGGGTGTTCTACCTTGAAAGATTCACAACAATAACCATCTTTTTCTTCATTGAGTGGACAATTTACACAACCACTCATACTATTGCACATCTCAGCTTGAATTCTAATTGCTTCTTCCGCACTCATTTCTTCTACAGGCTCAAACATTTCATCAGTCCACCAGTACATTCCTCCATCAATATCGAGATGGTATGCAATCGCACCAACTTCTTTCACTATCGCTTCTTCTCCCTCATATTCACGCATATTTATGGCAAAATATACGTCTCCGTACTTTGTTTTAGGAATCAATTTTTTCCTTACTCTAATCTTGTCTCCAACTTTATATTTCATTACGCTTCTCCAATCTTCATTTAGTTGTAGCATTATAGATTTTTAGTCATAATCAAAATCTCCTAATTCAACTTCCTTATCACATAAAGGGCAATTACAATACGCTCCGTCGCACCAATAATCTGTTTTGAAGTCTACATCCAAAAATGGAACTTCTACATCATTGAAACAATGAGGACACATGAAATCCACGGAAACAGGTGCGCTTATAATTGTGTAATCTACTGGATTATTTTTGTCCATCACTTTTCACCAATCAATTCAAATCTGTATTTCTGCTTCACATCTGGGTATTTCACATGATCAACCTTGCTCACGAACATTCCATAAGGTCTGCTCCAAATAGCTCCGCCCTCACATTCATAAACCACATAAAATTGCCCCGGTGCTTCCGTATCCTGGCTGATATGTAAAACCTTAACTGTATGCCCCTTAAAATGTCTGTAGACTTGCCCTACAACAACATTTCTATCGTTATCTACTGGAACTTTTCTCTTGAAATGTTTCTCGCATCCCGCAAGATCGCAGTTGTAAAAATTCAATGGGTTTTCATTTCGGTGTAGCTGCCATAATATTTTCCTTTCAAATTTGTCGCATGGCTTATACTGTTTCTATGTTTTTGAGTTTTCTTTGCAGAAGCTTGATTACTTTATAATATCTGTAATTCTGTCGCAATCCAATCTTTTTGACATATCGAAACTTGATTGTAAATTTAATATGTTTACAAAGAAAATAGTTGCAAAAATCAACGGGTGTCAGATGGTTCAGATGTTCAGAATCACCTATAAAGCCCATAAAGCCATTCTGTTCATCATAGCTAAGTGGCTTTGTAAATACATAGACGATGCTGTCGGTGGCAAACTTTTCCATATCAGTGAAGTCTTTGTTTGCCGACTGCCATCTTAGTCTGGTCAAAAATATGTTATGGTCTTTTATAGGATTTTTTTCTAATGTATTGCACATAGCATTTTTCTCCATTCTTCGAGTTAATCGGTCTTTTATTTGAATAAATTTCAGTTTACTGCGCCTATTCTAATCAATATCTGCATTATTTTATACTTATCACATTCCACGTGTTTACAATTTCTACACCTCAACAGAGATGCTTTACTACACTCAATCATAAAATCGCTCCTCATACCAAATATCTGCCATAGCCCTTGTCAGTTGAACGCCCTCCAAAATAGTGTATCGTTCAACCTTTTTCTACTCAATTACATAATCTTCATCCGATAATACAATATCTAAACCATTGAAATTGTAATCAGATTCAAACCAAGTGTGATTCGTTTTTATATACTGTATTGCTTTTTCTCTTGCAGATTCATAGCTATCCGCTTTTATTACAACTTGATAGCTATCGTCTGCAAACCTAGCTATATACAATTCCATATTTTCACCTCAATCTCCAATGAAATCGTCATTCAATCTACCTCGCATTGCTTAGCACCGGATTTCACAATCTCAATACATTTACATATTCTTTGGTATTCATTAATGCCATGTGCTGGTGTTCCGTCATTCAATTTATCCGTTACTGCTTTTGCTATTCTTTCTTCAAATGTACTCATAATTCGTTCATTTCCCTCAAATCCCCGACAACCGAATACTGACAGCCATTCCAACCATCAATATTCAATTGTCAAGGTGCTGTTTGCTCTTACTTCTCTTTGTATTTCTCCAAAATATCTGTAATTGCTTTCATGTGATCCGACACTTTCAACAAATCTTCATCACTGATTACTGCAAGTCCCATATTCCTTTTTAATTTCTCAATTTCATACACTCCATCTTGAAAGTTAGCAAACAGCATTGCTAAGTGATTTTCTTTTACTGCATTTGAATCCGGCTCATAGAAGATTTCTCTTTTATTATGTTCTCCAAATTTATCAGTAAAGAATTTTGTTCTCTTTGGAGTAATTCTTGTAATTTGTGCCGGAGTAATTAACTGATGCCGGAATGATGAACTCCATCCACAACTCACTTTTTTTGCAACTCCAACCCAATCTCCGACTTTCAATGTGTCTTTGTCTATCACTTTTAATTCAATGTTCATTCTTCTCACCTATCGTTTTTTCCTTTATTCTTTGTCAGCTCCATCCGCAAATCATAGATTTTCTGGCATATCTCATCACAGATTCTTTCCGCATCCGGATTGCCTCTTAATCCGTTAACGTATTTGACGCCACATATTAAGCAAGTCAGTTTTCTGATGCAATTCCACACATTCGTTGTTTCGTTTCTATCAAATTGCTTTGCCAGTTTTCCGTTGTCCTTAAAAAGCGGATATCCAAACCATTTTCTCCTTGAATTTTCAAGCACCACGCCTGCGTCCTTTCTTTCGGCATTCTGCTTCATTTCTTCCATTACAGATTTTCTTATTTCTGCAATAATTTCTTGTTTTTCCTGTTCTGTCATTTTTCTTCACCTACGCAAATCTTAATTGCTCCTCTGTATCATCAATTCTCATGTTCGGTACTCTCTCGCCGACCTTAAGATACGGACAGTTTGCTTCTACGAGCTTTTCTGCCATGATCGGCACTACGCTGTTACCGATTCTTGCGACTTGCTTAGCTATCGGATATTTCTTCCAGTTCTGTATGTCCATGCCGTAGTTCAAGCTCTGCCCATCCATTAAAAATCAAATTATAGATAGCTTCCGTTGAGTAATTACCATTTGTATCCACAAAATATCCGCTTACTTTAAATATCTTTGCCATTGCTATTCTCCTTATCTTCTAACAGTTCAGGATCGTCATAGATGTTGCCAATAACTTCCCAATCCTCACTTACCCAACACTCCATCAATTCTGTATTCCCATCAGATATTCCTCTAACACAAGATGATGGATTTTTGTGTGTATAAGTCATAAAAGAACAATTCACAAAAATAATCTCTGCGTAATAGTTGTATTCTTCATCATGACAGAATGGATATTGAAATCCTCTTAATATATCTCCCTCAAAGATTTTCTTTCCGTTCTTGTCGGTTAATCCTGTGTACTGGCAAATCGTATCCGGTTTAACATCCGCAAAATCAATTGCATTAATATCCCATTCATCACAAGCCGTTCCTTTGTATTCATTAATCACCAAACCACCTACAAAAACGTGCCTAGGTTTTGGGTAGCCATCGTCAAACAAATATCCATCTATCCACTTGCCATTATCTACACGTTTCCCTCTAAAAAGTATTTCTCTATTCATGCTTCTATGATTCCTCCACCTTTAAACCCAAAAATCCATATGCAAATACTTTTCTGGATACTCTGTTTCCCAGTAATAATGACCGTAATAGTCATCTTCACAATATCCTGTCCACTGCTCGCACCATTCTTTGCATTCATCATTTCCTTGCTCCTTGCCGGTGTGATGGTCTGTGATATCGGCACAGTCCGAGCACATTCCATCCATATCAAGGTTTTCTTTGCACCATGCCTCTATTTCTTCGTTGAGTTTATTTCTTTGCTCAATTTTGTCTACTATTTCTTTTGGAATTTTACTCATAACTGTCCACTACCTCCAACTTCTTCAAGTCCTCGATAAGCCACGGTTCGGAGTCTGACCATTTAACCATTGGGAGGTCTAGGTTAAATCCGTAAAGTCCTATCGCATCACTTCCCGTATCCAGCCATTCGTTTATGGTAAGTCCTCTTTCGGGCTTTGCACTCCACGCAAACAAATTCTCATTTCTACCATCCCTTGCAATATACTTAAACTCTTCTTTGATATACTCCAAAAAAGCTTTATCTTTTTTAGAAATCACTGGCTTTTCTATGTATTCGGATTCTGCCCATTTTTTTACTTTCTCATGGCAATCTTTACTATTCTCAAACAAGCATTCACAACAGCTAATATGATTACACTGCACCAACTTACCACCATCGCTTGTTATTGCAATGCTATCACCATTACAAGCAATTTCAACAATCTCACTTGCGTACTTCTCTTTATTCTTCATCTCTTCCACCCCACCAAAGTTTATCTACCAATTCACTACTCAAATTCTTGATTATTTTTTTCTTTCCGCATTTTCTGCATTTCAATGATATTTCGCCAAATAAACTGCTTGTAAATTCAACATCATATTCATGCCTGCATAGGAACTTAATCTTACAGCCATTTTTTCTCCAACTCTTGAATTTTTCTTTAAATTCAATTGCAAAACATATAATTACACAAGCGATTGTTACCATCCCAACCACTATTAAAATGTTTTTTACAATTTCAATCATCTCTTCGACATCTCTCTTTCTTACAATCCAGAAGTGTATACTTTTCTCTGAAATCCATGATCGCATTTCCAATTTTTACTGTTGGCAACAAGTATGAATATAACTGTATTCGGCTTAACACATCATCCAGTTTATTCCTCATCTCTTCCACCCCTCTACCAGCAACCCATTTCGTGTCTATCACCAATTGCATTCGGATCTATCATATATGATCGTTTTAATTCCGATTCGTCCAATTGATGTTTTAATCGACTTACTTTTTTCTTTAGTTCTATGTTTTCTTGTAGTATTGCCATGAGCTTACAGTTATCACGTTGTTCACATTTTGTGTCTTCTGGGTAACTTTCGCACATTAGACATAACTCTTTTTTAGTCATCTCTTCCACCTCGCTTAACAATTTCAATGGCTACTGCAATACCATTCGCATAACCCTTTGCAGAATCAAATTGCATTGGATTCTCTTTTATACACCTAGCTTTTTCATCGTCTGCCAATTTTAATTCTTCTTCAAGTAGCGCCACAACCTTTCCAACATCAAATGCTGTCGGTGAATTTGAGAGTAATTCTTTTACATTGGCAAGCAATATACTGCACCCGTCAATATATGGCTTGCCACCCCTTCTTTTCTGGTAATGTCTTCCCACTCTAATAGCAGCTTTTTCAATTTCTTTTACCATAGCGTCTGCATCAATTAGTCTCATTTTCCTCCATCCTCTTTTGAAAGTGTCCCATAATAGATCCAATATATCGAATCAAAACTTACAAATATATCATTTCCGTCAAATCTAATATATTTAGGTTTCTCCCCAAAATGAACTTTCATCCTATTCTCCTATTGCATTTTATCCAACTACAATTTTTGATTCAACTTTATCTACGAGTACACTAGAATCGAAAGAATCAAGCTTATTATCGTTTAAATTTATTACCAAATTTGGAAACCTGTTGTCTGTTTTTACAACCCCATCTTCATCAATTTTCATATATAACTCATCTTGGTACAAAAAAGATTCACCTATTTTTATATTTTCTACAGTTGTTTGAATATTATATTCTATTTTCATAATGCTTCTCCTTATAAATATTTTAGTTGTCATCCAACTTTCTTCCACAGTACGGACAATAGTTTATATCCAACCTGATATGTACAATTTCATCATAGTAATTATCCCATTCCAACGTTTCTACATCCAGGTAATAGCCATTATCTCCACGAAAGACTTCGCATTCGTATGAATTTTCATCACAATACTTACACATAGTTATTCTCCATTATGAAAGTTCGATTTCATTCGACCTCCAAAATACAACCACCACTTCTTAACTTTCAGGTTGATCTTATCTTCCTTGAATTCTCTGATCTTTTTATTGTTTTCTTCATATACGGAAATTTGTTCTTCTACTAATTTATCTGATTTCAGTTCTGGATACATAGAAACTAATGTAATAGAACTTTCTGATTTTATTTTTTCATATGTATCAGATTCATAGTTCATATAATTAGAAACCAATGTGTCGATTTGTTTCTCTATTTTGTTATTCTCTTCTTGGTACATTACAATTTTTTCGTCTATGGTTTTTCCATTACTTACAGAAATCCCTAAAAACATACCAATGACAAGTAATACACAGAAACATACTGAGAAAAAACCAGCAAAATCTTCATCAATTACATAAGCTATAATAAATCCTATGATTGAAATTATAATAAGTAATATAATCATTTATTTTATTCTCCTATCTTCTACAATGAATCTGCATATTCCTTTACTTCTCTGGCAAGATATTTCATAATCAGTCGTTTTTCCGCTAATTCTCTTCCCTTGGAAAAATCGAACTCGTCTTCTTTACAACAAGATGCATTCGCTCTTAAACTTCCATCTTTTAATTTTACCTGCACACGTTTTCTGTTTTCTCTATAATAGATTTCCTCTTCAATACATTCTCTAGTTGGGTTATAAAAAATAATATAACCAAGCTTCCATTTAGTCCAACCTCTTTTTACTGGTTCTTTTTCTTCTTCAACCAATTCAAAATACTTTTCATATTCGTCAAACGACATGCAACCGAGATGTCTTCCATTACCGAATCTGAAACAAATTACTCCACCATCATTTACATCTGTTACCTCACAGATTTCTCCAATGTTGTCAAACACACCCATTTTTGCTTTAAGTCTTATTTTGTCTCCTTTAATCATGCTGCCTTAATCTCCTTTCCAAATTTCTTATTGAACTTATCAATTACTTCTTTCTGTTCTTCTGTTACATCATCATTGAATCTTCTTTTAGCCTGTACAATCTGATCATTTCTTACTTCAATTGTTACAAGACTTTCTTTTGGACTGTTCTTTTTTCTCAAGAATAATATATGACAGTATCCATCAATAACCTTATCTATATAAGAACTAACACAATTACTTTGGCGAGCTGCCTCGTCCTTGATTTCTTGAGTGGATTTAGGATAGATAAATACATACTCTCCAAATGAACATTCATATTCTTTCTTCATTCTTTTTCTAAATAATTCTTCTGAAAATTCTTTCTTCATTCTGTTATAATTTCTACATGCAATTTTATGAGTTGTAAGAAAATGTCTTGGATACTTATCATATTTATTGCTAAGTTGTCTCATCATATCCGCATAATCACATAATTCACGAATAAGGAAAGCCATATCTTCAATTGCTTCAAATGTTTTTATTCTATCTATGTATAACCACAAATCTTTTGCATTATATCCGTATTCATTTACAAGGATGTTAAAATATGATTTTGCGTTTGCATCATATATGTTTTCTGATGTTTTCCATATCTTATAGATATCATAATAATCCAAACTTATATAATCTAATTTGTAGGCAATACAGTATGCGTTTGGGTTTTCTTTATAGAATCTAACAATGTCGTTGGTAAGTTTTATAGAATGTTCTCTGCATAATTTAAGAAGTGATTTTGGAATGTCGTTAATAGAATATTTGAAATTTTTCAAACTTGTTTCTCTTACGTCAACAATATCATCTATACCAGCAGAAAATAATTGCTCAAATCTTGAATAAAATGGAACTCTATTAAGTACAGTTCCGATATTCCAAATTTCATGATATGAAGACTCTACTCTCATTACAAAATTTAAGAACTTTGCATACTTCTTATCGTCACAATTTTCAATTACTTGATTCATTGAAATTCCACTTAATTGACTTCGCAAATCTTTTACAGGTTTCCCTTTAATTCCAATCGCTGTCTTTGTCGCAAAATCATACTTAACATTTCTTCCGTCTTCAAAATCAAAGACAAGAAATTGTTTATCTTTATATACTCTCATTTAATCACCACATTCGTTTTACAAAACTTCATTAACAATTCCATATTTCTCAGCTTCATCAGAATGAATATAGAAATCTTTCTTCTTTTCACGAATCTCTTTAATATCATCTTTTGTTAAATTGGTTCTTTCAATTACAAATTCTTCATTCTTTTCATTTAACCAATCCATCTCTTTTCTATCTTCTACTAAATCTTGATATTTTCCACTTCTACAACAATTCATCTGATGAAACATGAATGTAGAATGTTTATAGCAATATCTCTTATGACCTGCTAAGAAAATCTTGAAAGCTGCACTCATAGCATAACCGGTACAATATGTATAAATTGGTGTTTTGCTATTTACAATAATGTCAATTAACCCCAACATGTCATAAATACCTCCACCATACGAATTGATGTAGATTTTAATTGGCTCACGCTTATAATCTTTTTCTTTTTTGTCTTTCTCATCATCTTCTGCAAGCTGATGTAAGATATTCCATGTAAGTTGTCCGATTGATTCATTATCTACATCATCATATAGAAAATATAATCTCTTCCCTGTGTTTGCGTAAGTATTATCTTTAGTTCCCATTGGTCTATACCTCTTTATTCTTTATTCCCATAACTTAATTCCTCGTCTTTCACATAGTTCTTCCAATACATCAGCCTTTTCGCTAAGATACTTTTCACATTTTTCTTGTTCTGCAATATCTATTGGATCATAACCTAGTTCATACATTTTTTCTGTTTTACTTCCAAGACAATCATAAACTGCATCATAATATGCATCTTCCAAGTCTTTATCAGACAATTTATCTGCCCATTTGGTCAACTGTATCCTTTCTCTTCTTTTCATATCTCTCGTCCTCTTAATTGCAAGCATTGTTTTTCCAGAACATCTTGGCATACTAATAATCTGCATAATTATCCAACATTTACAAAACCAACAATTTCCAAAACATTGCCTAGATCTTTATAGAAATTTTCTTTACATTTGCTACACAGATGTCTTTTATAGATGTATTGTTTTCCATTTACAACAACACGTTGAGTAACATATCCGATTTCCTCATAATATTCATCATCAAACTCTTCACTCTCACCTAAATATTCTCCACATTTATCGCAATAGAATTTATGAATTTTTCTTTTTTCTTCTACGATCTTCTCTTCTATCTTCTCCATAATTTTCTCCATTTTCAACAAACACATTAAACTCGATCCATATCTTTTGATACCAATGCAGTTTTACTCCATAAAAATATTCTATTTATAATAGTAAATAATTGCACGTTCACTTCTTTTATAATCATTTGATTCGATTGATTCCAGAATACTTCCATTTCCAAATTTGATTTTCATGATAAATTATTACCTTACTCTAACCATTCATTATCGATGTAATAGAATCCAAACACAGCTAGAACCATTACAATAATCCATACAATCCAAAAGATTACAATTCCAATGTTTCTTTCTAATTTATTCTTAGTTTCTTTAATTGACATTTCGTAAAAGTGTGTACTATCAGAAATTGTTTTATCTTTCAATTCTGTAAAGATAGTTCCCTTATACTCAATATTTGTTCCATAATATTTATATCTGACATAACCAGATTCTTTAATTGTGTCAATATAACTTGGCTTTGGAAGTGTAATCTTGTTACTATCAAAGGCAACGCCACAGAATGATACTTCTTTACATTGCATATCTTCACTGCCAGCGTAATCCCACGACCAATAAACTTCTGTGTGAGTCCTTGTGTGACCTTTTCCATCAGTGGTTGTATATGTTCTAGTATGTCTGTTGTAGTGTTCCTCAATTTTCTCTACATACATATATTCTCCGCCGATTTCTGGATAAGTAACCGTATCAACCGCTTTCAATTCACCATATACGAAAGCATTTCCAACATTTGTATTCATTCCATATTGGAACAAATCAGTACTCTCTATCTTTACCGCTTTATTATATTTTGCATTTTTATCATCTTGGATCTGCGAAATCTTTCCAGAAATCACAAATCCAATTAATAACATCACAGCAATAATAGAAATACTTGCAAGAATTTCACGATAAGTAATTTCAAAATCACCAGAATCAAAGCTGTTATGTTTCTTCATTTACTTAATTCTCCCCGAATAAGTTCTGTGGAGCATCTTCACCAACCTGGAAATCTAATAACTGATAGTCTTTCGTCTCATATCCAAGCATTCCAAGGAAATTTCTTGCCGGAAAGCTTCTTACATATCTCTTATATGTTTTCACTTGAGTATTATAATTATCTCTATAGCTTGCAATTAGATTTTCAGTCGTAGACAATTCATTCATTAGCTGCTTATAATTTTCATTGGATTTCAATTCAGGATATGCTTCAGATACAGCATTGATTGCTGTTGTGATATTTTCTGCATCTTCTTTATCAGACGTTCTACCGTCTACAATTGATTTTAATGTTTCCGACTCATGTTTATCATACTGTTTAACACAATCAGCAAGATTATATACAAGATCAACTCTTCTCTTTTCTTGCACTTTGATTCCTGACTGAGCTTCTTCTACCTGTGTTTCATAATTAATTGCTTTATTCTGGAATCCCTGCACTCCGAAAATAACCATCAAAATTACCGCAATAACACCAACTCCAATAATTACAGGCACTTTCCAATTTGTATTTTTCTTACTCATTTTTTAATTCTCCTTTATTATTTAATCTTTTCTTCCAACCGTAAATATCCAACGGATTAATCTGTAAACATTGTATCCTATCAAAAACGGAAAGGCTAAAATATGAATCACAGAAGTTATAAATCCAACACCAAACCAATTTAGGCTTGTCCATCTTTTATAATTTGCTTTATATTTAAAATATGTGAAATTAGAATTCATAAACCCCATGAAAATAATCCCAGTGGCACAAACGTATCCCATAACAAAAAAGATATATTTTATGATAATCACTTCCTTTCCTTTACAACACATGTTATAATTAACGCATCCATTTTTGCACAGTGCGCAGAGTTATATAATTATTCTCTGCGCACTACCAACCAATTTACACTCTAGTATTCATATCTTTTGTCATGTTCTCGACTGTATTTTCCGAAATTTCATAACCACACAAAGCCGATTTCAAAGCTTCAGCATAAATTTTTGCTGCCTCTTTTGTTTCTTTCAGTTTTTCTTCTGCAAGTCTCTCTACCCTTCTCTTTTTCTGAGCGATTTTCTTTCTTTTCTTATTAGCTCTAATACGTTCTTCTTCCTCATCAAGAGCTTTCAGTTTCTGCTGAATCTCGTATACTTTCATAGCTTTCTTGAGCTTTTTCATATTAGATTTATAATAATGGAATCTTTCAACTTCGTACTCAATTCCTTCTGGAGTAAGATTTCCACTACTATATTTTATATATGCAAGAACGATAGCTTTCTCAAGACTGAAAGTGTCATCTTCATGGCATTTCATTGTAAGTGTGGTATCTAAACAATCATCCATAGTGACATTAACAATCTTTCCTGGAACAATAATCTCAATAGCTTTAATTTCTGAATCTCTCTGATATGTATCCAATTGTTCTTCTAATCTTTCTCTCTGTGTTTTCTGTTTCATTTCTTTGCCTTCTTTCTTTACTGTAATATGTTTGTCATTTTTAGGTGTTAAATTTTTAAATGTTAATGTTTCGTTTTTAACTCTAAATTTCAGTTGATCTGTCATGTATGACAATAAATTTACATCTTCAAGCATTGGATCTGTAAAATACCAATAGATAGTTTCTGCTCCGTCTTTTAACAAATAAACTCTTTCTAATATAGAGCAAATTTCATAAACACCACCACAAAACTTTTTCATTTCTTCCGTAAAACGACACCCTGTTTTTATGTTTATTCTACCTACTTCATCAGTACCAAACTCTTCTACCATGTCATCCCACTGTCTGACACGTACTTTATCGCCTATTTTATATCTCATCTTATTCTCCTTTACATCTTCCAACATTTCTTCTATAAAAAATCCGCTCACAAATTGACCATCTTCATCTTCTAAAAAGTAATAGCATCCTGTTATTTCTTTTACTTTGTATATATTTCCGCAATAGTGTTCGTAGCCTTCTTTAAGAAAATACATTCCACCAAGATCGTTTTGATCAATTTTAAATATTTTATTTATGTCTTCTAATTGTTTGACGCGTACACTATCACCTATTTTGTAACTCATAATTCCTCCTTATCCAAATAAATATATTGCTTCATTCACAACCAATACAATCCAACAAATCATTGTACCAAGGCATAGAATAAGTCGTATTTTGTCTTTTCGCACATCCCAGCAAAGCAATGCTGTGATTATCACAAGCATAATGTAAAAAAAATAATGTCAGTTTTGTCATTTCAGTTCTCCTTTCTGTTTTTATTTTTTATAATGAAAGAATGTTTTCATTCAGTCAATTTTTAACCATTTTTGCGTTTTCTCCATAATTCTAAGCATTTCACCAAAATACCACTCTGAAACACCACAAAATTAAGGAGAAAATCGCTCTAAAATTTCCATTTCCTATTTTTCCAAGGAAATTCTGATTTTTCACTTTTTTAATGAAATCCACATTTCATCATTAGTTTTATTTTCTATGCAGACTTCATTCTCATCTGCATTGTTTCAAACTTTAAGAAATTCTTTACCATAAATTCAAATCTCTGTTTTTGAGACATTTCAGACATTGTTTTATGAGTAATTGAAAATCTCTGTAACCACGTTGCAATATTTTTATTCTCTTTATCTGCCCATGCGATCATTGCCATCATTGAATTTTCGTTCTCTGGTGCAAGCATTTCAGAAGTTGCCTTGATGATTTTAGTCTTACTTACACAACTGTTTATATAATCCCAACAACAATCTATATCTTCTTCTGTAATTTCTGGATCTACATACTTTCTAACGAAATCCAGTGTTTCCATTTCAGTATCATCAATAGTTTCTTCTACTTTCTTTTCAAACTCTTCTGTCTGAATCTCATCAACTTTTGATTCTACTTCATTATTCTCTACTGAATCATCTTCTTTAATATGTAAGAAGTCTTTCAGAAGTGATTCAATATAATTGACTTTCTTCAACATGACTTTTTTATCTTTTGTATGTTTGTCCTGGTCAAGCTCGATCCATGTTGTATCATTCTTTTCAATTTCTTTCATATCATTAAATGCGATCAAAAATCTTCCGAAATCATAATCAGAGCAATACCCTTCTGCTCTTTTAAAAGCCATCATCCATACAGGCATGTCTTTTGAAACAAATAATTCTGCGACTTCAATATTGTTTGCCTTGTCAGAATAAGGAATAAGTCTATTGAAATAATCATTTAAACTGTCAAATTCTTCTTCTGTTGCATTTTCATTAAGATAAGAACATATGTCTTTTGGATTTTTCTTCCAATTATCGAAATGGAACATTGCCATTGCACATTCTGCAATAACTCTCTGCCAATTTCCCTTTTTCTTATCGTTCTCATTTAACATAGTTCCGTCCATAAGGAATCTATTATTTTCCTTAATGAATTTCAGTTTGTTTGCATACTTTCCTATATATGTAAGTGACTTCTGGCTTACGTTCATTGCGATTGTTGAATTGTAAAGCATAACCAAGTCACTTGTTTCTTCTTGTGTACAATCCTGATAAATTGCTGTTGAAAGTACGCAGCTATTAAGTCTGTCTTTTAATTCTTCCGGAAAATCAACAAACTTCTTTCCAACAAGATCATATTCTTTCATTTCATAAATAGGATCATTATACTCATCAAGCATTACATTTCCGTCTTCATCCATCTTTACACCCTGATACTCTACATATCTGTTTCTAATCGACTTTGTAATCTTATGACCGTCTTTGATAAAACGTCTTAATGCTTCTGTTCTCTGTCCACCATCTATAATGTATGTGACCTTTGTTCCATCCTCTTTGTTTTGTTCTGCAAGAATGATGTTTGGAATGTAAATTCTCTTCTTGGAAATTGTACTGAAAATAAGATTGTTAATCATTTCATTTGACCAACAGAATTCTCTCTGAACATCCTGATCTGCTTTAATTTTCTTCTTTTCCACCTTGTCAATGTACTGACCTACACTTGTTGTTTCAATTCTGAATTCATCTAACATGTTTATCTTCCGTCCTTTCTTGTCAACAATCTTATTCTCTTTATATCCTTTATTGCTCTGATGCTATCTGAGTACAATTCTTTTGAGATGCATAATGTACTTACTATTTCTTCTTTTTCAAATCCATTTGCAACCAGTTTGAGTATTCTTACTTGAATACTGGATAATGATTCTAAATATTCTTTCATTTCTTTGGAGAATTCATCTTCCTTGTTATTCTCTCTTTCGATTAATTCATTTACGAAATCTTTCTTGTATTCAAACGACTCCCAAATCTCACGTCCATCTCCGCTATTATTTGACCTAGAACTTGTTTTCTTTGAATACATTGAGATGTCGAATACAGGTTTCTTTACTATGTTTCCGCTCTCATCTCTTTTATAGCAATGATATTCATCATCCCAAACCGGTTCCCAATTGCATCTGGATTTCCTGGTCTTATCTCTTCCATATGTCTTAAACTTTCTCCAAATGTTCCCAATAAGATAAGTCTTAAATGAAGCTTCTCTATTTGGGTCATATGTAAACATGCTTTGAAAGAAAACTAATTGTCCAAGACTTCTTAGATCATCTTCGCATGAATCAATAACTCCCTTTTTTTCTACTAATTTCTCTATAATAGATTTCAGGACTTTCATATTATTGTTAAGATAAATCTTTTCAATTTCTTTTGCTTGCTGTTTTGTCATTCGCATCCTGTCATACTGTTCTTGCGTAAAGTACATCATCATCACCACCTTTACTTATAGAGAATATCAATCGCAGCTTGCCAATAATCTGTTCTGCCTTTATATTCTATGTTCTCTGTTTTACTAAGTTCCAGTTTTAACTTTTCGATGGTGTACTTATATGTATGAGCATCTTTGAAAACATCAACATATCTCATACATTGCTTCACACGACTTCTTTCATATCTTACGCTATCGAGAAGATAGCCAAATTTTGCCATTTTATGAGCTTGAGCCTTCTTTCCGTTATGATCCATTTTGTATTTCTGTAAAGCGTGTTCTAAATCAGACTCAGCAGAATCATAATAAGAAAGATATTTATTAAGTTCATTCTTGAATGTATCTAACTGAATATCACTCCAACCGGCAAGTCCAAGCATTGCATCTACTTCTCGCAAAATATCATCTAATATTTGATGATTGATTGTGATTCCTTTATCACCAATGTAGACACCTGCGTTGCCTTTATAATTGCTATTAATCTTTTCTTCATCACCAGTTTCACAGTTTAAAAGTTGGAAGTTTCTAAACTTCGTGTACTTTTTACTCTTTCTCTGTGTCAACCCTTTCGCTTGTTTGTAAGAAAATTTCTTAGCAAATAATGGTGATGTCGTTAAAAAGTACTCACCAACTTTTGTAGGGTTCTCCATTACATAATTCTTTCCATCTGTCAAAATATAATCCAATTTAACCACTCCTTTCTCTTTAACTTCTTATTCTCCAATGCAAAATCTAAAAATGAGTACACTTAACAAACCTTTGAAAATGCATTTTCAAAAATTAGAAGTTGACGTATGGTTATAGAACAAAAAACATACCTTATTCTGTTTATAAACATTTAATGGGAACATTTCTAAAACTTGACTATCGCACGTCAGATGTGCAATAATGTAGGCACATAGATATGTCGCCAAACATATTTATGTGTTTTGGATTTCAAGTCTTTTTTGAAATCTTGTATTATGTACTGAGGGAAAGCTGTGATCGCCAAATCATAATCTGCTTTCTCTCTTTTTTATTTCCCTTGCATGTTCGATTATAAACCGAACATCTGTTCGTTGTCAATACCTTTGCAGAACGTCTGTTCGATTATGTTCGAACATTACCAATTTATCTATCCAATAAAAACACCTTATCCACCAAAGATTATGTCATGCATAATACCTTCATGTAAGATATTCTTTATATCTTGTTCCATTGAAAACAATTGCATATGAGGAATATAAGTATCTTCATTCATAATGATTGTCTTGGACTTCCTAACAAGTAAGCAACCTTCTTCCGGTGTGGTAATCTTGGTTGACTCTTCATCTGAATCAAAATCAACAGTGCAAATAATTACTTTCCTCTTCTTTTTGTCTTTTTTTAATCTCTGTAATCTCTCAATTGCCTTATCACAGTCCATGCACTCAAAAGTTTCTCTCATTTCTCTCGTCCTCCTTACAGTAATGCTAAACTTGTTTTAATTGCTGCCAAAACTTTGTTGAGATCGTTTTCGCTTAGTCTTCCGACCTTGTTTTCTAATCTCTTTTTGTCTATTGTTCTTATCTGCTCAAGCTCTACTGTAGAATTTAAGTCCAAGCCATTACAAGAATCTTTTTTAATAAACACATGAGTAGGTAAATATTTTTTCTTCTTAGAAGTCAAAGTCGCAACGATAGTTGTAGGACTATACTTATTTCCAGTATCATTCTGTATAATAAGCACAGGTCTATACCCCGATTGTTCACTCCCCAGATTCGAACCGAGATTAACATAATAAATTTCTCCACGCTGTACCATGATATAGTCCTCCTTTCTCTTAATATGTACTCTACAACTAACATTGTGTCTTTTGTTGTTTACTTTTTATGCTCTTATTGTAATCCTAAAATAACGTTATGTCAATATAAAATTACATATTTGTCAATATTTTTTAACGTTTACATTTTTGAATGTTATGTTATAATTACATTATATCCTCTACATAATAATAAATTGGAGGGATTCTATGAAATTATGTATAAAAAATTTAGCAGATCAAAACGGTTATACAAAAATAAGACTTGCCAAAGAGCTTGATATGTCCAGACAATATATTTATTCATTGTATGACGGTTCTGTAAAATCTATCAAAATAGAGAATATAGAAAAATTATGCGAAATTTTCCATTGTACACCAAACGATCTTTTCATAAACGATGACAAAAATTATCCTATAACAACAAAATATCATTCAGATCATAATACAAAACCAACTTATGTTAGTGAAAACACTACCTCATACAATGCAAGCAATGAGTCAACAATTGATCCACAAACCATAAAACGTTTAAAAGAATACTTTATTAAAATTGCAAATGACGTATTTGATGAAAGAAATAAAGACGATACCGAATAAGTATCGTCTTTTACTTTGCCTTTTAATTATTCAACACAAAATCGTCTTCACCATTTGAAAACACACACATTCTTTCCTGGTTCTCAAATATTTCTTCATCAGAAATACAAATATAATCCAATGTGGTTCTCATGTCTGCATGTCTAAATATCATCATAAGTTGTACAAGAGCTTGTGATTTGTCCTTTGCTGCTAAATAATAAGAATGTCCATAAGTTTTTCTTAAACCATGTGTACCTATCTTCTGTTTAATTCCAGCTTCTTTTCGTGTAGTTTCCATTACCTTATACCATGATTTTTCCGTCATGCATTCATTCTTATTGGAAGGAAAGATATAATCATCCAATTCCGGTTCTTCGTCATGTTCTACTAACCAATTATACCAATTAGTAATTGCCATTCTGAAATCACTATCATATCTTAATGTAATAAGTTTTCTCTTGAAAATATTTCCATACTCATCTTTCTTAGTTGTCTTTTCTGGTGCAAACGATTCTTTCTTTTTGATAATCCAACCGTCATCAAACACCTGGTTCCATTTAAGGCTACAAAAATCTCCACCACGCAAACCAATGTTGATTCCACAGATATACATTGTAAGATTTCTCATTGCTACTTTCTCTTTATTGATTGTCGTAGCTGTTTCAACCTTATCTGCAAGTATCTTATATACAAGTTTAATCTGTTCTTCGTTATAAAGACATTCCATTTTCGTTGATATTGCTGGCTTTTTTATAAATTTCTGAACTTCTGTTCCGTCAACTTCCAAAGAATATAAACTGCTTTTCTCTCTGTAAAAGGGGATTACCGTTGCCAAATTTGTATTCATCATAAAATAACCTACCTCCTAACATATTATTCTCATAAATTTTTGCAACAAAAAAGGAACTAGCATTTAACTAATTCCTTCTATTATAATTAATGAAACTAAATTTTCATTGTGTTATACGTTTTGACAAGTCTGTTTGTTTCTTCCCTCGTTGGTTCAATTTTTAACTCTTTCACAAATATACAATACAATTCTCTATTATCACCTGACGATGAAAAATCTATAAAACATTTTTCTTTTGATTCGTCAGCATATCCAACAAACTTTCCAACCTTTTTATTTTTCTTACAAAATACCATAGTATCTTTTTTAATTTCCATAATTTCTTCCACCTTATCGATTTAGAATCCTTGTCATTTCATCAAGACTATACTCTATCGAACCCCTTAGGTTTTTTACGCATTCCTTGCCTCTATCAGTTTCATATCCAAGTCTAAGAACTTCTGATATAGTATTAATAATTTTGTTATCAATCTCGTTTCCTTTATTCATTAGAAGATTTACAACTTCATTTGTTGTCATTTCTGATTTGTCCATAAAATATCACCCTTTCTACATTATAGGCTCATACCAAACCAGATATTTTACTTCATCTGTAAATTGGCTCTCAATCTTTCTCCAACTTTTCTTTCTCTTTCCAAGAGCAAAGATACATTTCTCTGCTTTTTCTTGTGTATTAAATGTTACAAGCTGCATATTATCACCTCATTTTTCTATTGAAAACAATCTTTCATTTACTCTTCCACTAACTCAACTTCATAGGTATCCGGATCTTCAGAAATTGATAAACCTCCAACTTCTCCTGCACAATACGAACATAACGCAATGCTTCTATCACCATATTCTTCACTTGCAAGTTCTTTTGCTTCTTCAGGTGAATTAGCACCATCAATTGTTTTTGTTATTGTCCCTGTGACTAACATTTGTACTTTATATTTCATAATTACATCCCTTTCAACTTTACAATTTCCATAACTTTCACATTCATATCAATAATATCTGAATCATCCCATTTTACATATACTGGAATGTCAGATTTATCACTTGCACCTTTAATTACAATTCCGTCTTTACATCCATCATTAAAAAATTTCCTTACTCTATCTCCTTTTCTGAAAGAATAAGTAATTGATCCAAGATTCCGTGATCCGCAGTTATTACAATGATATGATTTCTCTTTTTCGTCATATCTAATATCTCTATTACCACAATCTAAGCAAATCATAATTAATCCTCTTCAATATATTTCTCTTTAATATCATTGATTGCACATCTATATCCATTTTCCATAGCTTCAAAAAGATCATCATTGAGTAATGAATTAGAAAGCTGTTCTTCCAGATATTGTACAATCTCCTGTGCTTTCCATTTTTCTACCATGTTTCACACCACCATTTCAAATTCATAAAAATCAAATTCATCATATAGTTGCCATTTATTATCACCGAGATACAAAACATCAATATCTCTCATTCCTCTTGTTAAGTATAATTTATCTCGCTTTCCATTTACAATCTCTTTCATTCTATTAAGAATTAATTCTGATGGTTGATCTACCTTAATCGGCATACTTCCATCACCTTTTGAATCTTTCCAATGTAAGACAAATAAATTTTTACCTTTGACACTTTTTATTCCGTCTATAGTACAATCATAAACTTTCGGTCTATATCCCATGTTACTCATATTCTCATCCCAATCTGCTTGAAAGCAATTTTTCATTTATTTATTCTTGTTCAATATCAACTGGATTTTCCAATTTTAAAAACTCTTTTCTATTTTCTGCTAATGCTGCACTAGCAATAGAGTTTATTTTGTTCTGGCAGAACGATTCGATTTCTCCCTTTGCCTCCATAACCGTTTTATCCATCTGTACATTAAACTGTTCTGCAATAAAATCCAAATTACATCCAAGATCCATACTTAATTTTCTAAGCTTAGATATTATAGATTCTTTATCTGCCTTTGTTAGTGCTTTTTTCTGAGAAAATAAATCGGTTACATCTTGGATTAACTGCTGCGACTCATTCATCGTATCTTCTGTTTTACTTTTGAATTCATCAGTGAACTGTTTCCTTTTACTGATAAAATCACATTCAGGAATTTTACCATCTTTTTCTGTATATCTAATAGTGCAAGGTATTCCACTTCCTTGACCAAAAGATGTAATTGCTTCTGCAAACTGTGAATAACTCATCTCTATTTCTACAATAGGACTTTTACCATAAACCCAATCTCTATTTAATCCACGTTCTATATCAGCATGTTTTACTTCCATTGTAATTACATTACTATGTTCAATACTGCTTCCAAATAAACTTCTTCTACAACCGTTAGCTCTATTAAACATGATCGTTCCATATGCCGGATGACTTGTTCTTGTTCCAAAATCTGTCTCTTCTACTTTATATTCATTTTCCATATTTTACGCCTCCATAAAAATACTATATATAGTATGCGCATTAGCATTTATACACTATATATAGATTATAAACTATGATGAAATCGTCAATTCATGACTGAAACATCAATAACATTGAATCCTGCATCTTCTAAGTCTTGTTCAACACAATATCTTAATGTTTCTTCTGATGACTCATCATCATAGAATTCTGCTTCTACTTCTACAATGAGTTTCGCTTTTATTTTATTTGGCTTATCTATTATTCTTGCCATTTATATCACCTCTTCCAATCTACCAAGTAAATCATTCCTTACTTCGATTATTGCATTCAATCTTGATTCAGTGTGTTGTGGGCGATGGGACTCGAACCCATTCTTACCAGTAGTCCAGCACTATCAAACTGATTCTCGAAATCAGACTTCTTATATGCATAAAGAAAACACCTTGTACCCACAATCATCTTATTACCCATGAAAGTTAAATTTCAACTGCTTTTCTAAGTGCTGACAAAGCATTATACAAAGCATTTGTCTGACATTCAATTAATTCGTACATTCCACTATCTTTTTTCCATCTTGTTAATTCCTGATGATTGTTTTGAATCATTTCAGTTATAACCATTACTGTATTATCCAAATTCTTTAATTCTTCTTTTGAATATATGTTCCATCCACTCATTTTTTTCATAATATCATCCTTCCATAGTAAACCTAGATTTCATTACCATTCCGTTTACGAACTAATATGTTCTATTTACAACTTATTTTAACGCATCAAGATTTCTCCTGTAATTACGTTCTACTCTATCCCACAATTCTTTCAAGTAGTTTTCCGCATCCACTTTCGCTTCATCAATATTAGAAGATTTCATTTTCACTTTTAATCCTGTCGCAGAATCAGTTAATTGAAAGTCTCTATGCCTTAGTATTGCTACATTTTCATTGATTCCATCAATGAATAATGCTGTGTTTTCGCCATAATCTTTCCATTTAAACATGACATCCATTCCTTTCGTAATAGTTTTTATCCTACCAATGGAAGAATTCCGTATCCGCCATCAATAATATCTATAGCCTCTTCTAAAGAATTCGCCTCATAATTATCCCAATTTGATAATCCGTCAAAATCATCCAAGAAAATAACTGCTCTGCAAATATCTTTTGATTTAAATTTCTTCAGATAATCATGAACTTTATTTTTCTGTTCATAACCCAAATCTTTTTCATTGAATTCCGGCAGCTTCTTTTCATACCATTCATGCAATTTATCCATTACATCATAGATACTAATTTTGTTTCTCTCGACCAGATACTTACCTTCTTCTCGTTCATACTCTTCATTATATCCTTTATTGATTCTACTGATCCAAAAGTCATTAGTATCCATGCAAACATATACACCTTCGAATTTATCATCACCTGTAGGATAGCAGTCAATCTCTTCTGTTTCCTGCATCTTTTCCACAATATTTGATACATTATAATATTTTGCAAATTCCATAATATCATTCTCCATTCTACTACCAATTGACTTTTTACACAAAAATATCATTGTTCAATTTATCTAATTTGAAAGCAGATTCTATTTTAAACATTTCATTTCTGCAATTTTTTGCAAATGAAACCTTTTCGTCTTCTGTGTCAAAATAATATTCTTTACGTTCCCAATGTTCTCCAGTAAATTCTTCACATCGTAATAAATACTTTTTATACATACACACCCTCCATATGAAAACTTGGTTTCATCTATTTATTCTCTGTCTTGTTTGTCTTCCCTTTTTGATCTACATTTTTTAATACGTAATGCGTTCTTTGATTGATTTTCATTATATGCAGGACGAACTCTAGGTAAGTATGCCATTACTGTTTTTTCGTTATACCCAACCATTTTAGAAATTTCTTCAGGAGTCATTCCCTTTTCATGTAATTCTAATATTAAAGCTTGACTATCATTAACAATAATACCTTCCGAAGACAATGTTTTTGCGATTTTCTGCCAACTATATCCAGTTATTTTTCTGATACCGGTTATTGTTGGTACTTTTTTATATGCATCCAATATCACTTCTGTATGTGTCATAACACCACCACTAACTTTCTCTATATTTGCTTAATATACTGTAGTAATAATAACCATCAAAAAATGAATCCAATTCTCTTTCCCAAAAATCAATATCATGATGATCGAGTTCTGCAATTGCTTTTAAATATTCATAGTCATATCCTTTCTTTTTTAGAATATCCGCAGCAACCTTGTACATATATGAAAGTTTAGCTTTTTCTTCCACTGGATCTTCTTCCCAATCATCTTCATCAAACTCTTTTTCTTCATCTGATAATGTATCTTCTGCTTTTCGCTTAAATAATTCAAAAGTTACTTTTTCAAGTTCTGGTAATTCTTCCGTATCTTCAATTAACCTTTGTGCTTCAAACAATGCAGAATCGACCACTTCCCTGAATTTCGAACACATTTCCATTGGTTCTTTTCCGTTATTCTGTTCCATAATATCCAATATAAGTTTCATTATATTCATATCTTCTGGAAGTTTTCGCATCATTATGTAACATTTCTTGACATCATAAATAATACAATATTTATATTCTTCATCTTTATTGTATTTTATGACATCGTAATTATGTTCTTCATCACAAATTGGCAGTAATTTATATTCCAAATTATTTTGTTTTAGCGTTCTTATAATTTGATTTAATCCGCATTCGTTTTCATTGAGCCAATCCATCCACACTTCTTCCCCATAATGAGTTCCTTTAAACATAATAACTACCTCCTCTTGAAATAATTCTTTCATCAGTCTACCACAATCTAATTTCACATTCATCATCGTATTCATTGTATGCTTCTTCTGCGTCTGAATAATTATCAAACACTTTAATAATATTTCCATCTTCATCTACCAAAGCAATTTTCATTTTACTTTCTTCCCATACGCCATTACAAATCATATCACCATCTTCATAGTACTCATTTTCCTCGATATAATATTCTGTAATATCAAACATAGTTCCATTTGCCGATGAAAATGTAGAAATATCTGTATTATATTTCTTCAACGCTTCGATCGCAGCTTTTTTAGTATCGAAACTTTCAATAATTTTGGGATCACTATTCATATTATCCAATGTACATCCTGGCTTAATATCCATTCTGTCTTTATATGCAATCTCAATGTTATCTTTCTTTATCTCAAATTTAATCTTATTCATAATATTTCTCCTTTACTTTCTGTTGTGAAAGATGTATACTATATATATGATGTAAAGCAAGTCGGTACTAGACTTAGAGGATTGGATATGTATTTATCCGATCCTCTTTATTTTATCTTTCACATTCTCCACACATTTCAACCTAACCTATAATAATGTATTCTTCTTTCCAGTCTCCATACTCGTCAAAGTATTTATCCCGGTTTTCTGTAACTTCATCAATCAACATTTTTCATGCTTTGCGTTCTGGATCAGCAGATAAATCATTGTTTAGTCCTCTATAATATGCCAATCTAACCATATTATTCAGCGTATCAATTCTCTCTTCTATGCTATCTAATGTTCCAGATATACAAAATACTGTTGGTTCAGTATATTTCCCATTTTCTATCATGTGAGCTGCATAGTACACTTTGCATTCTCTGTTAGAGTAAGAAACCATAGATTTTCTATCAAAATCTACTTGCACACGATCTCCACATGTATTTACTACGTTCATTATTTTCATTTCGGCTACCTCAACGACTAATTCTTATTCCATTATATCAGAAACAGTTACTATCTTCCATCTCATAATATTTATTTCTTAGTTCTTTTGCCTCTTCCATTTTCTCTTCGTAATCATCAAAGTACCTAACTTCTAGTGTTTTCACTGTATCTCTGCATCTACAACACCATAAATCTTTAATGTGATTCTCGTTCCTTTGTCCATGTCTACGCTGAATTCCCTCGCCTGTTACAAGATCACTCTGCAAACAATTCAGACAGATAAACCTTGAACTCTTACGAGGGTTTCCAGCTTTGATTTTCGTTCTCCTTGCCATTTTTTATTTACAAATCATACAATACACCCAGTAGCAAAAGATTGCCACCACAATTGCCGGGAAAAGCATAACCTCTACCTCCTGTTAAGTAAAATACAATTCCTACTATAATTACTGCCATTATCTATATCTCCATTCTTTGACTTTAGAAATTCGTTTTCCATTTTTGAAGAAAACATTCTCATTCTCGTCATACACAGCAACGGATTCTTTAACAATTCCTTTCCTGCTGCACTCTCTGATAACAACTACGCATGATTCTCTTGGCATTCTTTTATTCCACATAATCATCAACCACCTTTTTTTAATATCCAAAACAGATCCAATGAACAACTGCACATAGAATAAACATGAATATACATACAACAACCATATATGCTGTTCCATTATCTGTTATTTCATATCTTCTCTTTCTTTTTGGTTTCTCTTCTTGCAAACTAACCATTTGATATCTTCTCGAAATATCAATTAGATCAATACTTTTAACGGTTTCTACCACCTGAAAATCTCCAAAATCCGCTAATACTTTCATAATTTTTCTCCTTTCGTTCGCCTTTTTGCAATATAAAAGAGCTAGGGATATCTCCTAACTCTTTATTCTCTCTTCGTATATGTAATTATGTTTGTAATATTGACATTATTGTTATTTGAACTTAATTCCTTTTTCTTCCAACCATACAATCAATGGATGGAAATAACACTTTGGCATTTTAATATTAGGAACATTTTCTTTCGCCCATTTAAGCTGTTTATCAGATAATTCACAGCCATTCATCAGATAATCTAGTTCCAACCCATGCAAACGATCAGCTATATCCAAACTATAATTCTCATACAGATATTTTGATGGCAGCATACACACCCATGTTTCTGCTACTGCATATTTATTTTTTATTTTGTTTATTTTTGACTTTGTTAATTTGCTAATAATATCAATTCCATCAGCTTCTAAGTCATTTAACTCAAAATATGCCTTGATTATCTGAAGGTCTGTCGCATTGTTCCATGCTTGCTCTTGTACTAATTCTTTTAATGTAATCATTTTTTAAACTCCTTTGAAATTCGGTTTTCATCTACTCATAAATATAATTTTCTCTTCCAATCCATTCTCCATCTGTTCTATCTTCATCATTAACAGCGGTATAATATATACATTCTTTGTGTCTATCAACTAACACTCCAATTTTATACATACACTCTTCTTCATCCTCACCGTATATGTAACATGAATACCCATCCTTATATTCTGCGTACATCTCAAAGTTATATTTTTTTGATTCTTCCGAATTAAGTTCTACTTCTACAATCTTCATACTCATTAACCTCCAATCAATCTTTAATATTTTCCATATTATTTTCCTCAAAGGCTTCTCCATTTGTATCAATAAACTTCTGAATAATTTCTTCTGCTCTTTCCCATGTTACGATTTCGCTTTCATACTCCCAATCACAATATGGATGATTCTCAAAAGAACATTCTGCAACAAGTTCATCCAATTGTCCTAACGGCAACTTGCAAGATTCTTCCATTGCATTTATATTGCCGTAGTAACCACAAATTGCCATTTTAATATCGTCCAATGACATTTCTTTTAAATCTTCCGCATTGGCTACTACACAATATTTATTATCTCCATCCATCAAAATTGACTGAATGAATAAAAATTTTCTTTCTCCTAAATCTTTCCGGCACTGCATACAATCATTATCTGTTACTACAAATCCATTTCTCATTTCTAGCATAATTAATCACCTCTGTTCTATCCACAATAGTACACATTGCAGTAGTCAAGTACCTTATAGATATTCACATTATGTTTTTCTATTTCTTCTTCTGTAATTAATGGTTCACTAGAATAACTATCCATTATTCTTGATTCATCCCCATTATATTCACATGCATACCATCCATCATTATAAGAATCAATTTCTAAATCATTGTCTCCTGATACATAGCTTTCAGCAGCTTGTATATTCTCAATCAATTCAAGTTCCCTTTTATTAAAACCACTTTTATTCATAATTTTTACCTCCTGATAAAATGTGCTTTTCATCTAATTAATTTTCATTGGCTCGCTTACTGCTGTTACTTGCCATATCCTCATTGGGTTATCATTTCCGATCCACTTAATCTGTGCATAATCATCTTCATGATACGTCATCTCGAAATCAATTTCACTTTCATCACTTGAAAATTCTGAATTGAAACAATATTGCCACATTCTCTGTAAATAATCACAAGCTTCTTCATATGTATCAAATAAATATACACACGTTTCAGAATCAAATGTGTAATAAACAACTACTGCATATTTTTTCATAAAATCTACCTCCGTTTATAATATAGAAAATTTTTCGTAATTATTAATTCTTTCCAATTCTCTTAAGAGAGAACCATCTGTCACATATGCATCACCAGTATCATCTACCCAATTTCCATTTTGTGCCGTACTAACTGTTACAATGTTAAAACTGTCTTTATCAGATAATGGGTTAAATTCTTCATCCTTATAGATATGTAATACCAAATCATTGTTTTTCCCAAACTCATATACCTCAAGTTTTTCATTTGCAGCAAGGTCATTACAATAATCAATAACTGTATCAATACTTGGTCTATTTAACTGATATACTGCCATAACATTTCCTCCTGATACTTTCTGTTTCACGGTTATATCCATCCAATATCTCTAGGCGTAATTTCTACATAACAATTTGGTTTGCATGATTTACCGAAATTTACACCAATAAAAATACTTGTATCTCTTAAAGACATTTCTGTGCTTGTAATTTTACAAAATCTTGTAATATACCATGGCAGCTTATTCTTAATCCATGTCATTCTCATAGAATCGCTATCTAAAATTTTCTCATAAAGCAAGTACATTTCATTTTTCTTTATCGTCCGTTCTTTTTTATCTTCAATAATTTCATCCATACATTCCTGACGCATTTTATAATACTGTTCCTCAAGACTGTTTGATAATTCAGACAATGATGTTTGAACACTCTTCAATCTTTCATAACTATTTCTCATATAATACCACTCCTAATTTTGAAATCTACGTTCATCCTAATAAAAACATAAGACACCATCATATAAATCCGGTGTAAATTTCTCAATTCCCCATCAACAAACCGATATAACCACGCTTCTACTTTATCTATGTATTTCATAAAAATATCAATCCTCCAGTTCAATGTAGTATGGGCAATCTATACATCTCTCAGATAAATAGCCTGTCGTCCATGTACCTCCTACCCATCCACCACACTTTTCAAATATAGCATAACCCTCTTTTTCTCGCTGAGTGTAACATGCGTCGTATAAATATCGCCTTTTAAGACCTTGTAGTAATTCTTTTATTTTTCTGTATATCTATCTCATTTCCTTTCTAACTAATTCTTCGTGCAACAGCCTTTCAAAAATATCACAAGTTTCTACAAATTGACTTGCTAATATGACGAGCCTGTCGGAATCAGAACAGGAATGTGATGTTTCTCTAAATTCTTTCCTAATATCCTTAGATTCTTCAAGCTGATTTCTCAAATTTGGAAAATCACCGTTGACATATGAACTTACGCACTCGTCTAACATAATGTCTCGTTTATTCATTAAATGAACTAATTCTGTATCTTGTAAAAATATACCCATATAACACCACCCTTTCTACAAAGATAAAAAGAACAGGAATCCAAGTACATTTAACCTTAAATTCCCATTCTTGAAATTACTCTCCTTTACTATGCTTTTTTCTAAACATCCTTATCTACTCCTTTTTAAAAGTGCCATTTCAATATAATTTCTATTGCATTGTTTAATGGTGTTATTCTCTCGATTTCTTGCCAAGTAAGTCTGCATATTCGCTATAAAGCGAATTATAATAATCGGCTTTTTCATCATCGGACTGACTATCCCAAGATCCATATTTTTCTTCTTGACATTTTTTCCACTGTCTTTCACATTCAGATAATATATATTTGTGATATTCCATTCTAGTCATTAAATCATCACTTAATACTTTCATATTATTTGCCTACCTTTCTAAACTAAGAAATTATCGTTACAGACAATCATACCTTATATTTTGCAACTGCATTTTTCCAGTTAGCTATGATACAAACCTTGTCTATTTCCTCTGCAATGCGTTCTATTTGCTTAGAAGAAACACAAGGAGTATTTTTAAAAGCTCTACCTATTGATAATTTAACATCATCTAAGATTTTCTCTTTTTTGAGTTTTAAATTATACCGCCTCAATAAATCCGGCAATTTCTTTTTACAAATATTACCGTAATTAACAAACCATTCTACCCATAATGCTTCTGCAAATATTTCTTGTGGTAATCTCATTTTGCATCTCCCAATCCACTTTTGAAATCTACGTTTCATGCTAATTGATACCCTTCTTATGCAACCATTCTGATACTTCTTCGTATGTATTTCCTGTGACCATTTCAAAATTTCCATCTTTTAATTCTGTAAATGTCTGTTCTGATTCGTACTCGTCAATCAAATCATCTGCCTTTGATACATCAAAACCGTTTTCATTAAGATAATTTCTAATTAACCGCTTTAATTCTTCTCTCATAATATTTCCTCCGTTTCTGAAATCATCGTTTCATATCTATTATATAAAATCACTATAAGACCAATTTTGCTCATCATAATGAGTCTTTTCTTTTGGCTTGTAAGAAAATAATCCGTCTTCTTTCACTTCATGCCAAACCGGAAGTCTTGTCACAGCATCCATATCTCTTACATACTTTACGTCAGGATGATGTTTTAAAAGTTCTTTTGTTCCATCTTCAAAGAAAATTCCTAAAGGCTTTTCATCTTTATCATAACAATCATACATATATTTCCCTGTCATTGTAAGTTCTTCTCCTTTATGAATATAACGGTTTGATTGTATCTGGGTATTCTTTAAGAAAGTCATTTAAGACAGATGTTAATTCCCTTCTTAATTCTTTTGACTTCTTAATTCTTCCATCTACATAGCAACAAGTTAAATCATTGTTACTAATTCCTTCTATGTATGTTTTTTCTATTAACGAGCCTGAAAGATTATATTTAAAACATATCTTTTCTATTAAATCTACGTAATATTTTTTATCGTTCATATTACTTTCCTCCAATTATTCTGTTGAAAATCTTGTTTCATTAATCTCTTAAATGGTCGCTACCAGTAAAGATATTCTCACTTTCCATTTCATAACAACCTTTAGATCTATTCGTATCTCCATTATCTTTCCATGAAATATATCCACCATAATGATGCTTAACTGCTTTTACCGCTTTATCCCATGAATACTGAATTTTCTCATGTGTTTTTATATATTCATCCCATAATTCTTTTGCATTATCTAACGATTCAGCAATAACTAGATAATGAAACTCAACACAATATCCGTCTGCTGTCCATCTAACTATAAATTCTTTCATAATTTCTACATCTCCATTTCTATATCAAATCATCAATCTCGATCACGTCTGGATTATCACTAAACCATGAATCGTTTTCTACAATCTTTTTCAATTCGATGAAATCTCTTTCAGAATTGAAACAATCATTGTGTTTTAAATAAGCTGTTTTTACTTTTTCTCTTGCATCTTCATAAGATTCTGCCTTTACCATACCAACAGCCAATTCATCAATTCTGTATGCATATAAATTTGTAATATCCATATGTACCACCTACCATTCTTTTAATTTGCGTGATTGTAGCTGTAATTATTTGCTTTTACATATTCATCAAGAGCAGTAAACATATCTCTTTCTAATTGCTCTTTCCAGTCGTTAGCGTTCCAATCTACTTTTAAATCATAATCTAAGTAACAATCTGATTCCCAATCATCTTTACTATCACCGTGTTTTAAGCATGTAAAATAATTTATAACAGGAGCTTTATTTCCAGTCTGATCATTAGATCTGGCAACCTGCTCTTCTGTGTAGATGTTCACTTCTACATCCACATATCCAATTTCGAGAACTGCTGCACCTCTGTATCCCTCTCCGTTCTCATATAAATTTTTCATATAATTATTTCGAATATCTTCTATTAGATCTTCAATCTCATTCAATGTAAACTTGTAATCTTTTCTCTGTTTTGCTTCTGAAAATTTCATACCATCACTCTCCAATCTCAAATAATTCATCACCGGAAAAATCAGCCATATCTTGTAAAACAGCATGAGCAAATTCTTCTGCATATTCCGACCATAATTTATCTTGTAATTCTTCTGGATTCATTTCTTTGAGTCCATAATCTTTTATGAATTTCTTCATAATATTTTTCATTCTGTATTCATAATTTTCTTCAATCGTGTGGATATGCATAATTTACACCTCCTGCATTTCCAATTCACTATAAGGAAATCCGTATCTTTCCAAAAATGCTTCCTGCTCGTCCTTGTACCCCTCTAATAAATCATTCAAATCTAAATGCTGCCAATCAACATAATCGAAAAGACTTTCCGCAAGATTCACATGACCTTGTGCTTCTTCTAGGAAATCATTTGTTGTATAGCAGTTGTTTAGTACATTTTTGATTTCCATTTCCGTCAGAAAATCCGTATCAATATCAATGTCGTTGAGAAAAATATCTGGAATATAGATAATATTCTCCGCATTGTTCAGATCAAATTTTCCTTTATAGATGGTACAGTCTTGACCATCTAAAAATTTAAACAGATCTTTCAGACGTTTTCCGCATTCAAGTTCTTTTCTCAGGCATTCTTTTGTAATTCCATTCATTTATTTATCCTCCAATCTAACTTTGTAATTCTTCTATCGTTTCACACAATTTCTATACTAAATTCGCTTTTGAGAAGATCAACAAAATCAGGATCTCTCTTTATATATTCTCTTAAAAATAAATCAGGACTGCATGGCGCAATCCTGAAATGTAAATCTTCTCTTATATCATCATCCATATAGGATGCTATTGTATCCATTAAATCTTGTTTTAATATAAAACTTTCTCCATACCGTTTCATATCACACCTCTTTATAGTCTTCCAACAATTCTTTCAAATTGCATTTTCTCCACCGATTCAACGATCCATCACCGGTGTAGTTCCTCACAATTCCAACCTTTCGACCTGCAACCTTCTGATTATGTTCTATATACTGACGAACAGAATTGTGGTAATGTCCATCATTGTGTACCTCAATATACTTATTATTATTCCGTTTATTCCTATATACTTTTACGACCGTCTTCATAAAATCACCTATTCTTCATTTTCTCTAAAGTACATTTCGTATTTAATCCATGCTTCTTTCAGTTTCCATCCAATCCAATCTCCGTAAGCCCAACACTCTTCTTCAACTTTTGGATCATTCCAAAAATCATCAAAAGCTTTTTCTACCACTTCTTTTGCCTTATCAAAATCTTCATCGTTTACCAATATAACTAAATCCATCCATGAGTTCATATCGGAATAAAGATTAATGCATTTACGTTCTGTTATCATAATTGCACTTCCACAATTTCAATTTCGAAATCATCAGGATCATATTCGATGTCTTCAATATACCAGTCATTCATGTATTCATCTTTTGCATCATTGGCAGCTTCTTCCGCCTCATTATAAGAGCAAAATAATCCCCAATCAAAATCAGAACTATCTCTTAACCATCCACCATCATAACTGATAATGTATTTATACATATTAGTAACCCTCCAATCGTTTCCATTCACCGTCAATCTTTTCCCATGCAGTAGGGTTTAAACTATATAAATTTACTTTAAACAGTTCATTATATCTTTTATCCATCTGCTCTTTAGTATCAAACTTTTCTTCATGATTTAAGTTCCCTTTATCTGCACCTGTTAAATTGTAAATTCTTAACTTGTACATAATTTCTCCTAAATGCATTCTGCAAAAAATTTACATATCATTTTCTTGTTTCTATACGTTCTCCGTTTCCGTGTTACCTTATTTATAACAGTAATGCTTAATTCCTTTGTAAGGGGATTCTGATTAAGCACTATCTGCTTTCCGTTTTCGTCTTTTAATAACATTGTTATTACTCCTTCAAGTTTGGACATAAATTAAGACCACCATCAATTTCTGGCAGTCTTCTATACGCATCTCTATGAATACAATCTTCTCTTTTGCATTCCGGACAGTAACACTTTTTATACTCTTCGTAGCTCATTTTATAAGTCGTCTCTTCGAATCTCTCTTTTGTCATCATAACAAAACCACCTTTCTAAATATTTCCAAGAATCCATTGCTCTGCAAAATCAAGTACAGCTTCAGGAAGGTTAGGTTCTTCACTGTAATTGAATGTATTTCCAACAAGTGTTGTTTCGACTTCTGTTTCTTCTTGGTATGTAATTTTATACGTCTTCAAATTACCGATTTCTCTTACCAGTTCAACTCTCAATACATTAATTCCCACTTTTATTCCTCCATTGCTAATTCAATTAATTCATAAACTTCATCCTTGTTATCTAACATAAACTGTGTAAATCCATCATCATCGTTTTCTCTTCCGTCAATTAATTTTCCGTCATCATCACGAATCCAACGATCCCACATTGAATCTTCAATGATATTTGCGTTGATTCGCTTTCCTTTATATTCAATTTCAGGATCACTCCATTCGCCATGCCATGTAAATCCGATGCCATCAATTCCATACCAGTTCGGAAGTTCTTTCATTTTTCCAAACAACATTCCATCAATGCTATTTTCTCTTTCCAATGTACTAATCATATTTTTCACCTTCTAATAGTCTTCATCAATACATTCGTCTGCTTCACTATAATATTGACCATCATATCCTTTTTCCATTAATTTCTCCCAACAGCTATAGCACACCAATCTAAAAGTAATCCTGTGACAGTCTCTTGTAAAATTCATATCATTTCTTTCTACTTCTTTTCCGCACACCGGACAAATCCTCATATCTTTTTCTTCCATATTTTTATTCCTTTCTATTTATATATTTCTCCATCTTCCGTTCTTGAAATCGTTCTTTCATTAGATGTTGTACAATCTATAATTCCAAAATATTTATCATTGAATCCTTATAAATCTGTTTTCCGTCTGTTCTTATTTCTTTTACAAATTCTACAAGTGGAATTCTTTTATTTCTTTCCATTTGCCATGAGTACATCTGTATCCAATCACTTAATAAGTTAAACATCGAATAATTACAGAATGGACAACCCTTTGGTTTTACCTTTCCCAAAAGTTCTTTTGTCTTTGTCAATATTAATACATGAGTTGTGCCATTAAAATCAACTATAATATAGTTGCCTTCCATTTACATCACTCCTTTATGCTGTCACAAATACTTCATTTCCATTTGTATCAAAATATCTTTCGTGAAATTTTCCATCCACATAATCAATATTTCTTCTAACATCTTCGCAACCTGTAATAAGTTCTGCATATCTCTGATCTGCCAAAACTTGCCAGCTTTTAATTCCGTGGTCACTCTTTACATTCTTAACAAGTTTACGAGCTTCATCATAAAATGTTTCAGCATTTGTAAGTTTATCAATTCTCGCATAATCTCTCTTTTCAAAAGCAAATTTATATGTCATATTCACTCGCTCCTTTTAAACCACTCAAATTTATTTGTTACACAATTCCATCTAATAAATCCATTTTTATCTTCTCTTATATTTTCACGATTTTCTAATATACATTTGAGCAATTCTTTTGCTAACTTGTCATTCAGTCGTTTTTTATGACATTTCAAATCATTGTTAACATAGTCAAACACTTCAGAAATATCTTGAATTGCCTTAGTATATCCTCTGATAAAATCGCCAGATAATTTTTCAATTATCATAACTATTCCTCCATTGTGTAATACAAATATTTGTATCTTGTATCATCCACATTTCCATTCCAATCAATATCAAGCCATTTTTGTTCTACAACTAGGATATTGTCATCTGTTGCATAGCACTTTATAAAGGTATGTGGTTTTACATCTTTGAGTTCCAAATGACTATCTCCATCAAATACTAAATGATTATTTGATTTTGCCACACATGTTCTTGCATGTGATTTATAATTTTCAAGCCTTCTCTGTCTTACAGCACCAATTTCTCCATCATCCATAGCAGGGCTAATCCCAATGAATAATGACTTACCACTTGTAATTCTTCTAACAAATTCTGCCTTACTAATCTCTTTAATGTTATCTCTCATATCAATCAACCTCCTACGCTATCTGCCTTGCTATATCTTCAATATTTCCATTCATTACAATCACTGCATCTGTATTGTCAGGATGTTCATTCATAAAATCTCTCAATCCTTCAAACTGCTTGTTGTCTGCATTTTCAATCATCTGTTTTACATTTTCGTTATACAACTTAATCAGATAAGCTTTCTCATAATACTGTTTGAATAAAAGATTTTCCTTTTCGCAATACTGCTTGATCAAGTCGATCTGTCTCTGTTCCTCTTCTCTTATTGCTGCAACTCTTGCCTTTTCATTAGCTTCTGCCTGTTCTTTTCGCTTACGATTTCCAATCAGATGATTGAATAATGAATCCGTTTTCGTCAGACTTTTAAACACAGCATGTCTAATGTCGTAGGAATTTGGATTATCTTTATCAATCCACCATAAAAAGTTATCAATCGTTCTATTAAAATTCTCTTCAAAAATACACAAATTTCCAAGATGAACGTCTAAAATGTTCTTTTCATCTCTTTCAATCCGTAATGATGTATATACATTTTCATCCGGTCTATCTGTGTAAATACTCCATGTGTATCTATCTTGTATTCCATACACAATCATTCCATACGCTTCATAAATCCGTTTCTCTTCGTTCTTCAAATATACAAGTCCCATTCTGCTCTCCTTCCTAATAAATAAGACAGATACATTTCTGCATCTGTCTTATTATTCTCTTTATTTAGTTTCTGTTACTTCAAGAATTTCATAGTCACAATCAATTCCAAGACCATAAATTCTCTTACATTCTTCTACGGATTCAACCACACAGCTTTACGTTCTCCATTTCCAGTTGCTCATTTCATCTCTGTATTTGAACTTAATTTTTAACATTTCTCATCGTTCCTTAATCTACTTGAATAATCAATCTGATCTGCTTTCCACCTACACAATCAATAGTAATAATATTACCGTTTGTAGGATCGTATTGTTTCCACACACTTTCAATTTCAGGTGCATCTCCAGTTTCCATTTTGTCATTAAAGAAATCATATAAATCATTCTCAACAGATTCTTTTGTAATTACCTTTTCAATCTCAAATCCTGCATGACAAAATCCTGTTTCATCTGATAACCAATCTGAAATCTCATCAAGTACATATTCTTCGTCTTCTTTATACATTTCCTCAAATTCATCAGGAACAATAAGTTCTGTTGGGAGTTCATTGTATACATCCTTGTCTCCATCTGTATCCCATTTAATATTTATTGCCTTTAACATATAAATCAACCATCCTTTCTTAAATTGAAACTAATATTTCATTTGCTATTTTTTTCGATTTCTCTCTGTTTTCCATGCTCTCTGATACGTTCGACAGTATCTTCAGAAGCTCCGTTCTGCTTGCATCTTCTTGCTAACCGTTCCCACATATCAAGATTTTTCCACCGTGGTTTATTTTTCTTCATATAATTATTCTTCCTTTCCTTCAATTTCATCATATAAATCCAAATCATCATTAGGTGTTACTTCTCTTGTGACATATTCTGTATCTATAATATCATCATAGGGATCACAACTTCCGTCTGGACTTCTATTAACAATATCCTCTGCCTTTTCTTTTGACTCTGCTTCTACTAAAAATGTATGTTCAAATGTTTCTACTACTTTTACTAAGTATTTTGACATATCTCAATCTCCCTTCTAAATTACAATTTCCTTTAACTACCACTCAGGTTCTTTATCAGCTAAACCTAAGTAAAACGCATCTTTTTCTCTATTCCAAAAATGTTCTCGTAAATCAGAAAACGATTTAGTTCCATTCTTCAACGCTTTATAATCTGCAAGTACCATATCATCTGTGTAATTTGCATATTCATTTCTGGCAATACCAAGCCTGAACGTTTCACCTTTTCGTACCCAACCAAATCTACTTGTATTTTTAGCTATCGGATAAGCACCTATTGTATATCCATGTAGATCTGGATATTTTTCTGAATTTTCACTATGCCAATCTTCAAGCTGTATCTTTGTTCCATCTGCCATTACTGCTCTATCAATAATCTGCATAACTTTCGCTCCCTTCTAATCCAAGTACATAACAATCTCTCTTGCCATTCCAGAAATATGATTTCAAATCTGCAATAGTTTTTGTACCATTTTTAAGTTCTTCGTAATCTGCCTTTAACATATCTGATGTATAATTTTTATAGCAGCAGATACACGAACGAAATTCTTTTCCTTTCTGTGCATACCATCCTTTATTTGGCGGAAACGTTTTCTTTGCGATTGTGCGGAAAATAATTTCCATTCCGTTATAATCTGGCAGCTTGTGTTTTCCGCTTAGGTCTCTAAGCTCAATTTCTATTCCATCTGGTGTAATTGCTTTATCAAGAATTTGCATGTCAATATTCCTCCTCGTAAAATTTAATTGTTCTTGCCTTTTCTGTTTCATATTTTTCTTTGTCTGTAAACAATGTGAGATAAATATCACCCTCTGTATATGTAAATACCGCCATCTGTTCATCTGAATAAGCATAAGAACTATATCCATCTACCTGAACTAAATCGAATTTGCATTTCTTTGCAAACTGATAACTCAAATCTGAAAGCCAATGTCCACTCAACATATAGTTTCCATTTCTGTCTTTTGTTTCTTCCATGAAATTTACGTTCGCAATCCGTTTTGTATCTTCATTTAATGAATATGCTGATAAATCTAAATCAGCAATGTCATATTCTTCTTTATCTGGGATTCTTCCAGTCTCTCTAATCATCTGATAGTATTTGTTTCTTGGTATATATTTCATTATTTTCTCCTCGCTTTCATCATTTTTACTCTATATTCTTTAATCTGTTCCAATGATAGCCATTCAGGTTTCTCTTCCAGTGAATCCCAAATCCGTTCCATTTCGTCACAAATCACTTCTACGCTTCCACCATACAGATGACCTTCGTAACCATTTCCATTTCCGAGGAAATAGTTACAATCACTTTTCATTCTACCCAAAAGCATATAATCAAATTCTCTTGGATGACGGACAAATGGATTTTCACATTCGATTTCTTCTGTAATTCTCTTGCAAGGTTCTCCACAGATTTCATCACATTCATCTCTGTAAGCTCCTGTATGAAGATCTAATCTGTTTCGACCATCATTTAAGTCAAAATAAATTTTCCCTTTTTCATCTTCATAACACGGATATTCAATAAAGACTCCGCCAAATCCAATGTATTTTACTCTTAACATATTCCATCTACCTGCCTTTCTAATTTTCAATCAAGTGTTCAACGTCTTTCTTTTCTATAATCGGAGTTGGTTTGTCCAATGTTCCGAGACAGAAATCATAATCCCACCATTCTTCTTCATTTCCGTTATTTAGAGCATCAATGATGTTCTTTGCAATAAAATATCTACCCTCTTCTATCTGCCGTTTTGCGTATTCTCGCAGAGTCTCAAGGGTTGTTATTTCATCAAACTCTTCATTAAGCTGCATCATCACTTCCGGGAATGATTTCCGTTCAAATTCTGCTCGTATCATATTATTACCGTTCCTTTCTGATTTCTTTCAGCATGTTTGCCTTGCACAACATTAATTTTTCTTTCATGTTTTCGACGCTCTCATTGAGCAATTCTTTAAGTGTTTTATCAAACTGCTTTTCTGTGATGTCATGTCCATAATTTGCAATCATAACATCCATAACTTCTCTATATGAGAATCCATATAATAATGTGTCATTCTCATGAATTGGCAGATTGTACTCAAATTCTTTTCCGTTCCGCTCATCTGTCTTAGGATCATATAACCAAGCCATAATTACACCTCCTTTTCTACGATCGCATTCTCTGCGTTGCTCCAATAATACTTCTTTCCATTTTCTACATTTTCAAATACAACTGTATATGAGAATGATTCAAACGGAACAAACACATCTCCGTCAGAAGTTGTCTGTTTCCGTTCTGTATTGTAATTGATTCCAAGCTTTCCATTTTTTTCGCATACTGTATATGCAGTATTGGAATCTAGTGTTTTAATTTCTTTTCCGTCAGTTCCAAAGATATGAACTATAATTTTGTTATTTACTTTTAACATTTTTCATTCTCCCTTCAATACTTTCCTTTTGCTATCTTAAGCAGTGCTTTTTCGCTTCTCTTTTTAACACCATCTTATTTCCAGATCTAGGAACGCTGATGATTTCACCGCTTGCGTTCACATAGATTCTGTGTGAACCGTTTGAACGGTCATATCTATACCCGTTCTTTTCTAACCGTTTCACAAAATGTCTTGTGTTCTTTGTCTGTCTCATTATTGTATCTACCTACCTTTCTGTTTTTGAATTTGCAACTAATAGTTACATTAATACAGACAAGATTTTATTCTCTTGTCTGCACTGTCTAACTATTATGTATGTATTATTTCTTGTTAATTTCGCTTATAAGGAAATCGTACAATTCTGCATTGCTCTTAATCGGTGCAACGCTACTTTCAAAATAAACTGCACCGCTACAATGCTTTAACAGTTTCGCTTTTACATCCGAACCATAAACTGTGATCATTCTGATCAGTACGTTTACGTTCCTAAGTGTGTAAGCGTTTTTGCTTGTCGATCCACACCAATTAAGATCTTTAATAAGATTCAATGCTTCTTTTAAAACCTCCTCTTTTCTGTTTGAAAGCCTTAACATGGTTCCTGATGGTCTTACTACACCAATAGGATTTTTGATTTCCGTTAATTCCTCCGAAATCTGAATCCGATTATCTTCAAAAATCTGTTTGAATTTTATATATTCCGGAAGTCCTGCTTTAATCGCAGCTCTGTATGTATCTCCGATTGTCATAGTTTTTCTTCCTGACTGCTGACCAAGAAAAGTATTAATTGCCTCTTCTTCTGTGCAGTTTAAGATTTCTACAAGGACTTTTTCCGTTGGCATTCCTTTTTCTTTCAGACTTTCGTTTCTCTTAATCCGGGCAACTGTTCTATGCATTCCGTCCGTTCCCATTAATTTGCCATCTGAAATATAAGCTTTTACTGGGTCGAATTTGCGTTCTTCATAGTTCTCCGCAATTTCCGTTGCTTTCGCTATATCTGTATGTCTCTGCCATACCGGAACATGAATATATGTTGGATCAATAATGATATATTTCTTTGATCCGAAAGTAATTGCACTGTTCAAAGCATTTGCAATTTCCGTTGACTCTTTTTCTGAATCTCTTCTACTTTCAATCCATTTTTCTGTTTCAATCGGAGACATATACCGCCGAAATCCTTTTTCCTTTCTTACTCTTGCAGTTGTATTTCCCTCACCATTCAGGAAGTCATAACCTACATTTTTGATTTCTATTGAATCCTTAGAAACCTTTAAGATCATGCAAATCCGTTCTACAGTCTCATCAGATGGGCTTGTCTTTCCATTTTCATAATGACTAATCGCATTCTGTGAAACTCCTGATAATTCAGCCAATTCTCTTTGGGTCATTCCTGCATTTGTTCTTGCCTCTTCCAGTTTCTTTCCGTTGATTTTACACATAAGATCTACCTCTTCTTTCTTTTTTATTTTTGTTTTGTGTTTCTCTTGCAGAATTTTCTGCATAAAAATAACACCCTACGTTGTGTAAGGTGTTATTGGATTCAGTTATTTAGTTTTCTCTTTTGCTTTTATTGCTTCATTAATTGCTGCAACACGAGCATTACTTTCTGTTATTTCTTCTTGTGTGAATAATTCTTTTTCAAGGTCACTCCAAGAACTACCACGGGGATTATTTTTATTTTCGCTTTTCATTTCATCCTCCGTATCGTTTTTTGCCACATAATAAGTAGGGGCTGGCATTCCTTTTCTTTCTGTGAGTTTTACATTTCCTTTTTCAATTTTAACGGCTTCTAATAATGCAGTTACAGTATCATTAAAAAATGTGCTCTCTTCACTTGATGCAGTTTTTATAGCATTTGCAATTTTATCAATTTCCATTTTCTCTTCTTCATCACTCCTTGCACGTTCAAATCTATCTCCTTTTCCTTTTAAATCTCAAAGTCCTTTTTTATGACTTCAATCTTAATTAACTGCTCCCACTTTACAAACTTAAAAGCAACTTTATCTTCGCTCCCGTTTTCCTGTGGGATTAATACACGATCGTTGACAGCCATAATTACAGGTCTGCCTTCCGCAATCTTTAAAAACTGCTGCTGTAAATTGATTGGTGCGACAATGGCTAAAATGTCGCATTCCCTTGCCTCTTCCTGCACATCATATGCAGTGTTAATAGACTTATTGCACTGGATAATTTCGCAGTCTCCAAGTGCTGCTCTCTGTTCTTCTGTCATTTCATGTCTGCTGAACCAGAACACCTTTTTCATTTTCTTCATAATATCTCCTTTTCTCTGTGCCTTTGCGTTGGGAGAATTTGCACAGTTCCCTTTGAATCTTATGTTTTGTTTTTTATTTTATCAGTTCTGTTTACAGCACATTGAATGCTGAAAGTAGAATCAGCAATACAATATACAACATAATGAACAAGAGAAAGATTAAGAAGTACTTAATCATTTCTCTTGCTGCCTTGCGGAGATAATACTGCTCAGATCTCCGTTTTTGTGGATGTTTAGGCGTTTTTGCCCGTGAATAAATGAGTGTCAGACTTTCCATAATGCTGTTCTCCCTTCCTAAAATACTGTGTTCGGATATACTTCATAGTACCCGAGATTGTTTCTTTTTGTTGTGACCTGATAGCCCAGATCAAAGGCGGTGTCACGGACTTTTTCACTGCCCGTTATATATGGACAGTGTGTAATCCGTTTGTCTTTGAAGATTGAAAGCATAAACTTTACTTCTGCTTTCTCTTCCTTGGACAAATGATTTCTGAATGTGGTGTAATATAATTCTGCAATTTTCTTTTTCATAATATTCTCCTTGTCTTCTTTTTTGTTTTTTTTGCATAAAAATAACAGCCTCATTTCCGTTGGCTGTTTTTGTTACCGTTGTCATCCTGTTTTGCGTTTGCTTTGTAAAAATTGGTATAAAAATAGCACCCTATGGTTTGGGTGCTTATCTAATGGTTATATGGTATTATATGTTTTTCAGTTTCTCTTGTAGTTCAGCTATTTGAGCTTCTAGTTCTTCCCTTTTTTTTGTGTTTGCGTTATATTCCGCATCTGGTATCCATTCCATAATTTCACTTGGCTGAACTTCTAAGTATTCGCAAAGTCGATTTATGGTTTCCGTTTTGAAACCTTCGTTTTTTGCAATCTTTGATACAATGTTTGTGCTGAGTCCAGTATCAGCACATAATTTGCGTTTTGTAATTCCTCTGCTTTCAAGCAATTTGTCTAATTTATAATATACTATCATTGTTAAGATCTCCTTTCCTTTTTATTATAGTATATCGTTTGACTTTTTACAATCATTTTATATTTAAATTTACTCTGCGATTGCATAGTTTAATTCTGTCAAACGGATTAGAACTTTTTCGCTTTCAGGTTCTTTTAATGTCTATCTCTTTCAGTTCCACTGAACATACATACTTCTTCTGAAATCGTGAAACGGATTTTTCGTGCATTCGTATTCCGTTACAGTTCCGGTGAATCCTAATCTTTGACCACTTCCACCGCCTTTATGTCTTCGGTCATGTTTCATCATTTTTATATAATCTACATATTTTGATTTGCGTTTTCTCTTTCGTAATTCTTCATAATAAAATTTACGCATAGAATCTGTATAATTATTGTTTGCTAAAACGTAGCACCACTGTTCTTTATTCCAGATCCAAACACGAACAAAGTCATCTTTTTCTTTGTGAAAGTTTTCGCACACATAAACGATTCCGTTTTCTGTTTGAAGAAGGATTGAACCTACTGGAATGCTGTGATTTTTATATTTACTATTCTGTTCAATTACCATAATTTTCATGATTTTTCCCCTTTCTGAAAGCAAAAAAATAAGCACTAGAAAAAGGCAGAACTTTCGCTCTGCCTTTCATACTACCTATTTTGATTTGCATTTCTATTTGAAATAGTGCTTGATTACAATGTTACAAATAACGCTTGCAAGTGCGGAATAGTCGTATTCCGTTTTGCCTGTTTTCTTGTTCTTTTTCGCTTTTACAAGCGTGTTAATCTGACGAGTTTCAAAATTCACCTCGCCTGTTTTCTCGTCCATTCTAAATTTGTTTCTGAACCCTTTCACATAGCTATCATGCAAAAGTTTCTTGTCGTCTGCCGTGAGTTTTACACGAGTTTTGTCTGTGTATGGAGTTTCAAAAGGCAAAGAGAATGTTGTCTTAATAACAGTCTCAAGTTCTTTAGAGGCTGATTTATATGCCTCTTTAACTTCTTTGGACATTACAATTTGACCATCCTCTCCGGCTTTCGAGTTTATATGAATAGCCTCAAGAGCTTTATAAAGTGCCGGACTCTGAAATGCCGGAATAATAGCATACTTCACGAGCTTGGAATTATTCCAGGTCGCAAGGACTCTAAAGACAGTCCGTACAACATCTGCATTGTTCTTGAAATGGTCATGATTCTCCTCTGTCATTACAGAGATAACGCTGTTGTATGTTTCCAATGTCTCCGCAGAGTCTTCTTCTGCTTCCTCAAGTGTTAATTCAGTTTCTTTCAACTGCACAGAAAGAGCCTCTGTTTCTACTTCTTTCTGCTCTGGGGTTTTATCCTCATTCTTCTCAAGATTAGAAATACGGGTTTTAATCCGTGCAATATCCTCTTTAAGAAGCTGAATTCTCATTTCAGACTCTTCGTGTGTGATTGCTGTCATGAAGTCTTCTGTCTGCTCAAGTGTAGCGTTTTTGTTTAAAAAGTTAATATTAAGGTTCATCATAATGTCTCCTACGGCTCTTGATACTATCTCCACCGACACGCTTTGAGCGTGATTTTCTTGATAATTTAATGGTTGTAGCGTGTTATACACACTATAAAAGGGTAGACTGGTAGCGTTGAGATCTAGTTGTTCTACCCTTTGAACTATGTATAACTCTGAATACATGAGCGTAAACATAGCGGTCATGTGAGTTGGTTTTACCCAACACTAAGAAGAGCAGGTGTTACCCTACTCTCTGCCACTTTACGCAATACTCATGCCTTTATGTATTTCTCGATTGATAAGTTTGGTTATTGAACTCAATCGAGACAGCTTTTTTAAATTAGCTGTACTGTTTATTTTTGGTGGTGTACTTACTTTGTAAACGCCCACTGCCTAGAATATAGACTGAAAAGCTTTCCTCTCTACCTAAAGGGAGTAACCCTGTTACAAGTCAAAAAACATGACTTGCCACGCCCCCAAAGTAATAAGCTGAGGGACTAACTCGTTTTCAGGCAGACGAGCCTATGCGCCTATTATTAAGTTTGTATAGAGCAAAACCTAGATAAAGATATAGGAAATCTCTAGCAGCCCTTGCAATTCACAGTCTTTAGGAATGTTTCTAGGAAACACACTGTACCTATTTCATACAAGAACTGTTTATTTTGTTGTGGAATTTTTGCACGACTTATGCTAGAATAGACTTGTGGTGTGCTAGACTAGCAATAGTCGCACTTGCTATATGAGATTAACGCATATATTCCTTGTATAAGGAAATATACTCTCTCTCGGTGTCAAACAGTTGGTACCTGTTCGCCCAGGGAAGAAATCCCATATAGCCATAAGATGTAAGGTAGCCCTTCATCTTAGCCCCCTCCTTCCTTAATATTAGCGGAAAAGTTTTAATCACGTACAAACTTTTTAACGTGCTAACCGCCTTTATTAAGGAGGGATTTATTTAATTGTTTTGTCAAGTGGTTGTTGTCCTCTTGACTTGTTTCAAGTATATCATAACGTTTGATGTTTGTCAACTGCTATTTTCTCATGTGTCCGACCACCGTTAATCATACTGAAAATAGAAATAGTATAAAAACAAAAAACATTATTAACTTGTCAAGTGCTTGAGAAACGTTGTCCTCTTGACACTTGCTATTATATTGCATAACTTGAAAAACGTCAAGCACTTTTTTAATTTTTTTCCAAAAACGTGTTTCTTCCTATTATATGCAAAAAAATGAAAATTGGAATGATGGTAGTTAGTTGTAGCTAACTTGGTGGTATGGAATCAGATCTGAAATATATAGACAGCGTGTCGAGAAATGGACAGATATATATTTTTTGTATAGTAATGAACTAGGTATGTAGTTTTTATATGATAATAGACATATTAATATAAAAGTGTCTAAAAAACGATAAAATAAACAAAAATGCCTATATATAAATACATTTTCTAAAAATAGACATAATGTTAAAAAAAAGAAGTCTCATTTTTGCTTTATATAGTAGATAAAATTTGAATTTCATTGTCTGAAAAAGCGTAAAAATAACAAAAGTACGCTTTTTTAAGGCTTTTCTGCCTAACGGAGGGTAGTTAAAATTAGAAAGACTAACTCAAATTAGTCAAGACTAACTATGCGGTCTTTCCACACACCAACTCAAAAAAATCCTCTCCCACTTCTAAAATTTCACCCCAAAATCACAAAATTTCACCTATCTCCACAAATCCTCAATTTCCCCTTATTTTTCAACGAAAATCGCACTTCACTAAAATTCCACCCCTTATCGAACCCCATATCGCTAAAGACCTTATTTCACAACACTTTTCCGCCCTCTCTCACACAAAATTCAACTAAAAATTTTCACAAATTCACTCTTTCATCCTAATTTTCTTCCTTATATAAAGGCATTTTTACGATGTACTATTTTTACGTCAAAAAAATAACCATTCAACTCTTTTAATTTTTAAACCTTCAACAGAGAATAATAATATATCCCACAAATCAAAAAATAAGGAGACAAAAACTATGCGTTTAACAAATGAAGAAATCTTAACTCAATTCCCATTCTGGTCAAATCATCCTTCAGGAAACATCCAGCAAGTACGCTATGGAGACATACCAGATTGTCAATATACACAAGAATCCTACAACCATTATCAATTAGAAACAGATCCATATCTATTAAACATCCTTTTAGCCAACGCTTGTATCTATTCGCAGCATGGAGTATTTGACATCTATAAAACCATAGCAGGTGACATTTATATTCATACGGAAACACAGCAGGTATTACACGATTCAATCAACGTTCCATATAGAAATAAACCTATCACAATCCATCTCAATCTCATGTACGGGTTAAAAGCACTATCACTACTCTCCTTACGTGGCACAGGTAAAGTAAAAGGATTTTGTAATAAAAATGGAATTGGTTCACCTTGTAATCGTCTAAACACAGAAGAATTAGACATAAATATCATCAAGTCAGTCTTAAACAATCCTATGGAAGATTATGGTTATGGAGTGCAAAAGTTCATGCAAGCAGCAAGAGAACTCTATGCAGAAGATCCATTCAACACCATCATGAATAAAACATTTGAATTGTAGAAAAGCCTAGAAAATATACACTTCAGACGATTACTATACTTATTTAAATAAAATCAGACCAAATTCTGTTTAAGTGTCAAAAAGGCACGATTTACCATTCAAGGTATTAAAATTGATTCTAGCTCATTTTGTTCATCAATAAGTCATCAAATCGCCTGTTTAAAAATGTAATGTTATATCAAAATAGAAATCAATACAAAATTTAAGGAGAGAATTTATGAAATATTTAGTACCAATGTGGAATTATAAGAATCACAAAGAAAAACATCATCTTGCAATTATTGAAGCTGAAAACAAATATCAGGCAATGTTAATTGCAATTGGATCGCACAATGTAGTTTTAGATGATGATGGTTGGTCTATAGAAATGCCAAAAGAAGAAAAATGGTATATAGATTATGATTATGATAATTACAAAGAATATCATCCAAAAGAATCATTTACTCATTTAGGTAATAATGATAAAATAAATATAACAAACAATCTCGCACAAAAGGAGGATTTAGCTGTGAGTATTTATGATTATATGTATTGGGGAGATTACAATGCACAGATTAAAAGTTTAGCTGAAAAAGCATTAGCGGAAAAATGGAGTTTCGAAGGGAAAGATGACTACTCAATATTAAAAAATTATTTAAATTATACTTTTAAAAAGCTACAAGAAGAAAATAAAGTAATTGAAACAGATGAATATTGCGTATTTAATACTGGATTGTTTTCTCACTACTATAAACCAATTTATGTATATGGTGAAATTAATTTAAAAGCTTCTGGTGAAAATGCTTCACAGAAATGGTTTTTTAAAGGATTCAAAGACGAATATGAATTAGGAAAACTTGATTTAGAAACTAATTCACCAGAAAGAGCTGATTATTTTTCAGACCCAAACAGGTTGATATTTAATTGGCATAATGAAGTGATTGTTAATAATAGACACATTTTAGATGATTTAAATACAAATAAAAGACTTCCAGATTCTATAAAGAATAGTGACATACCACTAGAAACATTAAATGGAGTTATTGGAAAAGCAATTGAAAAAATTAAAGCAAATTACAAATTAGCTGTTCCTCATTATTACAAAAATAAAATTCAACTACTTGTTCCGTTATGTTTTGGTAAAAATGAAAATCCAGATGTTGCACTGGTTTTGGATCAACAAAAAAATGGAAATTATTTAGCAACAACATGTCTCTCTATGGAAATGGCTTATATAGATGCAAGATTAATTGCAAGACCAGAATCTAATTGGTTAATGGCTGATCATATAATTGATAACTCGTCTTATGATCAAGAATTCATAGATGATTCCAATGAAGCAGAAAATGAATAACTTTAAGACAGGATTAATTTCCTGTCTATTTTTATGCACAAAAATAAGCACTAATTTCAAACTGATGGTTTAATTAAATAAAAACACATCATTTTTCGTTCCTAATCTCATACACTACCAACTTTACACAAAGCACACAAAAATAGAAATCTACTCAATATTCATATCAATTGCCCATCAAATCGCCCTATCAAAAATCTATGATATACGCCTGCCAGGAGAGGGGTAATTAAAATCTTGTAGAAACGCTTCTCTCATATCAAAGTATCACTTATATAAAAATGCAAAAATATTTTTATCAATGAGAGAATAAGTATATGAATCCAATATCATCCATCACATCAACAAAAATAAGAAGATAAAACTAATTACAACGAAACAAATTAAGAGAACAAAAATGAAAAACAATATTTAACACAAACAGAGAATAGAAATACAAAGGAGATGAAAAAAATTATGTGTATGAAACATACAACACGTTCAGGAAACACACTGATCAGATGTAGTCATGTAAATAATAATAAATGGAATAAGGCATATCTATTAATTCTTAAGCCAGAGGATTGTAAAACAGAATATATTAACTACTGCCCTAATTGTGGAGGAAAATTAAAAGAATACTAAAGAGTGATGTAATTGCCTACGGCGTTATAGATATTCGCAACAAGTTGCTCATATCTAATTTTTGTCATGTTGACAAGCAACATTCCAAAAATGAATATATTTATTTTCTAGTGGTTTTTTAATGATGAATAAAAAAATCATCCAAACTATCACTATATATATATTATATTGTGAGAAACTGAATGATTTTTTAAAACCTTGCAACTAAAAACTTAAAAATCGTCAGTAATTAAAGGAAAAAACGACTCTAAAAAAATACTGCGATTTCTCACTATATATATATATTATAGTGATAGTTTGCAGTATTTTTTTTGTGCCATATTTTACTTATTTTTTAAGGGTTTTATCCACTTTGGAGAATATATATTGTGAAACTTATTAATGATTCCAGAAAGGAGTATGTATGGATATTAAGAAAATTAAGACAGGAAGAATTACAGAACGAGAATTAGTCAACTTATTTGGAAGTGACACTCAAAAGAAATCTTACAAGAAGAATGGTAAATTTGTTAGTTCATATAAGAGTGCATTGTTTAAGAAAGTAAACAAATACTGTTCCATAGAAGAAAGAGAGAAAGTTGATGGAAGACGTATCTATGAAATTACAGAAGTCTACGAGCATCCTCTTCCATCAAACTTTAACAAGATGAATAAATCACTATACAGATACATAGTACCACTTATACTTTCAGACCTAATCAACGGTCATGATCAAAATAACAGTATTGACATTACAGTTGGTAAATGGGCTAGAGAGATTAACATGGTAAATAAAAATTATAATCTTTTAAAGTATAACCGTGAAGATAGCAGCAAGGAATTTCAAATCAGTATGAATGAGATTAATGAATTCTACGACAAAGCTGATCACATGATTAATTGGTACATAGAAAATGCCCTAGACTATCTTAAATCTGCTGGCTTAATCATTTGGAGACAAGTTGATCGTATAAACATAGAAGAAACAGATGGTAAGTCAATTATTGATCAAGATGGAAATGTAGAGGTTAATGTAACACTTACATCAAGACAAGCCACGAAAGAAGACATGGATTACTATGCTCAATGTGTTTCTATTGCAGACAAAGAAGCAAATATAGAAAATGCAGGTGAAAGATATTACAGCTCAAAAGCAAAATATTTCCAGGAAGTTTTGAAAAGAGAATTATATAAAAAGAAAATCAAATACTTCTATAGTACATACGAAGCATATTATGTTCATCTCGACAAATGCAAATCTTTACTAGAACACTTTGGAGAATATGATAGAGAGAAACTTGTTGATAGTTTCAATAAAGAGTTTTCTGACATGATTGTTGAAAACGCAGGTATCAGATTTGATAAAAATAAAACAAAATATCTTCTTAATAAAAGTGACTATCTTCTCTCATTTGAAAACTTATGCGAAATTACAGTTGATAATAAAACTGAATACCTTGGAAGTAGAATCAGAGAAAAACCTATTGAAGACAATTATAATCTTAAAGTAAACGCAAAGAAGAAAGGACAATAATAAATGAATTATAGTGAAGCACAGTTAGAAATCATAAATACAATTGACGGAAACATTGGTGTCATAGCATCTGCTGGTTCTGGAAAAACAACAGTATTAACAAAGCGAATTGAAAATATGGTAAAGAACCATTCTATTGCACCACAGGACATACTTGCTGTTACATTTAGTAAAAAGGCAAAAGAAAATATTCAAGACAAGCTAAAAGAATTGAATGTAAACGGAGTAAACATTGAAACTTTTCACTCTCTCGCTCTTAAGATTATTGGTACAAAATATGGAGTAGGATATTTTAAAGTATGGACATTACAGTGGGAAAAAGAAAAGATTATGCAGACAATCTGTTATGACAGAATGAACTTATGTAGTAAAGATGATGTTCCATACAATGATATCTTAAGGTTTATTGGAAAGCAGAAAAATGCAATGCTGAGTACAACGGATGAGCTTATCTATTCAGATGATGATCCATTTAGTAAGAATAATATGAAAGAAATATTTGTCAGTTATGAGAAATTCAAGGAAGAGAATAGATATATAGAGTTTGATGATTTTCTCAATCTTGCAAATGAAGCATTAGACGAAGATGAAAACACTTATAACTATTACAGCAATTGTTTCAAATATGTTTTATCTGATGAGTTCCAGGACATTTCAAAATCACAATCCCTTTTATTAAAGAAATTGAATACCAAAAACACAATGATAGTTGGAGATCCATTACAGGCTATCTATTCATTCCGTGGTGGTAATAGCAAATATATTCTTGATTTTGAAAAAGATTATTCAAATGCAAAGATTGCACACTTGAATAAAAACTATCGTTGCAGCGAAGATATTATTAAAACTGCAAATGTGTTTGCAAATACCATTCCTGATTCTAAGCACAAGAATTACAGGGAAAGTATTGCAAATAACAATGCATTTAAAAAGCCAGAATTTGCCATTTACAAAGACGAATGGGAAGAAGCAGATAAAATTGCAGATAAGATTAATGTACTTGTTAAAGAATATAAATATAAAGATATTGCAATTCTCGCAAGGACAAATGCACAGTTGACAAAAATACAGTCAACTTTCCATGAAAAATTAATCCCATTCAGTATTGTAAACGGAAGTTTGTTTACCGATCTCCCAGAAATAAAGCTGCTAATCTCATATCTAAAACTTGCACTTTATGAAAATGATAATGAATCTTTTAGGTATTTATATAATAAACCGAATAGATGGTTAGATAGAAAATTTCTGCAAGAAGTAGAAAACAATAGTAAAAGAAGGAATGTTTCATTTTACAGTTCTATGATGTCAATTGACCGTAGAAATTGGAGATTTAAGAATGGTATTGACGAAATTTATGAAGTGATTAATTATCTTCAGAATAAAAGATTTTCTTCTATTGGAGACATGATTTCTTATTTGAGAGTCAGATTAAATATTGACGAGTTTGTAACAAAAGGAAAACAGGCTGATGATGGAAGTTATGTTGAACAGATCGAAAATATGAATGCTTTTGAAAATATTGCAAAGAAATATACTGATCTAAATAAGTTCATTATGTACTTAGATGATATTACAAAAGACTTGCAGGTAGACAATGAAAATAAAGTACAACTTCTCACTATTCATAAATCAAAAGGATTGGAATATCCGGTTGTATTTATTATTGGATGTAGCGATGGACTTCTTCCTCATAATAAAAGTAAAGATTTAAATGATGAGAAAAAGTTATTTTATGTTGGTATTACAAGAGCAGAAAAAGAATTATACATCTCTTCTATTCTTTCAAACAATGCAACAGAACTGAAAATAAGTCCATTTGTATATGCAATAAAAGAGACAATTAAACCTGATAAGTCTGCAATGTAGAATGGAGAATAATAAATTATAAGAAACCTATCAACTAATCTCACATCAATAGAAAGGATGATTCGAGATGAACTACTTAAATAAAAGGAGACGAATAAATGACAACAGTAGAAACAGAAACAAAATCAAAGAACCATAGCACACTTCGTATTCCATCAAGAGATGAATTCCACAGACATTATGGTGGTGCATTGTACGAATCTGATTTTTGTACATGCAATCCTGTATCATTCGGAATAAACAAAGGTTCTGTTGTAGCAGATAAAATTATGACAGATTTATATAGAGAGCGAAAATTATATCTTGATACAAAAAGAGCTAGAGAGCGTCAGTGTAAATGATTTCTAAATCAGACGAAAGATTGTTTGCTAGAGCAAGGCAGATTGCTTTGCAGTCAGACTACCATAGAGAACATGTTGGATGTATTGCTGTGTATAAAGGAAAGATAGTTGGAATTGGTTGTAATTCAGAGAAAACACATCCAATACAGTATTATTACAACAAATATAGAAACAACAACCGGAATGAATATTTTGTTCCAAAACTTCACGCAGAAATCAACTGCATTAATAGTATCCGTCATCTGGATATTAATTTCCAAAAAGTAAAACTTTATATTTACAGAGTCTTGAATGATAAGCCATATGGAATTTCTCGTCCATGTCCATCTTGCATGGCTGCAATTAAAGATTTCGGAATCAAGAACATCTATTATACAACAGATGATGGATATGCATACGAAAAAATATTATAAGGAGAAAATTATTATGAAACGTTGGAGAAACAACAATGAAATAAATGGATTGTTTGGAAAAGATGAAAATATCTACTCTTCTATCACGCTTAAAGATTGTGGGCTTGATCCCGAATGGAATTTCATGCAAGCACCTGAATGTGAATGTGGCTGTGGTGAAAAATGTAGTATCTATTTGAAAAACGATGATGAGACATTAAGCTTCTGCAAAACAATGGTTTACGAAAATAATGAATGTAATAAATGCGCTGTGTTTGCAATCACGAAAGAGAATATGTTATTAGGTGCAATCAAACAGGATGCTGATGTTTATTGTTTCAAGTCAAAAGATCCTATTAAGTATATGGGTGACATTGGAGAAATTTTTGACGAATTAGAACTTCATTGCTATGGGTTAATTGTTTGGAATGGCGAAGGATTATATAGAATTGTGGATGAATAAATGGAGAATACATAAGTATACAGTCTTTGTACTGTAAATAAATAACATGGAGGAAAAGATATGAGTTTTTATGAACCAGAATTAATGTATGCGTTAGATTCTTTAAGTGAATATTCTGATTGGAAAAATGTTTACAATGTAAGTGGTGACGACATACTTTATTGTCCTATTTGTTTGGGAAGAGTTAAACTCTGGAACGGACAAGATCCTAACAAAACTTATAAGAAACAGAGATGTTTTCATCATATTGATGGAGCATGTACGCAGGAAAGTAGAATTCATTTTGCTTATAAAACATGGTTACTTGAAAAAGGAAGTAAATTTAAAGTTGATGGAATTATATACGAAGTAGAAACATCAGAAGTAGAAAAAACATTTAACACAGAATATGGAAATTACAGACCTGATATTGTTGTAAAAACAGTTTGTGGAAAAACTTTTTATGTTGAAATAGCAAATACAAACAAGAAGACTGAAGATTATATTTTAAAATGGGACGAGTTAGGAAATGATGTTTTAGAATTGGATGTTAATGAGCAATTAATAACAATTTCTACTAATAGTATTCCTGTATTTAAACTTATATATTCATCACAGACTGGTGAGTGCTATGTCAAGCAATATGTAAGACATGATTATGATGAGTTAATTACAGAAAGAAAGATTTATTGGAAGAGGAAAGATTTATTAGAATACAAAATCAAATGGGAAAGACTTGATTGGTTTTGGAAAGAACTACAAGATTTTTATATTTTAAAATCTGATTTGTCAAACTTAACTTCTGCTTTTGAAAAACTAGATCCAGAGGATCAGCGTTTTGTTTGTAAGAGAATGAGAGGAAAACATTCAGTAATTAAGAATGAACTTGAAGCTCATTATACAGATAAAAATGACAAAGAAAGAATTCGTTTAAAAAATATTGGCAAAGTAATACGAGAACTTAATAAAGAATTTGGAATGTCTTCTTCAAATGGACGACCTTGTTTATGCAGATCATATAATTATGTGGAATTTAAAGGAAAATGGAGCTTTCCTGATTTCAAAAGACTTTGCATTGATAAAAAAACTCCCGAAGAAATTTATGATTATTTTTATGAATACATAAAATTATATTTTGAAAAAATTACCGAGAAAGAAAGACTTGAAGAAGAAAATAGAAAAGCCGAAAAACGTAGAATTACAAATATAAAAAAGAAATATAATCCAGTATTAAAGAAGTTTTATAATCTTATAAACACATCAAAAAACAATCTGTGGAATCTATCCTATAGTTTTTACGAAAGAACAAATGAATATCGTATATCTATTTCTATCTTAGGAAAAAATTCTGTTATTTATCTTCCTACAAATTTAGATTATGAAGAAAATTTAGAAAATAATGTAAGAACCATTTTAACAGAAAAAATGAATTATTTAATATTTTCATTGACTTATGATGATGATTTTTTATGTTTTAAATCAAATGTACGAATTATGGAGGATTAGTTTATGTCAAAAAATACAGGTGTGTACATACCATCAATTGATGCAAAGGATATTTATTTATCAGCAAATTACATTGAAAAAAATCCAGATGGATATAATTTAAGATTGAAAGATGGTCAATACAATTTAAGAAAATTTATTAATACATTAGATTATAGTTTGGATTTAATCGAATTAATGGATATTTATTACAAGAAGTTTAGAAAACATGATTTTTATTTTAAAGTAAAAAGACATAAGTATTCTGCAAATGTAATCAATATGACATTTAAGTATTCTGTTAAAGAATGGAATCAGATGAATAAAAACACTTTTGTAAAATTCGGTTATAATTATAATTCTTTAATTTTTGATGACGGAGTTGCAAAAGATACAGATGGTGAAGTTATTGGAATAAAGCTCAATGAGAAAATAATTAATCCAATTGAATTACCAAAACCATTTTACCAAAAAGAAGTAAAAATTTATGACAAAAAAGATAAAAGTATCTTAAAAGAGATTCAAGTGCATTATGTAAAAAAAGGTGAACCGAAAACATTAAAGACAAATGCAGAATTGAGAAAAGAATTATATATGAATGGGTTTACCTGTAATGGAATTGAATATTGCAGAATGAAAAGATCAACAGGATCTGCAAGAGTTGGAAAGTGTTTATTTATACGAAAAGAATTGTTTAAACCTCTTTTAGCATTTAGTTCTGGTGGTTTAAAGTATAAACAAGGCGATCCAATTGATTTAGCTGCATATGAAGGGTATATAGCCCTTCCGTCAAGCAGTATTATTGATACAATTCCAATAAAACCAGAAAATATTTTATTAATAGATGATTATGACAGTGTATTTAATGAAGATGTTGTTGAAACTCATGATGAAGATAATTGGTTAGTTACAACTGAAAAAAAATGTGAAATTTCAAATACAATTTGGGACGGTCAATCGTTAATGGATATTTCATTGTTTGGAGATTATTCAGAGTATGGAATGGTTTTATTGAGAAACTTAATGTTTAAATCATGTTGTTTTAATTGCAATATTCAGCAATGGTTTAAGGACAATAATATTACTGATGTTTCTCAGTTGAATGGTAAAACTCGTGCAAAAAATATTGAAGATGTAAAACTTATTACAACGCCAAATAGTATTAAGTATTTGAAGTTCAGCACTTATGATGAATGGCTTGATAACTTGTACCCTGATTTTGGAGTTGTAAAGCATGATAAAAAAACACATTTTTTTGGCGGTAGATTGGTTCAAACTCATTATCAATTGATCAATACTTTGCAGATGTCAAAAGATGAAGTAAGAGAGTTTTTGCAGGAATCTTTGGACTTTGCACAAATGCTTAGAGACAAACCAGAGGTCGTTCGTTATTATATTAAATATCCGGATATTGATGAGTTAAACCCTTTAAGCAGAGAAATGACAAGTAAAAATGATGTTGTTTATAATCTAATGTGTGTTAATGATAATTTTACACAAACGAAATATTACAAAGAATTCTTAATTGATTTACTACGATCATACTATAAAAATCTCAAAAACGGACATATCTATGTAAATGGCAATTATTCAACTCTTCTTGGTAATCCAATAGAAATGTTGCAACAATCGATTGGTAAATTTGATGGGATTAGTCAGATTGGTGTGGGGAATATTCATAGTACTCGTTTTAAATACAATCAAACACTCTTAGCTAGTAGGTCTCCACATGTAACAATTGGTAACATTTGGCTTCCTTATAATACAGAAAATAAATTGATTGATTGCTATTTTAATCTAACAAATGAAATTGTATGTATAAATTCAATTGATGAAAATGTATTACAACGATTATCAGGAGCTGATTTTGACAGTGATACAGTTTTACTTACAGATAATGAAAAACTTATCAGAGCTGCTAAAAGAAATTATCATTTATTTAAAACACCTACTGCTCTTGTCGATTCGAAAAAAGTAAAAAGATACTATACACCAGAAGATCAAGCAGACCTTGATATTAAAACTTCTGTAAATAAGATAGGTGAGATTGTCAACTTGTCACAGGAGTTAAACTCTTTATTATGGGACAAGATGTATCAAGGTTCAACATACGAAGAAGTAAAAGATATTTATTATGATATATGTCAGTTAGATGTTATGTCTGGCATAGAGATTGACAAAGCAAAAAAAGAATTTGATATTAATAACAGTAAAGAACTTGATAAATTACGTCAGAAATATGTCGAAGATTTGAAAGTATATGAAATAGATGAAAATGGAAATAGTATTACAAGAAAAAAAATGCCACACTTCTTCTCTCATATTTCAAAACAAAAAGGTTTTTATAATCCAAGTAAGAAAAAATATTGTAAATACAACACATCTATGGATTATTTGCAAACTGTTATTAACGGATTTAAAATTAAAAATCCATATAAAAAAGATTGGCTACCTTTTGTATCAATACTTGATAATTCATTGTTTAGAACGTCTGGAGTCAATCAAAAGCAAATTGATAAAATATTCAATATGTTAAAAAAATTTGTTGCAGAAAGAAAAACAATTTATTCTTCAGATACAGATTCAACAGAAGATAAAAGTGAAAGAGTTAAAAAATTAAAAGAAGATTTAATTGCAGAAATAGAATCAGAAACAATTGGTTTTTCTACTCTATATAGAATGTTATCGTCTTTGGAAGATAAAGAGAATTCACAGATTAAAAATGTATTGTTAGATATTTTATGGCTATGTGGAAATGAAAGTTTTAATAAAGCAATTATAAACTCTAGTGAAGAAATTTTAGAAATACAAGATGATGGAAATGACATAAATATGTTTGGAATTGGTTTTAAAATTGCAAAAAAACAAGTAAATTCGGAAATTTAGGTCTCATTTCACCACCTATATTGGAGCGAAATTTAAGTTACTATGGAGAGGGTAGTTTTCTATCTATTATTTTAAAGATTACTGCCCTACTCTGTTGTAAAATTTCTATGTATTTTAGTATAACAAAGGAGAGATTACAATACAAGAAAACAAAAAATATTATAATCAAAAGGATATTGAAAAAGAAATATATCAAAAAACTGGTTGCTCTCTAAATGATATTCACAAGATAACGAATGCTTTAGGTGAAGTGGTAAAGGATAAATTTAGTGATACGGATTCATTTGTTGAATTAAAATTATTTCCTGGACTAAAAGTAACTTCGAAGTATATACCATCAGAACAATCAGTTTCTAAAAACTTAAATATTAATTCAAATTATTCTATTTTTATGTCTTCAGTATTCACTGACGATTTCAGAAAACAAGTAAGAGAATTACATAATTTAAATAATTAAAATTAGGCAGTGGATATATCATTCGCTGCCAATAAAAATAAATCCTGTATTATGGATATAAATAACTCAGTGTAGATCAGTTAGTCACTGTGCTGAGAGCATATGTATAGTGAGAAAGTGTATGAAACGATAGCTTCATATGTTTTCTTTCGGAGATTTGTGAAATAATTCGAAAAGACGGAAACCGTCAATACTAAATATGTGTGCAGAATACATCGGTATATAAAGTCAGATTCAATTCGTCACCATAATAGACGCTGCTGTGCAGAATAATCCAGATGCCAACATTGGTGGAATTTTGTTGGAGTTAAGTATGGAAAATCCAAATAAGGTGATATGTCGTTGTTGAACCGAAGAAATTCGGGTATAAGAATTGTTTGCTAGACAAGTAGCCTAAATCAACGAAAATTAATTCAAATATAAAGGAAAACATAAGTTGAGCTATTCATAAAAATGATTAATAGAATATGTATGTTTTGATATTTCTGAATGACTGGTGAAAGTTGTGGGTGCTAATCCCATTCGTCCTTGGTGCGTGAGCATTGGTAAAGAAAGTTATAGAGTCGCCATCTGTAGCTCAGACTTTGCTAGACGGTAACTTAATAATGTATCCTTGTATAGTCTGTAAAGCGAAGGCTTATTTCTATTCATAATAGAGGATTTATGTTCTCTCATATTATTATCTAACCTTTCTGTCAGTGGTGGCGGTGTTGGGAAACCAGCACTGCTGCTATTTCGTAGGTAGAAAAAGAAAAGAGGTTTACTAATGATTAAATTCATTAAAAAAATATGCGAAAGCATGGTGGAATTCATACATGAAAGTGTGTGAAAAAATGTATCGGTATTATTGATAATACTGGTACATTTATTTATTGATGCAGAATTAAGCAGTTGGTTAGCTTGCCAGCCTCATAAGCTGGATGTCACAGGTTCGAGTCCTGTTTCTGCAATTACTTATCTCCTATCATATGGAGAAATATATAACGAAAGGGTGTAATTACCATAGTATTAATTACTAAAGCAGAAAAAGATTATTTAGTTGATCATGGAGTCCGTATGGGTAGTGGTGGAATTAGTCACACTATTTCAAAGAACAAGAAACGTACATACTATCTTTGTGAATCTGAGTGGAATATTAAAAAACTAAATAAATACAGAAAAAACAAAATCGTAAAGTAAATACGAAATCTAAAAGAAAGGTGGTATCTTTTATTGGAATACAAATTGTTCCTAGATACCAATGCACTTCTGAATTTACAGAAGGAAGCATTTAAAGAGTCTTTTGTTATTTCACAGAAGACATTGGAAGAGATTGAAAATATCAAAGAATCTTCAAGAAAAGATAACGAAGTAAAATACAAAGCACGTCAAGTAGCACATTTACTTGATGAACATTTTGGAGAATACGAAGTTGTTGCTAATAATAATGATGTAAAAAATATAATTTCTGAATTTTCATTAGAAGAAACTCCAGACAATATTATCTTGGCATCAGCATATTTATATAATAAAAACCACTCTCCTATTGTTGTATGCACTGATGATATTAATTGTAAGTTTATTTCAAAGAATATTTTCAAACTTACAACAAAAGGTGTAAATGAGATTAACTTAGTCAAAAATATTGACGAATATACAGGATATCAAGAAGTGACTCTTTCTGATGAAGAAATGAGTTATTTTTATTTGCATACAAATGAGAATATATATGATTCTCTTCTTAATGAATATTTGATTATTCACAAATCCGATGGTGAAATTGTTGATATGCTTAAATGGAGCAATGATGGGTATAAAAAAGTTTGTTCAAAAACACTAAGGTCTCATCTTTTTGGTGATAAAATACGTCCAAAGGATGCGTATCAAGCATGTGCAATTGATTCTATTTTAAGTAATACAATGACAACATTATCCGGAAAAGCAGGAAGCGGAAAATCGTTATTATCACTTGTTGCAATGATGAATTTAATTGAATCAGGAGAATATGATCGTATTGTCGTAATGTTTAACCCAACAAAGGCAAGAGGTGCTTCTGATATGGGATTTTACAGTGGAGATGCAACTGAAAAAGCAATGCAAAATTCAATCGGTTCTATTTTAACAACCAAATTTGGTGACAAGTTTGCTGTTGATTTATTGTTACAGCAAGATAAAATTAGACTTGTCTCTATGGCTGACGTTAGAGGTATGGAGGTCAGAGACAATGAAATTTTATACATTACAGAATGTCAAAATACAACAAAAGATCTTTTAAAATTATGCCTATCTCGTGCAAGTAGCGGATGTAAAATTGTAATCGAAGGTGATTATAACAGCCAAGTTGATTCATATCTTTATGATGGTGATTGCAATGGCATGAAACGTGTTATAGACATTTTAAAAGGAGAAGAAGAATTTGGTTATGTTAATTTGCCGAATGTATGGAGAAGTAAAATTGCTGCATTGGTAGATAAATTATAAAAGGATTTAGATAGCGTGATAAAAAAATTTGATAAAGAATATTCTACACAATATACTCCAGAGATGAAATATCTTTTGTCAAAAGGTATTAAGTATTGTTTTGTAAAAGATATTTATGGAGTAACAACTTATAAGTATACGAAGACACCAGAACTATTTAAAGCTTTGGTGTCTTTTTATATGGAGAATAAATAGAAATACGAAAGGATTAATAATAGGGGATAACAAATGAGTCAAAAAAGAATTTATACGTCAGAAGAAACAGAGTTAATGATCAAAATGTATAATGAAGGAGAAACATATAGTGTTATTGCAAAAGCAATTAATACAAAAGCTGATAAAGTATCGAAATATTTAAAGACGCTCGGATATGGTGTTAGACCACATAACAAATTAAAAAATCATGATTATTTGTCTGCGTCAAGAAAAAATAAAGTTAATGAAAACTTTTTTAAAATTATTGATACGGAAGAAAAGGCTTATTGGTTAGGTTTTTTGTATGCAGATGGCTATGTTTGCAAAAAACATGATAAAAGTGGACATGAAAAAGGCGGATCGGTTGAGTTGTGTTTGCAAGAAAGAGACAAATATCATATTCAAAATTTTTTAGATGATATAGAATCAACTGCTCCAATTTCGAATAAAGTTGTTAAGTTAAATGAAAAAGAATACTATGCATATCGAGCATATGTATCATCAATAAAAATGGTTAATGATTTGATATCTCACGGATGTTTTGAAAACAAATCATTAATATTACAACCACCAACGACAATTCCAAAAGAATTACTTAGTCATTTTATTCGTGGATATTTTGATGGTGATGGATGTGTTTGTTTTTATCCACATAATTACACATATAGCTATAGTATCTTAGGAACGAAAGAGATATTAGAAATTATTGCAAAAGAAGCAAATATTCCATCTTATAAAATTGTTTCATTTGATCATAAAAAATGTTTTGAATTAAAAACGTTTTCAAAAAAATCAGCAGAAGTTTTCCATAATTATATTTATAAAAATAAAACTATTTATTTAGAAAGAAAATATCAAAAATCATTGGGTATGATGAAATGGAACAGTATGGAAGACTCAAGAACTGAGACTCAAAAAATGGCTGATCTATTAGATTATAGATTAATTTTTGACGATGATATAATTAATGATTTAGAATTTTCATCTTATATTATCAAATATAATAAAGATTAATTTCTCACAAGAGAAAAATATTATGAAAGCAAGGGGTAACGCCCATGATGAATTTAAAAGATATTAAAAGCACAATTAACATGCATTATAGTGAAATGTATGAAATTAATGAGCTTAAAGAAAGAAGACTTTATATCAATAGTGAAATTGATGATGAAGTAATTGATACAATTGTATTTCACATTATGAATTATAACAGAGAAGATAAAGGAATTGATGCAAAAGACAGAAAACCGATTATTCTTTATATAAATAGTCCGGGTGGCTCTGTTTATTCTGGATACGCTTTGATTTCAGCTATGCAGTGTAGCAAAACACCTATTTATACAGTAAATCAGGGAATGTGTGCATCAATGGCATTCTTAATTTTCTTAGCTGGAAACAAGAGGTTTAGCATGTTGCACTCAACCTTCCTCATGCACGACGAATCAAATGGAATCGGATTTGAAAGTGCGTCAAAACTTAGAGATAGAATTGAGTATGAAACAGGTCAGCTTGAACAACATACCAAGCAGTTTGTACTTAGTTGTACATCTATTGATGATAAATTCTATGATGATAAATACAGAGTAGAATGGTACATGCTACCACATGAGGCAAAAGAACATTCTATCTGTGATTATATTGTCGGAGAAGATTGTGATTTAGACGAAATTATTTAAGGAGAGTATACACTACTCTCCTATTTTGTACGGAAAATTAGTTGATACAGAAGGAGAAAAAGGAAATGGCAAAATCTAAATTAAATTTTATGAGAACAACAACAGATAAACTTACAGTGAAAAGCGGAATGCTTTCTGAAGATTGTCTTACTATTACATATACAGACGAGAATGATGTTGAACAGGAAGTAAAAGTATGTGACTTGTTAGCAGCATTTAAGAATCAGGTAATTGATTTCTCAGTTGTACTTAAAGCTGATGAGGAATTGGAAGTTCCTGAGTCTGAAGAATAAAGAGAGTTGGTGACTTATTGTTTGATTTTGAAAATGAATTAGCAAAATACAACCTAACTCAAGAAAAATATGAACAACTTCTAAGTGATATTGACGCAAAATTAAATGGAGAAAACGATTATGATTGGTCTGAGCTGCATGATAAGTATTCGGTAAAATGTAATCCAGATACAATTAGAAAAGGGTCTTCTACTATTTTTGGCGGAAAGTTTAGAAGTGATTATGAAAAATACAAAGCAGAAAAAAACAAATCTGTTGGTGGAAATGATGAACTTGATGAAAAGATTCAGGAGATGCGAAAAGAAAAAATCAAACTTTCTGATGCAAGAGTTGAATACAATCGTCTCATCAGACAGGAAGCAAGAAAAGAATCTTATGCTGATATGGTGAAGCACATTATTTGTGAAGATGTAAAACCAATGAATGTTACAGTTCATTATAATTTGTTCAATAGCTATACTGATTTGCTCTGCCATCTCACTGATATTCATACAGGAATTGAAATCCATAATTGGAAAAATAATTTTGATGAAAATGAATTAAAACGAAGAATTGATAAATTCACTTCTGATATTTTAGACATTCGTGGAGTTCATCAATCAGAGAACTGTTATCTTGTGATTGGCGAAATTCTCAGCGGTCTTATTCATAATAATTTAAGATTACAAAACAATATGGATTTAATGGAACAATTTAAGTATGTATCTGAATTGATCTCTGCTATGTTGACTAGAATGGCAAATCATTTTAATCATATTTATGTGTATACGACTCCGGGGAATCATTCTAGGATATCTGCGAAAAAAGAAGATTCTTTGGATGGCGAAAATATGGATATATTGTTGCCATTTTATTTAAAAGCAAGGTTGCAAAACATTGATAATGTATCAATATGTGATAACACAATTGAGCCAGAGATTGCAATGTTTAATATTCGTGGGAACAATGTATTTGCATCACATGGACACAAGGATTCTCCATCAAGCGTTGTGCAGAATTTTACTATGATGTTTGGGATCAAACCAGATATCGTATTGCTTGGTCATAGGCATTTGAACGGTTTAACAACTGTCTATGATACAAAAGTAATTGAGAGCGGATGTGTGTCAGGGGCAGATGCATATGCAATGTCTATTAGAAAAGTTAATAAACCAGAACAAACTGTATCTGTTATTGGAGATGATGGATTAGTTTGTTTGTATGATATTCAACTTAACTAAAATATCATGCGAATTGTAGTGACATGATAATGGTCATCAGTTACCTAGAATCGAATAACGAGAGTTGATCCGTCTGGGCGTTGCAAGGAGCACATTTGCTTTTAGCAGCGTGGGAGTGCTCTCCAATGCGCCCGGACATATTCCCATCTTTCAAGACGGAAACGCCAGTATGCATGGACGTACACAGGAGTCTTTACAGAGTAAAAACTAGCCATATGTAATCACCTGCCTTTCCGGTAGATTTAAAATCTTTGGAAAAACTGATGACCTGAATGTAGGAGAATTCCTACGATTTATATAGTACCATAAAATTTTAGATTAAGCAACTAACTGCTCACTTCTACCCCATCAAACTCTCGATCGTGTACGATTATTGGAGTGGGCAGCTATATATAAAGACAAAGGAACATGATCTCAGGACGGGACATGTATTATTTGGCTGACGAAGCCGAAAATGAGGGAGTAGACTCTTCGTAGCTGCTACCCTCTTTTGTTATGAAATTATATGAGAAAAAGGAGATTTTTAAAATGAATAAGACAAGTTTTATTAGAGAAATTACAAAGAATGTAGAGAATTATACACAGAAAGAAGTTGCAGAAATTCTTGATGCGGCACAGAAAGTTCTGACAGACGCACTCGTCGCAGGAGAGAAGGTATCTTTTGTTGGATTTGGTAGTTTTGAGACGACAGAAAGAGCTGCTCGTGTCGGTAGAAACCCACAGACAGGCGAGGAAATTAGCATTCCAGCTTCTAAGCTTCCAAAATTTAAAGCAGGCAAAGCATTCAAAGAAGCAATTAAGAATTCATAATTTGAAGGGATGTGCTTTTATTGAAGAAAATTGATGTGTGTTGCGTAGAAGAATTCTGTGAAATCTATAATGATATTGTGAATGACCTTAGAGATACTTATACATATGCAGAAATTGTTGCTAATTATGATGAGGCAAGAGTGATTATTAGAGAGCTTGTCTTCTATGGTTATGAAATTGCACAGGTAGAACTTGTTGATCCAGCATTTGACGGATATAATGGTGAGTTTAGCATTGCTGTTATTGGCAATGAGATTTATTGCGAAAGAGCAAAAGTTAATGGAAAGTATCCAGGCTCAGGTGCTACCATTGCTTATTTCATGGATAATGTAAATCACAAAGCTACATCTGCTTATGATAAAGATACGGTAATGTACGAAGTCCATATCGAAGATGATGAGGATGAAGTAGAATGCAATGGAGATTGTGAAAACTGTCATATGGATGATAAAGATGATATGAACATTTCTATTGCTCATGAAGATGACGGTATGCATGGTTTTACAGTAACTCAGAGTGATGATCATGGCTGTTCTAGTTACAGCTATTATTCTACAGATACTATTGATGTATATACGTTGAAAAGACTTTTAGATATCTTTGGCGTATAAATTTAATTACGAGGGAAGGGCTTGTAGGTGAATATGCTTACAGGCTCTTTTTATGTGGGTAGGTTTGGTCAGATTGTAGGTTCGATTCCTACGCTATCCATTTTTGCAGCATAAATCCAGAAGGTCTGGAACTTACCTGCTAAGTAATGTGTACGTTAATTCGTATTTGCTTCGAGTGCAATGTGCTGCGTATAGATCGTTAATGTAATTGGCTAACATGACAGTCTCCAAAACTGTTTATTTAGGTTCGAGTCCTAAACGGTCTGCTTTATATTTTTCTGCATTGTTGTGTGGAGAATAAATAAGTATTGTTAAGTTATATAAGTTATTTGAAAGAAGTTGCTTAGTTGTACTACTATCTAGCTTCTTTTTTATTTTTGAAAGGAAGTGACGAATTGGCGGAAAGAGGTAGAATCTACCATAATTTTTACACTCCTGAATTATGGGAACAGGTAAATAAAGAAAACAAAAGAATCCTTGATGATTTTTTAGCAGAATATAAACAGAGAAAAAAGAGCAAGGGAACTATTGCAGGATATTATAATGACCTTAGAATTATTATGATATATATACTTTTAGAGCTAGACAATCGTTGTGTTTTAGATTTAAAGAAAAAAGATTTTAGAGGTCTTAGTTTGTATTTCACAGAAGAATGTGAAATGTCTGCTGCAAGAACAAACAGACTTAAAAGTGCAATAAATAGTCTTCTTACATTTTGCGAAGAAGATGATGATTATGAATATGAAATCAACTATGCAAAGAAAGTTAAAGGCATACCAAAGTCTCGTGTGAAGGATGATGAGGATGACTTTTTCTTTTCGTATGAAGAGTTTATAAAAGTAAGGGATATATTAGTAGAAAAAGAGAAATGGCAATTAGCGGTATTATGGAGCTTGGGATTTGATTCAGCAGGAAGAAAAAATGAATTATTCCAGGTAGAAAAGCATGGACTTCTTGATGGGAATAAAACCAATGTTGTTATTGGCAAAAGAGGTAAAAAGTTTCCGCTTGTTTACTTAGATGACACAAAAGAGCTTATAAGAAAGTATCTTGAGTGGCGTGGAGAAGACAATATTGATTCATTATGGATTAAAGGTTCTGGAGAAAATAAAGAACCTATTTCTGATCCTAATGTATTATACGGAAGAGTTGTAAGTATCTCTAAAATTCTATCAGAAGTACGTGGGGAACAATGTAATATATTTACTCATACAATGAGACATTCAAGATTAGAATGTCTTGCACAAGGTACTGATGAAAGATTGCTTGATGAGAATGGTCAACCAAGAAAGTATCCACTTGAACAAATTCAAGTATTTGCGCATCATTCTGATGTAAGTACCACACAGAGCTATTTGAAAGACCACTCGGAGGATACAATCAATTCAATGTTTGGTATCACATAACCCCACTTAACAAATCAACACGAATATACCATAAAGCAAGACGACAACCTGAAATTTATGAGTAGTAAATTACAAAGTAAGTAATCGTTCCAAAGTTTCCTAGGCTCGGACGATTACTTACCTCTTTGGTATATAATAAGCATAGAACAAAAATCATCATATATTTTTATCAGAAATGGTACTTGTACCAAGTCTGGGTTTGAATGGCTGCTGTGCGGTCTGGATTTGCTACGATCCATAAATAAAGTAGAACAATAAAGCGGTGCTTCTCTACCATAAACGAGAACCATATTTATGGTTGGTATCCGGTCTGACATTCTGGAAAGACAGAAAATATTAATGGAGAGTATCGCTGCTCTCCTATTCATGGGTGTATAAACCGTTAAGGAAGACGGGTCAGTCTGTAAAACTGATTCCAATTGGATCGAGTGGGTTCGATTCCCTCTACGCCCATTTGTTGCTGCATTAGATTAATTGGTAAATCACTAGTCTTGAAAACTAGCGTCCGTAAGGGCTTCTGAGTTCGAGTCTCAGGTGCAGCGTTATTCGGAGAGGTGGCAGAGCATGGCTAAATGCACCTGATTGCTAATCAGGCAACCCTCAGAAATGGGGGTTCGTAGGTTCGAATCCTACTCTCTCCGTTTATTTTCATTATTCAATTTGACCATTCAGATTAGGTATATATTTAAAACACATGAAAAATTGCATAACAAAATGCTATTGATATGATAAGCCACGAAAGACTTCTCATTAATTTTGTTATTAACTTGATGCGTTTTTTCATTTTTCACACCTCCATTTTTATATCTTATTAATCTATATAAAAGCGAAGGAAGTGAACTTAATTCCAAGAGGGCGTCTTGGCATTCTAAATATATACTTTCATCTGATCCCAATGATATTATTTTTGAACATCATTTCTCCCTAAAATAATTTTACCATATTTTTATTGTTATTTCAATAAAGTTTTGTAGTTCAGGAGGTAGTAATATGAAAGGTATGCATGGTATTTACAGAATTAATCCTGCTTTAGTTGGTGGTATCCTTGGTGGTTGCACAGGAATGTTACTTTATTTTATATATAGTATAATCATGGTGTAATTAAGCCAAGTAGGTAAAATATAAATGCAACGACAAATGAGATAACGAATGTATTTCTCCAATAATGATTGTTGCTGTTTTTTAAGTTCATATTTACTGTTTTTAGCTCTATATTCGCATTTCGCAGTTCAATTAATTCTTCGTTTCTCGAATCTATGGTTTTATTCTAGCCATTTTATTTCCAATGTTTTTCAATATTTTATTTCAATATTTATTTTATTTTTTTCTTATGGAGAATAAGCGTAAAGAGACGTTTGTTCTTTTTTGTGGTCATAAATGGATTGCTATTTTGCAATGGCATTTGATGTTCTATCGGTGGAACGTGGCTGAATTTTTTGAGTGGGAAATTAAGGAAGTCATGAGCCTTAATATAGTAGATTCTCGCACTACTCTCCCACTCTTTACTAATTGTTATGCGAGAAGAAAGCGAGATAAAATATGGGATATACTTATGGAACAAGTATTGAATCAAAGACAAGAATTTGTACAAAATGCGGAAAAGAATTTCCAAATACGAATGAATTCTTTTCTTATGCAAATAAAAAGACTGGACGACTAAATGCAGTTTGTAAGGAATGTCAAAAGATAATTAACAAAGAAAATCGTTTAAAGATTATTGAGAAAAACAAAAATAAAGATTTATTTTATCCAGGAACACGACATTGCAAAAAGTGTAACAGGGATTTACCAAATAACAAATTATATTTTCCTATCGATCTTACGTGTGTTGATGGTTTAAGAAATGTATGCAGAGAATGCAGCAAAAACAAATCTGGTTTTCTTGATCCTAATTATACAGTTTTTGAGAAATGGACAGATGAGGAAAATAATATATTATTGGAAAAATATAAGGATTTTACAGGAGAAGAATTACACAACTTATTTTTACCAAATAGAACCATTAGATCCATAGAGTGTCATGCTTCTTTTCTTGGTTTACAAGGTAAAAATTACGATGCTCAAGTTAGAGCCAATTTATCTAGAAGCATAAAAAATAGTGAAAGATTGAAAGGACGAATACTGTCAGCAGAAACAAAGAAGAAAATTTCTACATCCAAAAAAGAATATTTTAAAACACATAATGGATGGTGGAAAGGTAAAAAACGTAGTCCAGAGCAATGTAAAATGATAAGCGAAAAACAAAGAGGAAAATGGGCTGGAGATAAAAATCCAAGACATTTAAATCCGTTAATTGGTAAAGAAAATGGTCGTTGGATGGGTGGAATTAATTCTACTTATGTAGAGTTAAGATCTGATACAAAAGACTGGTTTAACGAGTCAATGGAATTTTGCAATTATAAATGCGTGATTACAGGCGGAGGATTTGACAATATACATCACACAACTGCATTCAGAGATATAGTTTATGAAGTTTTCAAAATAACCGGAGTGGAAGTAAGGCAACAAGTGCGTGATTATACTAAAGAAGATTTTGACGAGCTAAGATCGATATTAAAATACTTACATGGGTTATATGGATATGGCGCATGTGTAAACAAGGAAGTACATAAATTATTTCATGATACTTATGGATATAAAAATTTTTCCCCATTCGATTTTTTAGATTTCTTATACAGGATTGATATTGGAGAATTTGACAATTGGTTTGATGAAAATAATTTGAAAATAAATATCAATTATGAATATGTGGAATATTTAGAAAGCACTTTATCTGCTCTTGCAGAAAGTGCTTAATTTATTGGAATAAAAGGAGGTGCTGTTAATTGGCTACTAAAAAGGAAACGCAGTCAGCAAAATTAACGGCTGCACAAGCAAGAGAAAAAGTTGTTGAGTTACAAGAAAAATTAGATACCTTTAATCAAACATCGCAATGTCCAATGTGTAGAAAACATAAAAATATAGAAAAATGCTTTTACAAAGACACCGATCCGCTTTTTGGTGGTGAAAGCTTTAGTAGAATATGTAGGGATTGTGCAAGAAAGATTGCATTACGTGTAGATATAAACGGGAAAGAACATGAACCAACAAAGGAATCTGTTCAAAAAGCATTATTTTATTTAAACAAGCCATTTATAGAATCATTATGGAATTCAAGCATTCAAGAGTCGGAGAATGAAGTTACCGGGAAAGCTAAAAATAATGCATGGACTGCATACATAAAAAATGTAAGTATGATTAATTATAATGGTTTCGGATATATGGACTCAGATACATTCAAAGAACAAATATTATATTCTGATGAAGTAGATGAAAAAAATAATAAAATTGACGAATTATCTGAAGATGTCATTGAAATGTACAAAATGAATAAACGTACTGTTTTAAGATTTTTAGGTTATGACCCATTTGAAAATGAACCAGAGAGCGAAAAACCATTATTGTATTCTAAGCTTGTTGGATATTTCGATGAATCAGTTAAAGATGATGGTTTAAAACTTGAAGCTGTAATTGAAATAGTTCAGAGCTTTAAGGATGTAAAAACAATAAACGATGCAATTTCACAATATAAAAAACAACTTGGAACTAATCCAAGTGTTATACCAACAATTAAATCATTAGCAGATACAAAACAAAAAATGATAAATTCTGCACTTGCTCTAGCAAAAGATAACGGTATTTCAGAGAATAATAATAATAGAAAAAGTAAAGGTGCAGGAACTCTTACAGGAATTATCAAAGAACTTCAAGAAATGAATCTTGATGGGTCGGAAGTAAATACGTTTGATTATGAAACAAATTTAGCAATTGAAGATATTATGACAAGGAATCATCAGAATCAATTGCGACAGTTGAATCCAGATGAGAATGATTGGGAAAAAGAAGTAATTCATCAAAAACAGTTATTGTTTAATTTACAAAAGGAACGAGATAATGCTGTTGAATTTAGTAGGTTATTAAAAAAGGAAAACAAAGATTTAAAGGATTTTCTTTCAGAAAAAGGTCTGATTGATGAAAAAGGACAGGTAATCGAAGAAGATGAATGAAAATAAAAACATTATCTTAATGGGAGATTCAATTAGTGAATTTACTCCTAAGAATTTTACCTTTTTTAAAAAACCTACATATTACGATATGTCCGAACTAAAATTAGAAGGTTTGAAAAAATTTGCAGAAATAATTCAATGGGGCAGACGAAATCCTGTTAAATTCTGTGAAAGATTTTTTGGTGTAGAATTTCTTGATTACCAAAAATATGTATTTATGATGTCATGGATAACTCCAAATGTTGTTTGGTGTATGAGTCGAAACGGCGGTAAAACTACCCTTGGTAGTCCTTTTCTTATGGCAAAAACAATGCTGCTTCCAAAATTTGAAGGATATATTTTGAGTTCAACTGGTTCACAAAGTATAGGAATGATGAAAAAAATTGAATCAATAGCTAAAAAAGAAATAGCTTCTTTTACTGGTTTAACAGATGTATTTCTTAATGAACTTGTTAAAAGTGCAAATTCTGAAGGATTCAGACACGACCCAGCTTCTTATTCTTTCAAATTATATTCAGGATCAAGTCTGGCTACGGTTAATTCAAATTTTGATGGCTCTCGTGGTCGAAGAAGTAGGTTGAATTTTTACGATGAAGCATCTTATGTGTCTGAAGATATGTTCGCAGCTACTCTCCCATTCGTTACGCAGAATAGTGATTTTGCCCTTGGTGGAGATGTAGATGTTACATTGTTACCACCAAACTTTCCAAACCAAGTAATTTGCGCAAGTTCAGCAGGTTCAATGGATGATGTTTTTTATAAACGTTATAAAGAAGCAGCTATGCATTCAATGGCTGGAGACAAGAACTATTTTTGTGCTGATATAGATTGCGAAGTAATTCTACATGCAACATATAATGGAAAGGTTTATCCAGTCCCACTTCTTACGCAAGCGAAAATTGATTCTGAAATGAAAATGAATCCAACCAAAGCTACACGAGAATATAAAAATAAGTTTGATTCTGATTTAGGTGATGATATTGCAGTTAAAAAATCACAAATTTTACGCAATAGCGTTGTAAGACCTCCAATGTTAGTAAATGATGACAATTCATATATGGTCATATGCTTCGATCCTGCAAAAAAAAGAGATAACAGTTTTGTATTAATAGGAAAATTATATAGAGATGAAAAACGTGGTTGGTTGCTTGATGTTGTAAATGGAATAAATTTAATAGACAAAGAAACAAAAAAACCACTAACTACACCAGAGCAAGTGGAAATGCTTCAAGATATTATTATCAGGTATAACGGATATGGAGTTCCAGACTATAAAAACATTCACGGTGTCTATATAGATGCTGGATCTGGTGGTGGTGCAACGCAGATGTGTGATTTATTATTTGATAATTTCTATGAAAAGAACCATAAAGGGGAAAAGGAATTTCAACATCGTGGGTTAATTGATGCAACATATGATTATGCGATTCCTTATGTGAAAAGATATCCTGATGCAGTTGATATAATTAGAATGCGTGAGCCTGCGAAATATAAAGCGATTATGTATTCCCAACTTTGCGAAATGATTGATCAGGATTTGATCAGCTTTACTGCGGAATATGATTATCATGGAAATCTTACAATGTTATCCGAAGAAGACGGGGAAGTTAAGGAACATATTTATAATTTGTCTGTGGAGGAAGAACTTGGACTTAAACAGCTAGATGCTATGAAAGAAGAAGTTACTCATATGTATAAATATAAATCTTCTAATGGAAATATAAGATATGACCTCGCTCCTGGATTTGAAAATATTTTACATGACGATCGTAGCTATTGTCTTGCATTGATGGCTCATAGTTTGTTTGAACTAAGAAGCAAGGATAAAGTTAGACAAAAACGTCCACAAGCATCCACTCAATCTCTTCTCTCCAAACTCTCAATCAATCAACCAAAACGACAGTCATCGTTTTCTAAAGCAATCTAAATAAAAATCCAAAAAACATAAAATCAAAAAAATATAACTAAATAGAAAAGGAGGTGTTCGCATCAAAAATGACACAATCAAAAAAAGGGATGACTGAAACATCTCCGAAAAACAAAGCCTATAAGACTGCTGCTGATAGGAAAACATATATACAAGAATTAGAAGCAGAACAAAAACGATTTGCAGAAACACAAGATTCATTTAAAAAAGTTCGTGATATAACGAAAACGACACGTCAAATTTCTATAAGCTCGTATAGTAAAGAAAACGTCATTAAATATCTACAGAATATTGATAGTTACGAAGACGAACTGCGTGGACTATCACGTTATCTATTCTACCGTTGCCAGCCATATTTTAGATTAATTATGTATAACGCTACAATGTTTGATTTAAATGCAAGATACGTAGTTCCGTCATATGATCCAACTGGTGATAATGATAAGGAAAGTATATTAAAAGATTACTATGATACATTGGTATGGCTAGATAGAATGTCTTTACAAGGCAACTTTTTGCAGGTTTTAATCAACAATTTTATAGAAGATGTCTTTTACGGATGTTGTTGGTTAGATGAAACTGGAATGTTTATTTTAAAAATTCCGCCAGAATATTGTAGAATATCTGGCAAATATTTTACTGGCGATTATGCATTCTATGTAGATATGAGCAAATATAAAAAGTTCGAGGATGTACTTGAATTTCTTGGCGATCCACTGTTGTCAATGTATAAAGAATACGGTGGAAATAATCAGAAAAAATGGCAACCAATGCCAGATGAATATGCTATATGTACAAAGTCAAGAGTTGAAACCTGGGAAACAATCGTACCAATATTCAGTGGTTTATTTATTGATTTGATAGGTCTTTTGAATCTTGCTGATGTGCAGGCTGTTGCAGATGATCAGCAAATTTACAAGTTGATTACTGCTACCATTCCAACAATTTCTAGTGCGGACGAACCTGACCAATGGGCTGTAAATATAGATTTTGCTGTAGATTATTATAACAAACTGGTAGATAGTCTTCCACCTTATATCGGCTCTATTATAACCCCACTTCCACTTGACACAATATCATTTTCTGATGACCAAGCTTCAGACACAACAAAAGTACAAAAAGCTACAAAAGAATTGTTCAACACATCAGGTGGTGCGCAGACGTTAAATTCTGCTACTCTTACTAACTCAGAGGGTGTTCGTTCTGCAAATAAAGTTGATAGTGCTTTTGCAATTTCTGCTTTACTTGGGCAAATACAAGGGTGGGTAAATAGAATGCTCTCTTATCAAGTAAAAAATCATGCAAAAGTTAAGTTCTTTGATGTATCTATTCATACAAGAGATGCATTCAAAGAATCTATGCAGAAAGATTTGCAATATGGATTTCCTAATATTATAGCAATTAATAGTTTGAATGGTGTTGGGGAATTAGATACATTGGCTATGAATTTCTTAGAAAATGATATTTTAAATCTTACAGGTAAATTCAAACCATTAACTTCTGCTAATACAGTATCAAATAAAAGTAGTGATGGTGGTAGACCTGAAGTTTCTGATTCAGAAATAAGTAATGATGGAGCTAAATCGAGAGACAGAAAATAACGAGGTGGTTATATGAAAGAAAAGTTTTTAAAAACAACAGATTCCACTACCTCTGAAAATTTAAAGAAACTTGGATTTCAAGTAGTTAATGAATCAAATGGAATGTATATATTTTTGAATACTGATAAACTTCAGTTTTCAAATATAGATAAATCAAAAATACAGTATAGCAATATACTTACATTTTAGCCACTCTTCTATTCTACCGAGTGGTATTTTTATACTTATTTTTAAAGAAAGGAGGAATTGTTAAATAATGCCTAGAAGAAAAAAAAGAAAAATTATGTCTGTTGACGAACTATATTCTTTTTGTTTAAAAAATAATTTTTCACATTTTAGTAGCGATGAATCTGGAAAAGAATTGATGGTTCGTATGAACGGTAATTTTGAAAAGGAAAGTGAAAATGAAGATAAGCATAAAGAAGGACTTACTCCTTTTGTAAGTAGAGCATTTCACGACCATGTAAATCTTAATATGTCAGAAATATCAGAAGAATCATTCAATGAAAATGTTCCATCAGCAAATTTTAGACCTATTTTGGCTCACATAACAACAAATTCAGATGATGAACTTGATTTCGGATCACATGATTATTATATAACTTCAGACAAAGACGGAAATGACAAAGTTGTTTATGAAGAACAGCCAATTGGTGTAATTGATGGAAATAAAACGTCCATTGAATATGACGAAGATGCAAAAGTAAATCGTGCTGTGTTGCATGGTTATTTGTATGACGAATACTGTCAGGATGCAATTGATATTTTAAATAGACGTGGAATTGTAGATTGTTCTATTGAATTGAGTATCAGAGAATTGAGTTTCAATGCTAAGAATGGAACTTTAGTACTTGATGATTTTTATGTATCAGGTCTGACACTGCTTTCTAAGGATGTTAACCCTGGAATGGCTGGAAGCAATTTTAAGATTGAAGATTTTGCAGTTGATAAAAATGCAATTGAAACATTTTTAAATGATAAATTGGTAAAGACTCTTGAGAAATTAACAAGTATTCTTGAGAGTTTTGAAATAAAAGAAAAAATTACGAAAGGAGGAACCGAATTGAACAAAGAACACTTTGAAGAGGAAGTTACTGAAAATGAGGAGGTAACTGAAACAGAAGAGTCTGAAGAGGAAGTAACTACCACAGAAGAAGAATCTGAGGAAACAGTTGAGGAATCCTCCGAAGAAGATCCTAAGACTACTGAACCAGTAGAAGATGGTCAGGAAGAACCGGAACAGACTGTCGAAGAGAAAACTGAAGATACTACTACAGAAGAATTTGAAGCAGAAAGTTTTTCAAAAGATGAGCTGTTTAACAAATTGTTTGACATTTCTTTTGAAGACATAAGATACGCATTAAATGCATTATGTTCTATTTACAGAAATGACTCTGAATGGTGTTACGTATCTCAAGTATATGATGAATATTTTATTATGCAGGATTGGGATAGTGACAAATATTACAAACAGTCCTACACAAGAGAGGATGATAATATTGCACTTACAGGAGAAAGAACAGAAATGTTTGCAATGCTCCTTACTGAGTCCGAGAAGATTTCAATTGAAGAAATGCGTTCAAACTATGCTGAATTAAAAGCATTCAAAGAGGAAGTTGAATTAAATGAACTTCGTGAGCAGAAGAAAGCAATTCTTGATTCTGAAAAGTATGAGATTCTTGCACAGAAAGACGAAGAAGGAAAATTCGTAAATAAAGATTATGAGAAGCTTGTTTCTGAAATGGACAATTATTCTCTTGCTGATCTTGAGACAGAAATTAAAGTTCTTCATTCAGATTATGTTTCTGAGCATGGTAATTTCGCACTTTCTAAACCAGAAAAAAAAGAAACTACAACAAAGAAACAGTTTGTAAGCGTAAATAAAAAGGCTGCAAAACCTAGCAGATATGGAAAATTGTTTGCTAAAGAAGAAAAATAAAAAATTAAATAATTTTAAAGGCAAGGATCGTCAATAAGACGGTCTTTTTATTATGTAAAAAATAGGAGGTATAAACACTATGGCTATTAGATACAACGTAGAAAAACACCACGTTGCGTTTCCAACTAAAGTCCTTTCAGACAAAGTTGGAAGAGTTTTAAACATGGTAATTAAGAAAAATACAGACAACGGTACAGTTTGCGGAAAAGGAGCTTATGTAAGCTTTGATCAGTACGAAGTTGCTGACGCTCCAGTAGGATTTGAAGGAGAAATTCTTGAGCAGGCTGCTAACGGAAACTGGTATGTAGAGGTTAAGAAAGTTGATGTTAATGCACCAGCAATTCTTATCTATGAAGTACCAGTAATCGCTGAGAGTTACAACAGTGAATTTACAAAAGCATCTAACTTCTTCAACGCAGCTTCTGCTGAGAGAACAAAGACAGTTAGAGGACTTGTACTTACAGTAACAGACGTTTACGAGCTTAGTGAAGACGCATTTGATGGAACACCTGTTGTTGGTAAGAAAGTAACTATCGAGGCTGGAAGCCAGAAGCACAAAGTATCAGCAGAGTAAGAAAGGAGGGAATAACCAATGAGAAAGATGAATTTTAGCGCACATGTACTTAATGTATTTGACGAAATGAAAACTTCTTATGAGGAAGTAAAGAACTTAATGTTCGATTTATATAAAAATGAACTTGACGATGGAATTTCAAAGAGAGAGGCAGAGGACAAACTTCGTGAAGTATCTCTTAGAATCTTTGGTCTTACAAAAGATTCTTCCCGTAGAGAAAGAGAACGTGCTTATAGAGATTATGGTCGTCAGTTCTTCGATGTAATTGAGGAAGTAACAGATTGGACAGTTTCTACAGGTCTTAAAGAGAACGAGTGGTTCAATGCACTTGTTAATTATAAAAATCTTAACGATGGGGATACAAATCTTTTTGTTAATGAGCATGACGAGGTTATTCTTTCTGTAGCAAGAATGGGTAAGAGACACCACGATACAATGCTTCAGAGATTGCCAGAAAATACAACATACTCTGTCGAAACAGATGTTTATGGTGCTGCTGTAGGTGCTGATATTGACAGATACCTTGTTGGACAGGAAGATTGGACAAAACTTGTAGATGCTATCACAAAAGCATTTGTTGTTATGGCACAGGAACTTATCTTTGCAGAGATTCTTGAAGCACACAAGAAACTTCCTGCACAGACACAGTTTGTTCAGACTGGCGCACTTAACACAGCAAACAGAAAGAAATTCAACAAAGTTCTTCAGAACGTATCTGTAGCAAACGACAATGCTGAAGTTGTTATTATGGGAACAATGGTAGGTCTTCAGGAGCTTGAAGGACTTATTGATATTAATTGGATCGCATCTTCTCAGAAAGAAGACAAGGCTAAGATGGGTCGTCTTGGAAATTACGGACGTTACACACTTGTTGAAATTCCACAGAGATTTGCAAAGAACGATTTAACAAAAGATATGTACAAAGACGATGTTCTTTACGTATTTGCATCCGGAGATGAGAAACTTGTTGACATGGTTGATGTTGGTGAGACTCTCATCGAAGAAATCACAGACCGTGGAACAGCTAATGCAAACATCGCTGATATCATGAAATATGAAGTTCAGAGAGAGTTTGGTATTGCTACAAGAATCGGTAAAGTATTTGGTCAGTGGACTATTACAGAGTAACCTAAACAATAAAAAATATATTAGAGGAGTAGTTTAACCGCTACTCTTCTATTTTTGAACGGAGGAAAGCAATGCCTACAGCACGAGCAAAAAAGGAAAACGCTACTACGACAAAAAAAGTAGCAACAAAAACTGAGACAACTGAAAAAGTTGTTGAAAAAACCCCAATTAAAAAAGAAATCGCAAAAGAGAAAAAGGTATTTACAGATTCAGATTATATTTTATGTAGATCGGTATGTTATGGTGGTCTAAATATTACATCTCAGTCTGGAAACCTTTATGAATTTAAAGATTATGGATATGATTGTGAAATCAATTATCGTGACCTTGTTTCTTTAATTAGAAAAGGTTCGGATCATGTATTCTTACCAAGATTTGTTATTCTTGATGAAGATTTACTTGAAGATTTCCCAACTGTAAAACGAGTATACGAGAAGATGTATACAAGAAATGACTTGTTGGATATTCTCAGAATGCCAGTTCATCAGATGGAATTGGAAATCAGAGAACTTCCAGACACAACAAGAAGTGTTCTTGAGCAGATGGTTGCGACTGAAATTGCAAATGGTAATCTTGATAGTATTTCAAAAGTAAGAAAACTTAGCGAAATCTTTGATTCTGATTTTAATCTTTTAAGCGAATTGTTTGTTAAATAAAGGAGGTTATCATGATACTTCCTTATGAAACTATTTTTTCAAGAGCATTAAGTAGAATTGACGATCCAAAAGAATTGGCATTAGATTCTAATGACTTTGTAGAAATTTACACAGAACGACTACACAATGTTCTTGGAGATACAAGAGTAAGAAGACTCTTCTCTTCTATTACATTGGATGATGAAGTTCAAGAGGTCTCTTTTGAACTTGAGAATTCAATAGATGAAAGTTCTGATGTTGAATATGTGTGCAGATTATTTGTTCTTGGAATCACTATTGAGTGGTTGAGTCCAAGAGTTGATTCGTTGAATTATACTCTTATGATGCTTGGTGGTAAAGAAGAAAAGATGTTAAATAATCCTTATAAACTTCTTCAAGCAAGACTGGATAATGTAAAGAAAGAATTAAGTAAGACGATTAGAGACCATGGTTATCTTTATAATTCTTATATTAATAAAGGTGTCTAGTATGGATTATTTATATGGAGAATTTTCTGATGAACAAATAAAAAATGCAGCGATGCTCATGCACAAAAATATTCATAGATTGCTTTTATACAAAGATAATCTAGTTACAACTAAAATTTTTAATTCTGATGAAGAGTTTAAAAGATACTTTGAAAATATCTTATTTAAATTTGGTGGATTAAATACGTTGCTTGGATATCCAGAAGAAATGGTGTTTCTTATGGCAACACTTCAAGCAGCTTATGATATCGTAGACAGTCCAAGGTATAATTACAGTATTTTCAGAAGGGCAATTTTAGATTCTCACGGATATATTAAAGCTATGTTGGAGGAGGTAGATAACAATGCCAAGCCTATCAACAGCTAGACGTATTTCAAACTTAAAAATCAATAACGCAAAAACAGTTGGTGAAATTTCAAAAGAAAATTCAGATTTTCTTATGGAGCAAACGTTTGAAAATGATATTCAAGCAAAACATTGTTATATTTATGATTATTTTCATGATGATCAACCGGAAAAGAATTATCACATTACTCATGAAAATACAACCAAAACACCTATAGATGCAAAATTTATTATTAAAGAATATCGTTCAATTGATAAAGATCAGGTAGGTTATTATTTACAATTCAGACCTAGTGAACCATTAGAATTTACTGATGGTGACGAGCTTTATTATTTTGAAAAAGATTATAGGAATGTGTTTATGACAGAATTTCCGATTTCTAGTTACGTAGACATTCCTGACGATAGAGGGGTTTATAGAAAGTGGATGGTTGTAGATAAAGAGTATGCTAATCAGTTTATGAAGTATCTTATCCTTCCATGTGATTATCACTTGACATGGGTTGAGACAGATGGAAAGAAAAGAGTAAAAAGAAAAATGTGGACAGTACTCAGAAACCAAAATTCGTAAAATGTATGCGCTTCATATTGGAAACAATATGTCGAAAGTCTTTTAATTGCGTGGAGTCCTTTAGAGCCAGTCGTACTACAGCGTAGATATGAAAAAAATCAAGTGCGAATGTTAAAAAATGATTGGATTAGGTAATACGCAGCCAAGATCCGAATAGGATAAGGTTCGACGGTCATGTACTCAAGTGAGTTAACAGAGACATCCTAAGTCTGAAAAGATATGGATTTGATATGACCTGAACTTATGCGAAAGTATAAGAAATAGAGTTATTCTATTTTTGTCAGAGTAACGCACTGACAAATTAACAATTGATACAATTGGTGAGTACAGAGATTATACAAAATATAGTCCGTCATTATTGGAAACGATAGTGATGTATTTCCTCGAATTGCTGGAAAATCCTAAAGCTATTTATACTACAACATAGTAATGAAATAAATACAAATGTGAATGTTTGAAAAATAAATAGATAACTTATTTGCAACACCTGTCTACGGACTGAGGTGTTTTTATTTTGCAAAAATGGACAATCAGCAGCGAAGCTCCGAACAGGAGAACGTTCAACGATCATTCCTGAAATGGAATAGGGACAAGCGTTCCGAAGTGGGGAACACCTAAACCAATTTTGGCATGGTGAATGATATGATCTGCACTTTTATGAAAGTAAAAGAAAATAGAAAACAATTTCTATCTTTATTAAAATTAGCGAGTTAATAAAGTAACAAATGGACATATTTTGCGCACCCGGATAATCAGACGAAAATCTGGATGCCATTAAATAAGTATACTGAAAAATTCTGGTACAACGATGATCTGAATAGAACAATGCGGTTGGTTGTTAGCGCACCAACAGAACATCCAGCAGTTTGGAAGGTTACTAAGATTGAGAATACGAAACCAATGGGAATACAGAAATTAACATTATATCAGAACTTCTGGGATGAACATAAAGATTACATCGAAAAAGATGAAGAAGGTCATGTTATTGGTATGTATGCAGATTATTACGATTCTACTTTTGAGCCAGTAGACGAAAGAAATCCAATTACAACACAGCCTGAGTACAAGGTTTCTATCACGGCTTCTAATTACATTCTTAAAGTTGGTGGTAGTTATAAACTGCTCAAAGTAAACATAACAGATGATTCTAATATTGATGTTACAAATACATATTCTGATGCAACATTTGAATGGAAATGTTTTATTGGAGATGAAGATATTACTGATGTTGCCACTTGGTTGAAGCAAAATGAATTTAATAATATTAAAATCAAATTTCCAGATGATAGAACTTTTCTCGGACAAACATTGCACGTTGTATGTAATATAACGTCTGATATAAGAAATTTATCTGCATCATTTGATTTTGAACTTAGCATCTAGGAGGTTGTTACATGGAAGAAAATATTTATGATTTTTCAACCAAGAAAGAATTAATTAATAAATTAATTACTTATTCTAAATCTCCTGATGATGACAATATTAGATATAAGAATAAAGTAAAAGAGATTCTATTAAGTACTCCAGAACTTCTATATGCCTTGCATGATGAAGAGTTAGAAAGTGAATTATTTAACGAAGACGGAACTCTTAATACTGAGGGTGAATGGGATAGATATTTCGGTGAAACATCTCTTATTCGTCCTTTTTTATTCTTTCCACAAACATCTACGCACAAGAAAAATTATATATGTTACCAGACAATGTTTAATGAATTAGTGCGTGGAAATAATGTCGAAAAATATTTAGACATTACATTTACAGTATTTGTCAATTCAGGAGACATTATAGACAAATACACTGGAATTCCTCGTCATGATTTGATTGCTGCGATTCTTAGAGAAAGATTTGCTTGGGCTGGTTTTGAAATATCAAAGACAAAGCCGACATTTAATAAAGAATCTATCATGGATAATACATATTTAGTGAGAACACTTCAGTTTGAGATCATGCTTCCTAATGAAATGTCTGTAACTAAAAATGGAATTACTTCTTATTCAAATAGGAGGTGATCAAATGGATACAGCATTTATTCAAGATGTATATGATAAGCAATTAGAAAATCTAGAGGAAGAAGAAAAGATAAAAATTGACTTTAACCCTCTTCAATTATATTTTGGAGAAGATTATGTAGTCAATGATCAAATAACAATTCATCAGCCATGTATTCAAGATTTTGTTGATTATGGCGATGCTAATTTATACTCAACAATTGCTCCTTTTACATGTAACACTACTTCATATAGGGTGCAGTTATATGACATGGGTATAGATTGGAATAAAATAACAAACCAAGAACTATTTGCTATGTTGATAAAAACAATAAATCCGAAATATTCAAAACTAATTTTTGGAGACATTGATTTTTCGTGTTTTGATTTGTATTCGAAACACACAGAAGAAGGGGAAGAAATCGTATTGTATGATAGGATGCATGGTATTGAAATAGATGATAATACACGAGAAAAAATGTGTAGATATATTCAATTCATGTTCAATTCTTTTCCGCCAGAGGAAGAGTTTACTTCAAACAATGTTTTAAAACAAGATTTGATTAACAATGACAGGCAAAAACAATTAAACCAAAAGAAAAAGAAAAAATCTGATTCTAATCTGTTATCAATGATTTCTTTCTGTCTAAATCATCCTGGATTCCCATATAAAAAAGATGAATTAAGAAAAGTTTGTATAGTTGAATTCATGGATAGTGTTCAACGTCTTCAGATTTATGAAACAACACATGCACTATATGGCGGTATGTATTCTGGATTTATTGATACAAGCAAAATAGATAAAAATCAATTTAATTTCATGCGTGATGTTCGAATCACTGCATGATTTTTTTATTACCTAAAAACAAAAAAAATAAAAGGAGGAATAACCTATGTCATTCAAATTAGGCGACAAAATTTATAAAGAAATTCTGTACTTTTATGCAGAAGACCTTTCAACAGAACTCCCTTTGTATGTTCTTACACAGCTTTCAGAGGCTACAGTAGAAATTACAGCAGAGTCAACTGAAGTAAAAGATAAGAATGGAAACCTTATCAAGAAAATTTGGAAAGGTAAGAGTGGTACATTTAATGCAACAAATGCATTCTGCAACATGAATATTGTTGAAGCTTCTTCTGGAAGTAAAGCTATTTTCGCATCATCTGAAAATAAGGTTCAGATGCCGAAAATGTTCCGTGTACCTGCTGGAACAAAGACAGTTGACCTTGGCGCAGACTTTGTTGAAGGAACAGTTAAGGTTGCACAGTATTTCGGAGATGGCTCTATCGGAAAGACATACGAACTTGGAACAAGCGCAAGTACAACAGATTTTTCAGTAGCAAAAGAGACACATACACTTACTCTCCCAACAGACACTGAATCAGAAATGTATTTTGTAAAATATATTCGTGAAGCGTCTAAAGGTGCTGTTATCACAAATAGAGCTGATGCATTCCCATCTTCTGTACGTGGAATCATGAAAGCTACATATTACAATCCATGTAAAAAGAATGAGCTTAAGGCTGATTATGTAGAGTTCCCATCATTCCAGGTATCTCCAGAAGTATCATTCCCTATTGGATCTGATTCTGCAACAATGGACTTCAAGGGAGATCTTGAAATCGATTACTGTGGAACAGATAAGGTACTTTATAAAACATATGATGCTGACGAAGTAGATAATATGTAAAAGGGTGGAGAAATCCACTCTTCATTAATTTGAAGGGAGAAATAAGATGGCAAACAACAGAGTATGTCTATGCTGTGGAAATGCCTATGAGTACTGCGGTTCTTGTAGAAATGGTGTTAATCTCCCTGCATGGAAAAACTTATTTGACAATGAAAATTGCAAGGATGTATTCCAAACTGTAAGTGATTACGAGCAGAAAGCAATTGATAAAACAAAAGCAAAGAAAATTCTTGCTTCTTGTGATTTAAAACACACTTTTAAGAGTAATATCGTAAAACTTGTTGATGAAATCACAAAAGAAGAAAAGAAAGAAGTTGTAAGTCTTTCTTCTAAAAAGAAAACAGATACAACGAATGAAAAACTGAGTGATTGATATATGAGTGTAAAGAAAGGGATGTATAAATTCATATATCATGAAATTATATGTCCCTATTTTTTACGATTTTCATTATCAGAAAGGAAATAAAGGAATTTAATGAAATATGATAAAGAATACTCTACGACTTTTGTTGAAGAATTTAAATGGCTAAAGTCGAATGGTATTAGATACACATTCATCAAAACAGATGATTCTGGAATGACGGTGTGGAAATACGCAAAAACACCTGAACTATTTGAATCATTAAAAAATTTCTACATTAATAACGAATATTATGATTAGAGGTGTTATGCATGAAAGTTTATTTAGACAATGCTGCAACTACTCCTCTATCACCTTCTGTAAAAAAATATATTACGTCTTTACTTGATTCGTTTTATAATCCATCTTCTACATACGAAGCTGGAAAAGAGTCTAAAAGAATTATAGAGAAAGCACGAGATAATGTAGCAAAATTTATTAATTCTAATCCGGATGAAATAATTTTCACAAGCGGTGGTTCTGCAAGTAATACATTAGCAATTAAAGGATATGACAAAGCCAATAATTGTACTGTATTATACTCTGCTATTTCTCATAAATCAATATTAAAATGCATAGAAGATATTTCATTTTCGCAAAAGATTTATGTTGACGGAGACGGGAAAATTAACTTGTTCATATTTGAAGATATATTAGAACATTGTGACCCAAAACCGTTTGTTGTTATTGACTATGCAAATTCTGAAATAGGAACAGTCCAAAATGTAAAGGAAATCATTAAACTAACACATAGTTTTAATGGAATTGTTTATTTGGATTGCACAGGAAGTATATCTTCTATTCCTGTGAATGTTAAAGAATTAGATATTGATATGATTGGCTTTTCCGGTCATAAAATTCACGCATTAAAAGGTTGTGGAGTTTTATACAAAAAGAAAAATATAGAATTGTCTCCACTTATTTATGGTTCTCAAGAGCAAGGACTGTTTGGTGGTACTGAAAATATATTGGGAATAGCTGCAATTGGAAAAGCTGTTGAAAATTATGAGTATGAAAACAATTCATTTAATGGTAGAGATTATGTTTGGAATTACATTAAAGACAATGTTCAAGATGTTTATATTGTTGGTTCTGAAAAAGATAGACTTAAACACAATCTTTTCATATGCGTAAAAGGAATTGATGGAGAACATTTAATGACATTGCTTGATACAAAAGGTATTCAGGTTTCTATAGGTTCAGCTTGCAATTCTGGAAATAAAGAACCGTCAAATACATTAAAAGAAATACATTTAAACAACGAAGACTTGAATAGCTGTATTCGTATGACATTTTCTGGATCAGAGACAATAGATGAATTGAATTATGTTTGTGATGAATTTAAAAAGTGCGTAGATACATTAAGAAAATTTACATGAAATAGGTTACTCAAGATGATGAGTGTAAAAGTAGGTGACATACCTGTGAGCAAGTATTACCAAAAAGAACGCAATAGTCAGGAAGGTCTGCTACTCTCCTATTAGAAATGGAGCAAATTATGAAGAAATTAAATTGGAAAGTTAGATTTAACAAAGAGAATATTTTATTTATCTCCCAGGTAATTATTTCTGTAGTGATTCCAATCCTTACATATTTTGGACTACAGGCAAGTGATTTAACAACTTGGGCGAAAGTTGGAGATACTTTTGTTCAGGCAGTTAGTAATCCATATGTTGTTGTTATGGCTCTTGTATCATTGTTCAATGCAATCACAGATCCAACGACAAAAGGCATTGGAGATTCTGAAAAAGCATTAACGTATACTAGCCCTAAGAAGTAAAGAAAGGACTGGTGTTACATGAATGGATGCAATCAGACCAATTATGGAAATTGATTATGTAAAGTTAATTACACAGTTATGTTTGATTATTATTGGACTTAATTATTTTATACCTATTTGCAAGAATCTATTTTGTAAGGTTCTTGGAATTGAAACAAAATTTCAGCGTGAAAAAAGAGAACAAAAGATTTTATTGCAGGAAACAGTTGATAAGGTTACGGAGTTAAGTGATAGATTTAATGAAGCTTCAAGTAATACAGATCATTTATTTGAGGAAAAACTTGTTAGATTCTATACTCCGTATAGACAACAATCTATGAATATTCAGAAAGATTTGAAGGAATCTATTGATTTTTTGGCAAAATCAGATTCTACGAGATCTACTCAGATTGAGTCATTAATGGTTGGAACAAAAGAATTGTTGGGTGATAAAATAGATCAAAAATATGAAAAATATATTAGACTAGATGGCATTCCTTCAGATGAAGTTGATGAATTCAATTCTGTTTACGAGGCATATCGAGGTCTTATGGGTAATCATAACAGAGAGAAGAAATACGAATATGTAATGAATAATTTGCCAATCATACCGGTTACAACTTTATACAATACTGATAAAAATTAAAAAAATGAAAGGGCAGTTTCATGTTGCCCTATAGAATGTACTCGCCTTTACCACATGTAGATGTGTACCAAGAACTTTCTATCAAAGATATAATGTTAGGTGGCGAGTACATTATAAAGAAATAAGTACCCAATATACTTGGGTACTTATCTCTTAACTCTCGCTCGTGCAAATAGCCAATTCGCACTATGAAGCCATATATTGTAATATTTTTACTACTCTTATACCATAACACTTACGCAAGTGAAAATCAATATAAATCATAAAAAATCAATTGTACTTCTACACCAATCATAAGATTTTATTTTTATCGGAGAAAAGTGGCTAATTTTTCTGTGTTTGAATTCTTATCATTTGTACAATTTATATTGATTTTAGATTGAATGCTTCAATCTTATTTCTTAAGAACGATGATTACATCTAGAATAGTCTGTGCTATTCCTAGAAGAATCATACTGATGTAGTAAAAATTCTGCATGATATGACTCCTTTCCTTATGTGCCGAAAAGTTTCATATGTGTGGAGACATATGCAAATTAAAATTATAACTTACGGCACAATTAATGTCAAGTATTTTTACCATACAAGGTTCAGTCGTATGGTAAGAGTATTTGTGGAGAGTAGTAAAAGACTGAACTGCTACTCTCCTACTCTTAAATATTTTTTAGGAGTGATTTATTATAGCTGTTAACGAAGGAAAAAGATTTGAACAGAATTGGAAAAGTTCTGTTGAAGAACTAGATAATTTATGGATTTATAGATTGAAAGATAATGCAGCCAGTTTTGGTGGTGGATCAAATACAAGATTTGCAAGTCATAACATGTGCGACTTTATTATGTTTAATGATGATTCAAGAACGTTATACTGTTTAGAATTAAAATCGACAAAATCAACTTCTGTATCTCTATCAATGATTCGTGATAACCAAATAGAAGAATTGACAAATGCAAGTAAGCATAATCTTGTTGCTGGATTTCTAATTAATTTTAGAAACACATCAAATGATACATATTTTATAGAAATTTGTGATTTTAATAAAATGATTTCTGAAGTAAATAAGAAGTCATTCAATAAAAAAGATTTGATAAGTTATAATGCGATTTATGTCGAATCCGCATGTAAAAAGGTGAATTATAAATACAATATTAAAAAATTTATAGCTGACACGCATTTGTAAAACAAACTGCTTTACTTCTCTTTTATTTAATGCTATTATCCAAATATAAAATAAATATTTGGAGGTAATAATTATGCCAAGAGGAAGAAAGAAAATCGTTGAAGAAAAAGATTTCGAAAAATTAATCAATGATGCACAGAAGAAAATTAATGATGCAAAGCATAAAATTGAAACTGAAAAAGCTTTCATTTCTGAACAGAAAAAGATGATAAAACAGTTACAAAAAGAAAAAGTTGCCTACGAAGAATATAAAACAAAAATTGATGAAGAAAACAAAATGAACGAGTTGCTGAAAGCAATTAAATCTTCTGGTAAATCTATTGATGAGATTGAAGCCTTTATAAAAGGTGAAACAATTGAAGATACAGAAACTAAAACAAAATAATAAAAATATTGTGAATTATATTTAGAGTCTATGTGTTATACATAGGCTCTTTTTATATGGAAATTAAAAGGAGACATTCTTATGAAAAAAGAAAATATGAGAATCAAAGAAAACATTACAATCAGCGATCAGATCAATGTTATTAATTATATTACGGATTACTATTTTACAGATGGTGAATATACTCCATATTATGCAGGGATTGGAAAAATTGAAGCAATCGCACTATTCTTTATTGATGGTGTCAAGTTTGATAATGACGAATATGTATATGAATGTGTAGAAAATGATGAAGAACTGATAGGACTTGTACATAAGTTTTGCTATGATATTGCGAATGACAAAGTTGCAAAAAAGCATAACGTAGACAATGGTAAGTACATTGATATTATGAGATTTGTAATTGAAAATGTAAATGAAAAACTTGAGTTTGAAAAACAGAAAAGAATTCATTGTACAGATGAAAAATCAGAATTTATTTCTTCTATTTCTAATTTTATTAACGACCTAGACTCTGCCATGAGCAACTTTTCTAATTTAAAACTTTCAGAACTTACACCGGATACAATTGAGAAAGCAAAGAGCATTATTGACCAGTTATCAGATAAAGAAATTACCGCAGATGTTGTTTCGGATGTTATAAAAAATGCTGTGGATTTTAAAGTTGATGAATCAGAAGTTGTTGATGGTTTAAAATCTCAGATTGGAAATCTCTGTGATTTGTTAAAAGATGAAAGAAAGAAAAATAAAACTCTAGAAAAGAAAGTAGCTGATTTTGGTGCGAGAAATGTACTTGCAGACAAATAAAGAGGTGGTTATATGGGAACAAAAAGTTTTACAGATATTCAATCATTATTATCTGCTGTAAATCAGGAAATGGCGCAGGTTATGGATGAAATTAGTGTCGAAGGCGAAATGATAGCGTCAAGAAATGCAGAGTCGTTCTATTCTCAAGGAGATCCTTCAAGTTATATAAGAACTGGAAAATATGGCGATGCTCCAACATCTGATGGAGTACAAAGGTCTGGGAATACTGTTTCTACAGATATATATATGGAAGAAGCAGGTCATGGATATGCAACAGGTACATTTTCTGCAAGAGAAGTTTGGCAAGCTGCTGAAGATCATACTGCTGGCGTACTTGGTAAATCAGGACTTTGGCAAGACTCAGAAGATGAGATTAAAAAAATGGCTTATGATAAATTTGCCAAACATTTTAAATAGATGATATCAAAGAATCCTATTAGCTTTAGCTGATGGATAGTTGACATAACATTAAACACAAGAAGACGTTAATCACGTCTTCTTTTTTCATGTAAAAGAAAGGATGTGATTAACAAAAATGAGTGATTTTAGATTAAAAGTCCAAGCAGAACTTGATGCAAAGAAGTTAGATGGACAAATCAAAGAGTTAAAAAAAAAAGAAATTCCATTGAAATTCAAAGCTACTGGATTAGAGGGGCTAGATAGTAAATCGTTAAAATATATTGACAAGTTAAAGTCAAAAGATGTAAACGTTAAATTTAATGTAAATGGAATTAATGAGTTAAATACAGCTGTTGATACGATTAAAACATTATCTGGCGGAAAAGGCAAGAAGATAAATATTGAAATTGGTGGAAGTAAATCTGTCGAAAAAGATATTTCCAATTATAAATTATTAAAGAATCTTGCAGATGAGATTAGTAGAAAAAAAATTACATTGACTGGTCTTGATGTTGGAAAAGACGGGAATAAAATATCTGAACTTAAAAAGCAAATTAATTCTTTGCAAGCGGAATACAATAAAATGTTTCAGTCTTCAAAGGGAAAACTAAGTGACAATCAGCTTGCAAGTCTTACTCAAGTATTTTCAAAGATGGATAATAAAATATCCGAAACAAAGGCAAAAATGCTCGATATGGCTGATGCTCCTAAAAAAGTTGCAAAAGCTGTAAACCAACTGGATGTTTCTACTTTTATAAATAGGATCGGTAAAACAATTAAAGCAAATACAAAACTGACAGATGAATGGATTCAGAAATTACAAGAACTTCAACTAAAAGCTGCGAAAGTCACAAATGTAGATGAGTTTTCAGGTGTCAAAAAGCAGTATTCGAATTTCATGTCTGAGATTGGTAAAGAAGGATTACTTGGATTATCTTTTGCAGATAGGTTTAAAAAATCTTTCGGTCAGATTTTTCAGTTCTCTGGAATTTATTCAATGATCCAAAATGGTATTTTTCAAATTCCAAGACAGATAATTACTGCTGTTAAAGATATAAATGCTGCACAGATTGAGCTTGCAAAAGTGTCAGATGCTTCTGGTTCTCAGTTATCTAGCTATTGGGACGAAGCGGCTAATAGTGCTAAGAAGTATGGTGCTACGATTAGTGATGTAATTAGTAGTACTGCGGATTGGTCGAGATTGGGTAGAATATTGCTCCCTTATACTGTGAAGTATAAGTGAAAATCCTCTCAAATCGGTGAAACTCCTGAGAAGGACAATACCGAGGGTAATGCATAAAATAATTAATTATAAGTTATATTGTTCTCTATTTTCGGAGGTCAATATGCCAAAAGCAAAAGATTTAACAGGAAATGTTTACGGTGATTTTACCGTAATAGAAATGTTATATAAATACAAAATAAAACCAGAAATTAAAAAACCACGTACATATTGCAGATGTATTGGTATTGACAATAACGAATATATAATTCGTGCGGATGCACTAACAAGTGGAGCAACACTCCATATAAAAGGTGTTATGAAGACTGGAAGTTCACATGATATTACAGGTCAAACATTTGGACATTTAACAGCACTATATCCGATTGAAAAACGTGCTGCAAATGGAGGTGTTATTTGGCATTGTGATTGTGATTGCGGAAATGAATGTGATGTTACATTAAATAATTTAACTCGTGGTCACACACGCTCATGTGGTTGTAATAACCGTAGTCAATATGAAGAATATATTCACGATTATTTAACATCTTTACATATCTATTTCGAAGAAGAAAAGAGATTTTCTGATTGTCGAAATTCTAAAGGTAGTGATATGCTACCATTCGATTTTTATATCCCAAAATACAACCTAATTATTGAGTATGATGGATTTCATCACTTCTATCCTGTCAACGGTTGGGGTGGCGAAGAAAAATTTAAACTAACTCAAGAAAATGATGCAATCAAAAATAAATATTGTAAAGAGAATGATATAACACTTCTTAGAATTCCATACACTGATTCTAAGGAAGATATTATAAGAAAAATTAATTATTTTATGAGTCCCGTAACGATCACAGCTTAAAAGGTAACGATTAAGCGTATGGGGACATCTCTTAATGAGATGAAGGTATGATCTGCTCTGCAAATATAATCTAAAAATGAAATTGCAGAGGTAGGCAGAAATGACCTACCCTCTTCTATGACATATATAGAAGAAGTAACAAAAAGGTATAACTTAGAAAAAGCAAAACAACTGTCCGACATGACAACTCTTCTTCAACGTGTCGGAGACAACATGACGCAGGAAACGTCATCTCAAGGTCTTATTTCTACATTACGAGGTTTTGAACTTGATGCTTCTAGTGCGCAAAAAATTGTAGATGTTGCAAATGAGGTAAATTTTGCTGCCTCCGTATACAGTAATGTATATGCTTTATGTGCTTAATGTACATATTGATGATGACTATATCGGTTAAAGACCAGAGATGGTTCAGACCGAGGAAAGGCTATAATAATTTTATAAAAATTTGTAATTAATTATTATAGAATCCGTAGAGACTGCGATGGTTTATAGAAGTAATGATATTTACCTAAGTCATCCTCCTAATTGTATTAGGATGAATATACAGTCCGATCTCACGCTATAATCGAATAAATTTAAAACGTGAGAGGTAGGCAGAAATGACCTACCCTCTTCTATTTTTAGAAGAAGTAACAATTTATGAGCCAACACACAGCCAATTGATACATCTGGAATTTTTGAAGCAATGCAAAGGTCTGCGTCGTCATTAAAGGCAGCCGGAAATACGTTCGAACAAGGAGTTTCTTTAGCAACTGCTGCAAATAGTGTAGTCCAGGATAGCCAAAAAATTGGTACGGCACTTAAAACAATTTCTATGCGCATCCGGGGCGCATCAACTGAGATGCAACAAGAAGGTCTCGATGTAGAAGGAATGGCTACTTCAACGTCAAAATTAAGAGCAGAAATCAAAGCTCTTAGTGGCGTTGACATTATGAAGAATGCAAATGAGTTTAAATCTACTTATGACATTCTTGATGAATTATCAAACAAATGGTCTGAATTAACAGATATACAACGTGCAAGTGTCACAGAACTTGTAGCTGGTGGTCAGAATCTTGCCAGAATTTATAGAAATATAAATAAAAGAACATATTTAATTGCAAGGGCAACCTAAAGCTCTACACTACAACAATCAGGAAACTAGATTGTGAAAGTTTGAAAACGTAGAGATGTAACAATGGTTTGTTTGCAGCGAAGTATCCTAACGTATTCCGAAGACCATTCGGTACTTTAGTCGAGGATAAACGTTCAACGACTATTCCCCATGAGGGAGTTAAGAATATTCTTACTTAAGAATTATAAAATAAAGGTGGAAATCCTGAATACTTAACTCAACAGAAGTAGGACGCAAATCGCAATAGCGTTGGTTAAATACCTTTAAACGAAAGAGTATGCCCTAAACAGGTAAAGCTGTAGGTGAAAACATAGTCTGAACTTGTCTGAAAGGATAAGGATAATTATTAATTATCAGAATATTTTGCGAATATTCTAAACAATTTGAAGAACCAAGGAAATGTTATGTCTGCCTTAATGTCGCAGTTTGATATAGCTCGTGACTCATTAAACACAGCACTAAACGAATCAGACGGATCAGCAGAACGAGAATTAGAAAATTATCAAAAGGGTAAATTGTATACCCGTATGTATAGAAATATGCATATAGCACACATTTAATTGCAGGTAATGCGTAAAGCCTTACACCACAATAGTCAGGAAACTAGATTATGACGGTACGAAAGTAGAAACAACGTAAGGATGGTATATGGACAAAAACCTAAGTACTACTCTTCTATTAGAGAAATCGCTGTTCGTGCAGGAAAGTTCCCTAACGTTATACATAGACCATATGTTAGATAAGTCGAGGGAAAATCTTCAACGACTAGAGCCAGATCGGGAATTAGAAAATATTCTAATACAGATAGAGAATATTAAAAATAAGAGTGGAAATCTCGAATATCTAATTCAATACTCGTAGGGCGCAATCGCTATTGGCGTAGGTGAAAACCCTTTAAATCGAAAAGGTGTGACTGCTGCTTTTTATAAGCGTGGTTAAGAAATAGTCTATTCTCATATGAAAGTATGAGTTTGTTGTATTTTATAAAGAATGAAAGAAGGTGTGAAAAATTAGTAAAAGATATACAGAAGACGAAATAAATTTATGTTTAAACACTCTTGGATATTATTTATGTGAAAATTTTAAAACATTAAAAGATCGCATCCGTATAATAGATGATAACGGTTATCATTACTACACTCCACTTACAGATTTGATACATAAAAATAAACGACCAGATAAAGTATCTTTAAGTAATATATATTCAATTGAAAATATAAAGAATTATATTAAGATTAATAATATTGGCACAAGATTATTGAGTACTGAGTACATCGGCTCTTATAACAAAATGAAATGGGAATGTGTATGTGGAAGTATATTTGAAGAATCGTGGAGTAAGTTTAATCAAGGATACAATATATGTCCAGAATGTAAAAAAAGATTAGTGTTTGAAAATAGAAAACAAAAAAAGAAAGATGTAATCTTAAATTGGTGTCGTGAAAATGATTATAAATTATTAGATTTGTCGTATGATGATAATTATTGTTTTGAATCTTTCTCAATTGAAGACGAAGAAGGATATAGGTATATTTTAAAGTATAATAATTACACAAAATTTAAGCCTTTAAAATTTCACACTTCAAATATATATATACAATTTATAATATAAATAGATGGTTAAATATACTTGGCTTATGTGATTACGTATGTATCAGTACATCTTATGTAAATAATAATACAAAATTAAAGTTCATTCATTTAGGCTGTATGAAAACTTTTTGTTTAACATTAGGAAAATTCCAAAGAAAAATATCAGAAAATGGATTATATATTTGCCCTAATTGTTTTAAGAAAAAAATTGAATCATATCATGCAAGTGTTTTAAAACAAATTTTTATGCACGAATATAAAAATGTTATTGTTGAAGATAGAAGTTGTATAAATGAAGAAACTGGATATGCATTACCAACAGATATTGTATGTTATGATACAAAAGAGGTTGTTGAAATACAGAGTAGTTATCACGATGTTGAGTACAAAATTAAATTGGATTTGTATAAAAAAAATTATTGGGAAAATCGTGGTTTTAAAGTTCATACACCTGATATTAGAGATTACAAGATTATAGAAATGGTTCAACTATTCTTTCCTTATATCAAAGAAATACCATCGTATATTAATGTTAAATATAACTCATGTCCAAACTATAAAGAACTACAAAAAATATTAGATAGTGGAGTTTCAACAAACGATCTTTCTATGATAACTGGAGTTGATGTAAACTCAATAAGACAGTATATCTATAGAGGAATTTTAAAACTACCAGATGATTATAAAGAAAATATATTAAACCATAAAAAAATTGTTCAGCTTGATAAAAATGGAAATCTTATAAATACATTTGACACAATATCAGAAGCTGACAGAAATGGATATAAATCAGGCACCATCAGAAGAGTTTTAAATGGAAAACAAGAATACTCTTATGGATGTATATGGATGTATAAATCAGATTATAAAATACAACAATGCAATAAGTAGCGATTATTGTTAATAAAAAGATTGAATATAGTTTAGATCGCATTAAGGCGAGCTTCCAGGAATTCTCAACAACAACTTTAAATTCAAATATATTTAAAGCATTTGTTGATGGTGGAAATGCAGCTTTAAACGTAATAACTGCAATCATAGATAAACTTGGCGGATTACAAACCGTCATTGGTGGCATTGCCACTTTCTTTATGCAGAAAAACGGTTCAGGTAAACAAACTATTTGTTTCATATTATCATAGTTTAAAATGCCTATTTCTATAATGTCATATAATAATGCCATATGATTAACGTAGAGAGATCTGGTCAATGATTAGCATATAAATCATATCAGGGAATCGTGATCGTAATGGTCGAAACTAAATGCCGAATATCGGGGGAAGCCGTAAGCCAGAAATGGTACTTAATTGATGCAATAAAAGTGTAAGGTGAAATTCCTTATGTTCATGACGGAATAAGTATTTATACGAAAACGGTAGTCCCGACACGTTACAATAAAAATGAAAGTGTGGTTTCATGTATCGTGCGAGAGGCTGACAAGGCATGACGTAGTACAGGCGTAATTGTACTATTGGTTCAAACATACAGTCCGTGACCACGGGGAAAGCCTGTGGAAGTCGTAGGGGATATGCAAGTAGTCTACTACTACCCTATTGACACAAATCACACAAACTCATTGATGACTTGCAAAAACTTAATGAGTATAAAAAACATAAAACAAATATTATCTCCTATTGGAGAATATAATATAAAGAACTCCGTGAAGATATGGACTCCACGGAGCATAATTGAATTAAAGGAAAAATTAAAAATGAAAAATGACAAAATTCAGAAATTATTTTTTGATTCGAAAGTCGAATCTAAATGACATTATCTTTGCAATTGCTTGAGCTTTCTTATCTGTAAGATTATCGGACTTGGAAATCACAATAACACTTGCAAATTTGAAAGCTTCGTGAATGAAATACATTACGCAAGCTGCAATTATACTAATGTCTAAGTTGTTTACTATTAATTCTAGTAAATTCAACTCTACCCTCCCTTCTGTAAGAATGTTAATTACGAGGGAATAAAATGGGCAGAACACCCTGAATTTTAGACACTCTTTAATTTTTCGAACCGTATCAGTCTTACACTGGTACTCCCTGTTTTTTTGATGGATAGTGTGCGCATACAATGATGGTACAGGTTTGCATCATAACTATCTATCAGAAAATATTATATCATTTTCACTAAAAATGGTAAATACAGAACATTAGTTCATACACATCTGAAAATGTATATACTATATATAGTATACAACTGAATATAGAAAAAGTTACGTAATTTCCATAAAAACTGTTCTACTTCTATGCAAAAATTATTGGTATTATTTTCTTGTAAAGAAGAAGCTTCAATTTACACATACTAAAAATAAAAGGGTGTGTGAATATATGCGTAACAGATTGCAGGAATTAAGATGGGAAAAAGATTGGTCACAAACACAACTTGCTATGAAAAGCAATGTGTCACATTCTACAATAAGTTTGATAGAGAATAATCCTCTTGAAAACCCACATGTTTATACAGCTATCAAACTTGCCCATGCTCTTGATGTGTCTGTTGAAGATATATTCAAACTCTGAGAGTGGAGGAAAGATATGATGAAAAATATAGGTGTAGATGTTATTGGAATTAAAGTAACGAAAAATGCAGAAGGTAAATTTGATCACAAGGTTGTATCAGAAACAAAATTTACAAGTTATGAAGAAGCTGGTAAAAGTATAGATGCTCATAATGTAAAAGGTCTTGTGTTTATTGGTATTCCTACATACAACTAAGTATTATGGATGTGGATTTTTAATCAATTCATCCAGTGTGATATCAAGAGCATTGGAAAGTAAAACAAGTGTGTTCAAATCACAGGTTCTTGTGTTCTTTTCATAATTTGAGATTGTCTGATGCTTAACAAATACTTTTCTGGCAATATCATTTTGTGTCATTCCACGTTTCTTCCTATAATATAAAAGGTTTTCTGAAAAATAATTCATGTATTGCACCCTCCGAGTAAAAAAGATGATGTGTATTATTATAGGAAGAAAATGGAATTGGGTCAAATATAAAATCTGATGCTTTTGTACTTGTTAGCATATATTAGAACATATGTTTTGAATTGTACTTTGTCATATTGTGTCGTATAATAAAAGGAGAAAATAAATGGAGAGAATAAAAATGATTAAAAAAATAAACTGCATTCAAACAAATGCAGTTAATTCTGAATACGAAGCATTATTCTCTGTTATTCATCCTATTTTAACTGGTTTGGTGCATACTATAAAACAAGACATAATAAACCAGATCGGTGGATACGACAAAATAACACTTGAATTATTTACAAGATTATACAGTCCTGGTGATGGAGATTGTGGAATTTGTTTTGAATATGCGGTACATGATGCAATCATATCAAAAGATCCAAATGTTTTGAACAGAATAGATTCTGCACTTTCAAAATTCTGCAACATAAAAGGGAACGATCCATCTTCTATTTTGTTTGGCGTAGAAAAAGAAGCAAATACAATACAGTTTATTGACAGTGTAAAAGAACATCTGACTGATGATTCTATATTGTTAACAGGTAAAAAAGGGAAGCCAATAAAATTAAAAAGACATATAAACGGAGTTGTTTCATCGTTCAGAAAACCAAAAGAGAGAGAAAAACTTCCTAGTAGCATAAATGGTTTATGGAAAGCAGATTTATTTGTTGGAAATACAGATGTAGACAAATGGGTTGGTACAACTGTTAAAATAAATCCAAAGCAATTAGAAGGTGCAAGAGGTTTAAGACTTGGGATAGTTCCTTCTGCTCAAGGGAAATCCGATAAAATTTATCAACATGAAACAAAAAATTTAATTGTATGTCCAGTTCCATATGACGAATCTTTTATGGAGATTTTCTATGAAGGTTGGAATATTGTAAAACAATTTATCAACGCAAATGGGAATATGCCAAAGGAAATCAATTTATGTTCTCCTTTGGATCGTTTGGTTTGTAAAGAATTAGTTTCAAGATCAAAATTTCCAATACTTGATGTTATAGAAGTGATTAAAACGATGAGTCAACCACACTTATTAGATGTGACAACTGAAGATGCAGTAATAGAAAGTAATGTTGTATTAGAATCAAAAGTAAGTAGTATTGTTGCACCGTTATCTATATATTCTAATTAAATTAAAAGACACCTTAATCGGTGTCTTTTGTTAATTTAAAAATCACTTCCACACTCATTACCACTTATATCCACTCTTTGCGGTATGGATCGTCTAGCAATTCATAGAAAGGAGTGATTCACATTGATCACAAAAAATAATAATATGAAGCTTGATAATTCTTTTGATTCAACAGAGATCACTCCTTATAAATTTAACAATACAATAAACTATGATGATTTATCGTGCCTTATTGATTGTATAGACGATACAATATTACTTTCGGATGTTGAAATGCATAGCATTTTTGAACTCGAAAATATTGATTGGAATGAAGTTAATCAAAAGATATTAATCACTGACTTCAACAAAATTTAAATTACGTAACTTAAAGCTAAGAAGTTGAAGATGTTCTTTAGCAACTTTGTATGTTGTCATTTCTTTTAAATCATCATAAAGTTCGGAAAAACTTGGAAATATTCGTGTTATATTATCTGGAATATAATCTTCTACATTGAAGTGTTCAATATGTTGTTCACACAAATATAATTCGGAACAATATGTAAAAATATCTTTAAGAAATACTGTTTCTTTGTTTTTAATATTTTCATAATATGATTTTGGTTTTTCTGGATTAGAAAATTCTTTATGAATATTTTCAAGTTTATAAGTTGATTCTATGTATGTATTTATTATTCTTCCATCAATCAATGATTTTAATGTTGCATGGTACTCACTCCAACATTTAAACGTTTGATTAAAATTAGTGTCTTTAACAGCTAAATCCCATTGTCCATTATAAAAATCTTTCACAAAAGAATTCCAATCTATCATGTGTGTTAATTCATGAGTAACCGTAATTAATGGATAAACTATAAGTTTGTATAGTCTTTCAAAATCTATTAAAATAATATTTTCTGATGATGGAATGAAACATCCATTGATTTTTTCGTTGTTATTGATATTTTAGATATATTTTTTCTGATCATTTAATATATCATCCGTAAATAATATATTTGCCTCTTTTACAATGTCGATTCCTTGTGCAACATAATAGTTAATACATGCTTTAGCAAGTAAATTAGCGTTTTCGTTATCTATAATTATTGACATTTGTTTTCTCCAATCTTATTTGTATTTTTTAAAAGGAGAAGGTGTAATTGAAGCAGTGGTATTCATATTATTCTACATGACAAACAACAGACGAATCTCCTTTGTTATGATATACTTAAATTGTAACATATAACAAAGGAGATTCAATTATGAACTTATGTTTTGGTGAATTTTACCACAAATAACCACAATTTTCACATTTCCATGTTTTATTAGCCTTTCGAGAGAAAATGCCGAAACCAATAATAGATGCTGTTCTCTCTCCTACTTTTATCTTGCGAATGTTAGTAGATCCACAGGTAGGACATTTTGGTTGGTTTGATGGCTGTGGCGTACTTGTTTGAGCATTTGCCCTGAACTGTGACATTTTAAGTTCATATTCTATGATGTCTTTTTCTTTGAGTTCACGCATGGCTTTGAGGAAATTAGGGTTATAGTTTGACATTTCTCCTATTTCATGTAGTTCGTCTTCTGTTATGTTTGTCTCTACTAATGTATCTTTATCACAAATTTGACATGTTTTACCAATTTTATCTTGAAAAAAATAAACTTGATATCCAGCATAAAATTCTTCTGGATCTTCTATTGATTTTTTTCGTTTTGCACATTCTTGACAATATTTAATATTCATAAATTCCCCTCCATTTTCCAATAATATATTATTGCAAGTAATATAATTATATCAATAAAAAAAACGATTGTAAACTATGATAAAGAAAATGGGTTCTCTTCTATTTTTAGTCCTGCAAAAAAACCTCAAAACGTGCAAATATCAGATAATGATTCTAGTTTTTTGAAGAAATTAAATGGAAGAATTTCGGCAGAAAAACAGCTATCAAAAGTTGATTGGGATGGATATATAAAGAAACATAAAGAAGCAAGTGCTTCTATGAAAGAGTTTTTAGCAGATGGTTCATATGGTGTTAAAAGTTTAAAGAATTATCAATCTTACCTTAATTCGTCAGCAGAGTCTACGTCAAAGTTTTCTACGGCAACATCCAAACTCACATCTGGTCTTAAAAATATAGCAGGAGCAGTTGGCTCATCATTATTAAACTTTGGTGCGTCTATGGCTGTTATGGCTGCAATTACACTTGCTGCAAAAGGTATTGATTATCTTATCCATTACCAAGACAAGATGATTGAAAAAGGCGAGAAAGCAAAAGAAACTATCTCTAATACATTTGACGAATTTTCATCTAAGAAAACTGCTGTTAATGATTTAGGTAAACAGTTTGCAGATAGTGAAAAAGATATCACAAGTACTGGTGATGCAATTGATTCGATCGGCAAGAAATATACTGAATTCAAGAAAGGTATTGATAGAAATTCAAATAAGAATATTGGATTGTCCGACAGTGATTATCAATCATATTTAGATTTGTCAAATCAACTTGCAGAACAATTCCCTACTCTTGTATCTGGATATGATGCACAAGGAAATGCAATGCTTAATCTTGGTTCTAATGCTGAGATTGCAACAGCAAAAATAAAAGAACTTTATAACGCTCAGATGTTGTCTGCCAATGTTAAGATTGGCGAGCAACTTGATGACAATTATAAAGGCGTTGTTACACAGATTAAACAATACCAAGGCGAAATTGGTGAATGGAAAACAAAGGTAGAAAAGAATAAGATAGCACAGAAAGATGTTCTTCCGAGTTTGGATACCATTTCTTCTGGGGAAATAAAATTTGATGCGGCTGCTTTTGGAAAAAATGTAGGTAAAGTACAGAATGAAATAAATACCATTCTTATGAAAAACGGCATTACAGTTGATGAAAATAGCCAGGTTTCCGATGATGGTACTGTAAGGATTTCTGCCCCTAAGTTATCTGAAGGTGTATCAAATGAAATAAATAAAGTTTTCCAAAAGTACGGTCAAGATGCAGCGAATAGCCTAGCAATTGACAATACGAAGCTCGAAAAGCAAATTCATGCGAATGAACTTCTTATTAAGGATCAATTGAAATCAATGACTGATTCTATTGGTCAATATATGCAGACTTCAGAAGTATTTACTGGATTGAATTCAAAGCTACAAGATGCTTTTATTACGAATTTACCTAATCTCGATATAAATACTATTTCTGAAGATTACGGTGGCGATGTACAGAAATTTTTATATAATGAATTTCTAACACCTATGGAGAATCTTGCGCCTGAATCTCAGCAGAAATTAGCTGACTTATTGTCTCTTGATCCTAAGAATTTAAATATACAAGAATATCAGAATTTAATTGATAAGACATTAAAGGCTGTATTTTTGGATAAGACAGAAAGAAGTAATTTCAAAAAAGCATTAGGATTAGATACTGTTGTTGACGATGCAAAAGAAAATCTTAATAAGCTTAAGAAGCAAGTTAACGGATTCAATACTGATCTTCTGAATACTTTGTCGATTGATGAGATCAAACAAGGTCTTGACATTACAGCAAATGATAAATTCTCTGGAACATTTGAGGAATTTGTGGCAAAAATCAAAGAAGCTAAAGCTTTAGCGGAAACAGCAATTGATATCAAAGCAAATCCGAAATTTGATGCCATTGCAAAGGCAGATGAGACAGCAAATGCTGGTGATGATTATGTAAAATCCATTCAGTATGCAAAAGACGCAAAAGAAATGTATGATAAGGGTCTTATAGGTACAGATGACTTTAAGACTCGTGCAGCATACTTCTCTCCTACTGGTGCAGATGATGATGTGAATTTTGCTGAGAACTATCCGAAAATCAGCAGATATATGACAGAAGATGCAACTGGTGTACAAAACTTCTTAAACGATTTGAAGTCGAAAGGTCTTGCAACATTTGAGACACTTAGCGATGGAACTAAGAAATGGTCTTATAATATAAAAGACCTGGAAGAATCTGCCACAAGCATGGGTATGGGCTTTGAATGGTTCATGGATATGTTTGGGCGTTTGGAAGATTATGGATTCCACAATAACTTTGTTGGTTCTGTCGAAGAAGGTACTGAAAGGATTACAGACCTGTCAACTCAACTTGTGGATGCACAGGCTGAACTCGAACGCTTAAAGGCAACTGGAGCAGATTCTACTGCCATCTCACAGCAAGAAGAAAAAGTTGCACAGTTAAAATCTGATATAGAGCAAACAACCCAAGCTACAAAACAACTTCAAGAACATGCTGTAGAGCAATATGCAAAACAAATCGAATCAGCAAAAACTCAGATTAGTTCGTTAAATGAGCAGAGAAAATCAATACAAGATAGTGACTATGGCGGAAACGGTGCTGCTATAAGAAAGCTTCTTGGAGATAAAATAAAAGAACTTGCAGACTCTAATGGTATAGAATTGGATGCAAATCTTAATATTGTAAACGAAGATGAAACCATAAAAGCACTTGAAGGTCAAAAGATAACTGTTCCAATCGAGTACGAACAAGTAGATTACAAAAACATTGACAAAATAAAAGAAAAAGCTTCAAAGGCTTTAGAAGACGGTAAATTTGTAACTAAAAATGCAATATTAAGTATTGATCTAGATAGCACAAGTACGGAAAATATCGATAAACAATTATCGTCATTGAGTGATGCTCTTTCATACATTCGTAAAAATAATGACGGAGTATTAAATATTGATTCTTCTGAAGTTCAGAATGCTTTAAATATTTTAAATGCACTCTATGCTCAAAAGAGAAAACTTGCAGATGAAAAATTTGATAGCATGGATTTATCCGGAATGGATAAGTCATTATCTTCTGCTATTGAAAAACTACATGAGTTCCAACAGCTAAAAATAGAACTTGACAGACAGAAGAATCTTCAAAGTGTCGGAGTTCAAATTGACACATCTTCAACGCAAGATGCATACGACAAGATTGTAAAACAGTTACAGAATCTTGATCCTGAAATTCAAGCCAAACTTGGAATTGATACAAGTAGTGAAGAATCTATCATGCAATGGATTGAGAGTTTTAATCCTCAAATCACAGCTCAGTTAAACATTGATAAAACAAAAGCAGAAAACGAACTTAGAGGTATCGCATATAGCGATGAAAATGAAATCATCATGAAAGTAAACGCCGATACTTCTCAGATTGAAAATGCTATTAGTTCTTTACAAAATGGTCAATCTGCAACGTTCAATGCTTCTGTTACTGATAGTAAAGGAAACTCTCATGACTCCACACTGGTAACTGGGACAAAGGACGAAAAAGGTGTAATCCACTACTATGCTGAATTTGAAGATGAAGGTAAAGTAGAATTAGAGAAAAACCAAGACGGAAAACTTGTTTATAAAGCAGACGTTAAAGACGTTGAAGATAAAGTAAGTGATTTGAAATCTGAAAACCCAAAGGTTAAAGTCGAACTTACACCAGAAGAACAAAAGGTTCAAGATGCGTTAAAATCTTTGTTAAACGACCAAACAAAAACAACGTTTTCTGTCGATGCCGATTTTTCAAAGGTAAAAGATGATATAAATGCACTTGAAGTTGGGCATTCGGTTGTGTTTACAGCAAATGTAGATGGTGTTGATCAAGCTGTAGCAGCAGTTAAATATCAAGATGGTTCAATTGGATACATTGCAAATGTTGATGGCGTATATTATCAATTAAGTGCAGTACAAAATGCAGATGGAACTGTCAGCTATACAATTGGCAATTATCCAACAGAAGTTCCAAACGCAAATCAAACAATTGATAGAACTCCAAACAATTCACAAGTATCAAAATCACCTTCTTCCGTAGGGCAGACAGTTAATAGAACACCAAATAATTCTGGAATATTACAAGCACCAACAATTGCACAAAAAGTTATTAGATTTTTTACTGGTGGAGACAAACTTCTTGGAACTGCTCACGCAAGCGGAACTTTAAGTAATTCTTCTAATTTAAAAGACAGTTGGAAAACTAAAAAAGATGAAGTTGCTCTTACTGGTGAGGTTGGCGAGGAACTTGTAGTTTCTGGAAATCGTTGGTTTACAACAGGCTCTAATGGTGCAGAATTTGCTAATATACCAGCAGGATCAGTTGTATTCAATTCAAAGCAGACGAAAGAGTTATTTAGTCAAGGATTTACAAAGTCTCGTGGAAAAGGGAATCCTTCGCTACCTGGACTTCCTGCGTTTTTAGAAGGAAGTGCTTTTGCCGGAGGTTCTGGTAGTGGCGGATTTAGAGGCGGAGCTTCAAAATCCTCTTCCTCAAAAAAGAAATCCTCCAAATCATCATCCAATTCCTCAAGTTCTTCCTCAAAATCTAACTCTTCATCCGATTCTTCAGCTTCAAAAGAAACCGAGAACTTAGTCGATTTTATCAAAATCCTCTATGATCGTGTGTCAAGACTTTCTGATCTTGCAGAAAAAGCAATCGACAGAGCTGTTGGATTGGTTAATAAACAGACGAAAGCTACTGATGCTATAGACAAAGTACGTACAGAATTATCTACAGCTCAACATGCAGCAAATAAATATCTTGAGTATGCAAATGGTGTTGGTCTTTCTGAAGATTATAAACGAAAAATCAGAGAAGGAAATCTTTCAATTGAAAATATTACAGATGAAGATTTGAAAGATAAAGTTTCAAAATACCAGTCATATTATGAAGATTATCTCTCATATTCTGACAAGGCATTAGACCTTCAGGATAAACTCACTGACCTTGCAGAGAAACGTCTTTCTATTATTGAAGATGAATATGATGCAATTGAGGATATCCAGAAGTCACTTCAAGATAAATTAGAAGCAGACAGAGATTTGCTTGAAAATCTTGGAACAGCTATCGACAACAGTTTAAATACAAACAGTATCAAAGATGCTATTAATTCTCAAGCAGAGGTATACAATGATTTAACTAAGAAGCTTGCAGAGTACCAAACAGAAGTTCAATCACAGCTTAATTCTGGATTAATGAATAAAGGTTCAGAACAGTGGTATAATGCTCAGAAAAATATTAACGATTTTACAGCTAATATTGCAAAAGCATCATCTGAACTCATTGAACTCCAAGACAAACTTCGTCAAATCAGTTATGACACTCTTCAAAATATCATCGAAGGATTTTCACGCTCTACGGATAAAATTGGTTCATATATTGAATTACTCGAAGCCAAGAATGAAAGAGTTCCAGAGAAGGAATATCAGAAACAGTTAGATAATAACAATGCTGCAATTAAGACTCAGTACGATTTGAGAAATAAATATCTTGCAGAACAGGCATATTATGATGTCAACTCTAAGAGATATCAAGAATTAGCTGAGAAAATTAATGATGCAGATGTTAATATTTTAAAACTTCAGAAAGACAATGAAGATCTCAAAGATTCAATCTATTCACTTAGAATTAAGAATCTTGAGGACGCAATCAAAGGATATGCAGACCTTGAGGATGAATTATCTAATTTTAGAGATTTGTTGAATGATGATGCATTCTTTGACAAGCAAGGCGGAATTACCGATGAAGGACTTGCACAGATTACTCTTCTATCTCAAAGTCTTGGAAATGCGAAACAGAAAATTGCAGATTACACAACTGGACTTCAGAAGATAAAAGAACTGTATGCAAATGGTGTAATCTCATTAGACGAGTATAATGAGAAAACCAAAGAGTACCGTGATGGTATTCAAGATACCACAAAAGATGTCAAATCATATCAGGATTCACTGACTGATTTGTACATGAAAGCAATGCAGACTGAGGTTGATTATCTTGATAAGATCGTTGATAAGAGAAAGAAAGCTTTATCTCAACAAAAAGAAGCGTATGAATTTTCAAAGAAAGTCAATTCTCAAAATAAAGATATCAATAGTCTAAAGGCACAAATTCAAGCTTTAGAAGGGGTAAAATTATTGCCCTATTTGTTTAATTGCTGGAAAATCCTTAGAGCTATATATACTACAACGTATGTTTGAAACAAAGCAAAGCGTGAATGTTAAAAAATATATAGATTGGACAACCAGCAGCGAAATCTCAAATAGAGAAACGTTCAACGACTAGGTGGGATGAGTGTACCACCGTAGGATCGCAAGCAATTGGCGGTTCGAAAAATGCAAACTATTTATTAATTACATATTCAAATTTTAATCACGTTTTTTACTAGACGTGATTTTTTATTGTAAAAAAACAAAGAGAGAATAAAAAGATTGGAGGTGAAATATGTTAGTACCAAATCAAAAAGTTAAAACAACTTGGACTCATGCTAATCGAAAATATTATGAGACATTAGGATATTATTTTACCGAATATTACGATGAAATATATGTAAAACCTGATGATTTGCCAATCACTTCAAAAGTAAAAGTAAACGTTACATGTGATGGAGACAATTGTTATGAATTATTTTGTATTCCGTATTTTAATTATACAAAATCAATTGAAAAATATAATAAATATTTATGTAAGACATGTGCTACAAGGTATGGGATTAATCTTAAAAGAATTTCTAATATACCAAATAGATATGAAAAATTTATTAGTTGGTGTGAAAAATACGAATATAGTCCAATTTCTAAAAAAAATGAATGTCAAAGTAACAAATCAATTTTATATTATAGATGTGATAATCACGGGACACAAAGTATTCATTATAAAAATATACACATGGATAGAAAAAGTAGATGTTGTACCTCTTCCGAAAGATTAAAATTCTCTGAATCGAAAATATTAGAAACTATCGAGGAAAACGGAAGCAAATTATTAAACCCAGAAGATTATATTGATACAAGAACGAAAAATCTTAAAATCATATGCCCCTCTTGTAATGACTTATATCTAACGAACTTTACTTTATATAGAATGTCTACTGGATTTTGCCCGAATTGTGGTTTTGAAATTGGTCAAAAATCGAAAGAACTTTCGCTTACAAAAATAAAATATAATAAGTATTCTGAAAAATGTGAAAAAATGAATTATAAAGAAACATTGACCGAAGAGGATTTTTCAAATATATCTTCATCTGATAATATCTCATTTATATGTCCGTCACATGGATACATAGAACAATCTTATAATCATTTTATAAATAATGATTCTACTATATGTTATAAATGTGCAAAAGAATCAACAGCCAATATTCTTAGGTTGGATAAGTATAGTGTTTCTAATATTATTTCCTCAAAAAACAATAATGTTTTATTAAACCCAGATGAATACATTAAAAATGATAAAAGAAATTTAGAAGTGTTATGCGGAACTTGTAATAAAACATTTTTAACAAGTCTTGTAATTTACAACAATAACATTGATGGAAAATGTCCAGATTGTAGTGAACGTAGTTATGGAGAGTATGTTGTTGCGTTGATATTAGATAAATATAATGTTAATTACACAAGACAAGAATCTTTCAATGGAGATTGTCACGACAAAAAACCAATGCCATTTGATTTTTATTTACCTGATTATAACTTATGTATAGAGTATGAGGGACAAGGGCATTACGAACCGTGTTTTGGGGAAGGATCTTTTAAAAATACAATTCTACATGATTCAATGAAAAATTGGTATTGCAAGTGGAATAATATTAATCTTTTACGTATTCCATATTGGGATTTTAACAACATTGAATCAATTCTTATAGAAAAATTAAATTTAACATATTTTAAGTCGCAAACGAAACATATAAAAATAAAATACATTTCAAGAAAAGTAATTAATAAATAGAAGATATAGTCTCATCTCACATGAAAGTGTGAGGAGTATTTAATATACTCTCGTCCATGTAGCGAATGGATGAAAAGATAAATGAAATAATTTAAGTGCGCAAAGTCAGCGAAAGAAATTAGAGGCTGAATTAAAAGAAAAAGAAGATGAACTTGCAGATACAAAACGTGACCATGAGTATGATATGCGTTCTCAAGGCTATGATGCAATGAGTGATGAGCTAAAGCAACTTATCGAGGACACAACGTATGACTTAAATCATAGTGCAGATAAGAGACTTGAAGTTATCAACACAATGCTAGACAAAGAAGTTGGGTCGTATATACAGGCATTCAATAAGATTAATTCTGTAATTTCTAATACTGGATTTGTTGGAAGTACAGATTTTAACAATGCACAATCTCAGATGTCATCACAGTCTGGTGCATCTACCACCAAGAACAATGCAACACAATCTCAATCATCATCTAATAACAAGCCATCTTCTGCTGCTTCTGACACAAATACAAGTGGTATTAAAGATAATTCTTATGAGAATAATAAGATCACACAGGAAATTCTTAAAGAGCAAGATACTTCACACAGAAAAGTTGCTGAACTTACTGTAGATAAGACTTCTGTTAGTCTCGAAGAGGGAAAATCTATTGGTATTAAAACATCTGTACGTCCAAATGATGCTGCCAATAAAACCTTATCATGGACTTCCAGTAATACTTCAATTGCAACTGCTTCTAATGGAACGATTAAAGCAATCAAACCTGGTTCTTGTACTATTACTGTTGCTACAACAGATGGTGGTGGAATCTCTAAAACAATTGGAGTAACTGTAACAAAGAAGCCAGAACCTCCAAAGCCAGCGAAGAAACCTACAGCTTCTGCTTCCAATGGTAAAGACGGAATCTTAAGAGTTGGAGATACTGCTACATTCAGTGGTAGATATTATTATGACTCTTGGGGTAAGCGTCCTGCCGGAAGTAAATATTCTGGTGTTCAAAATGGTGTAAAGGTAGATAGCTATTCATCATCTGATCTTGGCGGAAATGCAAAACGTACAGGAAATTATAAAGTTCATATTGGTGGCGCAGATGGTGTTTACAAAGACCTTGGATGGGTAAGACCTGACCAGTTAAGTGGCTACAAGAACGGTATTGAACGTGTACCTTACGACCAAGTTGCAGAGATTAACGAAGGTAATAAGGATGAAACAATCATTACTCCAAAGGGACATACTCTGACACTTCTTACAAGGAACAGTTCTGTTCTTAAGAATGAAGCACAGAAAACTCTTTGGGACATTGCTAATAATCCACAATTATTTGCAGAAAAAATCATGAACAGTGGCTTTGCTTCTGCTCATGTTGGAAGTTTTGCAGATAGTATCAAGAGTATTAAAATGCCCACCGTGGAGAACAATAATCAGCAGAATGTTACTGTTGAAAATCATTACGACAGTCTTCTTACTGTCAATGGTAATGTGGATAAAGAAGCATTGCCGAAACTACAGGAAATTATCAAACAATCTTATGAATATACGAGAAAAGAAATGGTAAAAGATTTTGAAAAGCTTGGTCATAAGATTAAGAGATAGATTTATGGCATCGCTAGGTAAAACTAGCGGTGCTGTTTTTATATACAACTGAGAAGAGGTGAAATAATGGCAAAACAATTTATAGATTTTTCTTTTCTTGAGAAAAGATTATCTTCTCTTCCATCCAAATACATTTCTGTAGATTTTGATACAGATGACACGATAGCTCTTGGAATGGAAAGAGAAATGGAAACAGGAGAAACAAACAAATATAGACTTGAACCAAATTATTTTAATGACAAATGGTCTGGCGGTCTTGAGTTTGATTTAGATATTATAAAAAATCCATGTGAATATAATGGACAAGAAAATTTGGAGATCACAAAAAATGAGATAAGAGAAATCACAAGATGGTTAACCTCTTCTCATTATCCTGAGTGGATACAATTCGAGTATGAATCATCAGATGATGAAGTTACCAATTATTATGGTTGGTTCTCAAATATAGAAAATTTTGTCGTAGCAGGAATTGTCTATGGACTAAAATTACACTTTAAATGTACAACGCCTTTTGCGTATACAGATGTTAAAACATTTAAACAGTCTGTTGCAAACACATATAAAAATTTTTTGATTAATAATGATTCTGATTGTCTTAATGAATATATATATCCTCAAATAACAATCAAACCAAATAGTAATAACCAAATGTTTTTCTGCAATTTAAGTGATGTAACTCTATTAGAATCTGGAACATTAACAAAATCAAGCTCAACATATTTCGAATCTTTAATAGATACATTGGAAAAATATGCAAAATCAAAAGGATATACTGTTCGTTATACTGGAATTGGTGCAAAGGAAATAGAATCGCTGTGTAACGACACTGCTGTTCAATTTTACTTAGTAGATAAGTATGCAAATGAAATGAAATGTACAGCGTTCTATATAAATGATTCAACAAAACAATATAAAATTTTAACAGGCGGATTTTTCTATCTAACATTATATAGGAGTCTTAACATTTATATAGACACAAAAAGACTAATAATAAACGATGAACTTGGTCGTATGGTAACTTATGACAAACTTGGAATTAATGACGTTGACCAAATGTATTGGTTTAGATTGATCCCTGGGAATAACACAATTCAAATTTATGGAGATTGTACATTTGAAGTAAAATTTAGAGAAGAAAGAAAGGTTGGTGAATAAACATGCATCAGCCTTATAATATTTTTAAAATTCCAGAACAAACAAAATTTTATCTTGCTAGTCCAAACCATAAGATACTTTGCGCTTTTAATGGAATAGACGAAAGTTCTTGTAGTCTAAAAAGATTACTAAACGACACATACGAGCTAAATTTCGATGTGAACAGATATATATTGTATGAAGACAATGGAATATCAAAACTCGTAGAATCTAATGTTTATATTCTTTTGGATAACTTAATGCGTATTTATGTAGAAAATGTTGGATGGTTTGTAATGTCCTCTCCGTCTGTCCATAATGACGGAACGAAAGAATATAAATCAATAACGGCATATTCAATCAATAAAGAATTTATTCAGCATGACTTGAAAAATTTTAAAATAAATCAAGGAACTACAGATTCTTATGAGATGTTAGCAGACGGAAATGTTGAAACAGTTGATGATGTTGAATTCGCAAAAGAACAAATTAAATTTTATAATTCCAAAAATCCACAATTAAGTTTACTTGATCTAGCGTTAAAAGCAGGTGGGATGTATGGTTGGACGGTAAAAGAAATAGATTCAGTTCCTAAAGTATATAAATACTATGATGATGATTTAAAAGAACAGAAAAAGACAGTTTTGTTATCTGATGAGATAGGAACTTTTGATATCGAAAGTCAAGATTTATTTTCTTTCTTTACTCAAGATATGGCAAAGTATTTTGAATGTGTATTTATTTTCGATTACCGATTGATGACTGTAAGTGCATATAGACCTGAAAACCTTGGTAAAAATACAAACATTAACATTCATCTCCGCAATTTACAAAAAACGAATGATATAGATGTTGATGACTCTAATATTTTCACAAGATATTATGTTCAAGGTGATAATTCGCTTGGAATTGAATATGTAAACTTTGGTCATAATTATTTAGAAGACATATCTCATTTCTTAAATGAAAAGTATCTTTCATCAGAACTCATTTTCAAATATAAATTATGGCAAACTGATGTCGAATTAAAAAGACCTATTTACATAGAAAACACACGTAATTATAACAAGCAACTTTCTATTATTTCAGAGCTTTATGACCGTGTACCATTAGATGACTGCTCTACTAATTGGAGTACTTTTTCAGATGATGAACTTCGTGAGGCTCAAGCTAATTACAAAGCACAGTTGAAAGGTTATGAACAATTCTATGTTGATGAAGAAGGAAATTTTGACGAAGAAGCATTGAAGAATTCTGTGGACGCAGACACTTATTATCAGATTAAAGATGTAATTCTTCCATCAATTGAAATTGAATTTAGCAATAGAAATCTGCCAACAGATGATAATAAAGCAGAATATGTTGATACGTATAAAACAAATTGGAAATTGTATGGTTTAGACGAGCTTAAAAATAAACTGGCAGACTATAAAACAGTTATTGAGATATGTGAAAAAAATGGATATAACGTACCATATACAGATGAATCTTCTCATACGAAAGAAACTCATGAAAAAATGTATGAAAAATATATTGATGCAAAAAATCAATTAGATGAGTCATATATCGGTAGTTGTCAGGAAGCGTATACCAAAAGACAAAAAGAGATAGATGCTGCAACAAAAGTTAGGGATGAGTATGATAAATCTCGTAAAAGTGCAGCAAAAGAAATTGATAAAGAATGTTGGATTCATTCACAAAATGGAAAAACATATTCATTTACTAACGAAGATTTAAGAGATTTGTCACAATTGTATTATGATGGTGATTATGAAAATACAAACATGTTTTTAACAAGTTCTGACGATCAAGTATCTGCAATAAACGAGCAGTTAAAACTATTACAATCTGCTCAAGATGATTTATACATAGCATCACACCCACAGTATACATACACAACAACTTTAGATAATTTTATATCATTATACGATTATAAAAATTATACAGATAATCTAAATCTTGGAGATTATGTGTATTTAGGAGTTCGTGATGATTATGCCGTAAAACTTAGAATTGTTTCTATTGAATATAATCCACTTGTTATGGGTGGAGATATTACAATTGAATTTTCAAATATGATTCAGTCTAAATCGTCACGTACTGATTGGTCATATCTATTGGATCAAGCTTCTAGTTCTGGAAAAAATTCATCTCAAGGGTCTTCAAATAATTTTCTTAACAATGAGGGGATTACTCTTACTGCTGGTTTAATTCAAAAACTTTTATCTAGCGGAGCATTTTCAAATAAAGTATCACAAATTGTAAATAACGAATTCGCAGGAATCATTGCTGGAGGCAGTGGTTCTATTTCGATTAACGAATTAAATGCAAAGATGATAAAAGTGACTGACATTATTGGTGAAAATGGATTCTTTGAATATTTACAAGCAAAACTTATCTCAGCAGATAAAATTGTTGCAGATAGCGGAGATTTTAAAACTTTGTCTGCTTTGGTTGCAGCAATTGATAATTTGTTGGCTGGTAATATCAGTGCAGAAATTGCTCATGTAATTAAGCTTACAGCAAAAAATGTGCAAATCGACGAAGCTGTAATACGAGATCTTATTGCGGCAAATATCACAGTGTCAATGTTAAAAGCAAGTGATATTAGCACAGATAAATTCCATATTGTCTCTGAAGATGGCGGTGTTGAAATTATTGGAAACACAATGCAGTTTAAAGATTCTAATGATGTTGTAAGAATTCAGATTGGCAGGGATGCTACGGATAATTTTACATTCTGTCTTTATGATGAAACTGGACAAGGAGTACTGATTGACTCAACAGGAGTAAAAGAATCTGCTATTTCTGATGGCTTAATAAAAAATGATATGCTTGCTGATAATTCAATTAGTAAAGATAAATTAAATTTTAGTATTGTTGAGCCTGACGAAAATGGAAATATCGACGCAGGAAAAGTTGTAATAAATGGAAAAGGAATTGACGTAGAATTTACATCGATTCGTGAGTCAATAGAATCTGTAAAGAAAGATATTTCTGAAATTGAGCCATCTTTTAATATTGTAATGTCAAATGAGTCGCAAAATATTCCTTGTGATAATAATGGTCTTACTTCTCTCTCATTACTGATTGAAATTCCTTTTATTGGTTTTGTCGGCATGTCCCAAACCTCATGTTCTGCAACAGTTGGAGTTCTTCCTGCTGGTATGACGTTAGGAACAATTGAAGATGCAACAGATACTACGTCGGGAAAAGTTATTTTAAATATTTCACAGAACGCAAATCTTGGTGGAGATGACATCTTAACAGGAACAATTCCAATTACATTTACAATTAACGGCAAAGAGATTGTTAAAAATTTTAATTGGACAAAATCAAAAATGGGAGATCCTGGACAAGCCGGAGCGTCTGCAAGGATTTTTGAATTAAATGCATCTTCTCTTGTTGTAAAGAAGAATAAGAACGGAGATTTTATTCCAAATACAATTACATTTTCTTCATCGTATAGAGAAGGTAATTCAACTAAAAAACAATCATACTTAGGAAGGTTTATTGTAAAAGAATCGCCAGATGGATCAACATACTCCACTAAATATATGTCAATAGAGGACGAAGATAGTATTGTATATAATATTTCTACTGACGATGTAGAATCAATACAATGTATTTTATGTTCGTCAGGAGGAGTTTCTAATCAATTAGACGAACAAACAGTTGTCGTATTGTCTGATTCTAACTCTCTTTCGGAAGAAATCAAAGAAATAAAAACCTCAATGTCTGGTATGTCTTCAAAGGTTGATGCCGTTGAAAAAAGTATTGATAGTAAAATTTGGCAGAGTGATATTAATACAAAAATTCAAGAATATGACAACTCAGAAATAAAGATAGTTAGGGATCAGCTGGCTGAAACAAAGTCTATTATTGGAAATATTTCTTCTACTGTTTCTGACGTACAGTCAACGCTTGAAAAGAAAGCTGACGGTTCGACTGTTCAAAAATTATCAGAAAAAGTATCTCAAAACGAGCAGACCGCAGAAGGATTTAGACAGACAGTTGAAAGTAATTATGTTACCAATGATTCTATGAAAAGTGCCTTATCTTCTGCTATCTCAGAAAGTGCAAAAGAGATTAAATTGGAAGTAAGCGAAACTTACGAAACCAAAGATAATGTTAATACAATCAAATCTGACTTGACATTAAGAGCAGACAAAATTGCTCAAAGCGTAGAGGATGCAAATGGAAACATCTCTAAATTACAACAAACATCAGAACAAATTCAACAATCTGTTGAATCTGCAAATGGAGAGATATCGAATTTAAAGCAAGATGCAGCGTCTTTTAAAACAGAGGTATCACAAAAATATCTGTCAAAAGATGCTTTGGCTGCATTGAGTGTTGGAGGACGTAATTTATTAAGGAATTCAAACACGTTAGATTTTAAAGAATATGAAATCATGTAGAGAGGTATATTTGCCTCTCTACATAAAATGGAAGGAGGTTATAATTTGAAAAATTTTGATTCAGTTTCTATTGTCGGAATGTCTGGGGAAGAAATAACTTGTGGACATATTGAATGTACAGAAACAACAACTTTAAGATTGAATAATACAATAAAGTTGACAGGAGATTATGTCTATCAGATTATTCTTAAATCAAAAAATCAATCTTCTATCACACTAAAAATTAAAGATCAGGAATTCGAACTTTCTTCTGAAATTGAATGGAAAAGGTTTGTTCAAAAATTTTCTGTAGAAGATAATGAGTCTTTATATATTGATTTAATATTTAATTCGGGAGAATATTGGTTTTACAATGCGAAATTAGAAACTGGTACGGTTGCAACTGCGTGGACTCCTGCTCCAGAAGATTTTGATCAAAAACTATATTCTATTCAGTCAAATTTTGAGCAAAGAGCAGATTTTATTGAATTGTCAGTTGCTTCAAAACAAGATATACTTCCTGCAAAAATTAGATATATTCGAGATTATCTCGCATTGGCAACAGATAATACGGAAAGCTGTTGGGTCGAGTGTAAAGTTGTAACAAATAATACAAATATTGTATCTGGCGAACAGAATGTTGCATGTTTGACCTCAACCACTCTTTCGTCGGATATTGAGTTAGAAGATATTAAAAATTTTGTAGATGAAGATTTGGATACAAACGTGACAACCGCAGATTCTGACTGGCATTATATCCAGGTTGATTTAGGCGAAGAGAATGCAGTAAGTACTGGTTATGTTACTATTTACCATAAAGAAGGAAAATCATATAATCATAAACTTGTTGTATCTTTAGATGGAAATAACTGGTACGAATTATTTAATAGCGAAAAAAATGGTACATACGACGAAACTTCAGATGGAAAGACTTACCTTATAAATGACGGACTGGTTAATAAGAACTTGTCTTTTATTAAAGTAAATCTTGATTCTATTACTCAAAAAGTTCAGGATGCAGAGAATAACTACGCAAGCATAGCAACAGATGTTGATTCTATTACACAACGAGTTGAAAGCGTGGAAAATACAACTCAAGAAATTCAGGATGATACAATTCCTACTCTTACAGATTCGGTTAATAAGCAAATATCTGAAATCAAATTAAATTCTGATCAAATTTCTCAACAAGTAACCTCAATCCAAGGTGCGGTAGAAAAACAAGCACAAGAGATTCTTGATGCAAATGGATGGCGTGTATCATTGGCAAACATTGGTGCATATGATGACTCTTATGCAACAGAGACAGTAAGCATGTCTTTAACGCATGACGGAATGACAATTACTCGATCTGCCAGTGAAGGATATCGAACACAGTTTACAGGGGATACGATTAAAATCGAATATGATAATGGTCGTGGAACTTATGAGAACGCAATGAGTATTGAAAAAGATTTAATGTATTTAACACGACTTAAAGTAAAAAATGGTGTAGATCATTATACCATAAAAGAAATACCAATGACTTATACTTTTGGGAATTTGAAGATTGGAAGCTTGGTATTCATATCTAGCTCTGGAAATTCATAAAGAAACGAGGTGATAAATTGGCAAATTGGGAAAGCAGACTTACATGCTCTGAAACATATGTGTCCGGAGGACAAGAAAACTATTCTAATGTAACAATAACAATGCAGATAAGACGTACTGATTATGCAATGATTGGACATAGCTCTAGTGCATATTGGTATATAAATTGTAATGGAACGGCATCAGGAAATCATTCTTTGACATTTAATTGGAATAATACACCTGCCGGAACTTGGTGGACTGTAGGAAGTTACAGTTTCAAGATACCACATAACAGCGACGGAAGTAAAACTATTAGTTGTGCAGGAGGTTTTTATACTGGTATATCCCCTGCTTCCTTTGCGGCTTCTGGTTCTTTTGCTCTGACAAAAATTGGACGTTATGCAAACATAACTACTTATACCTTATCGGATATAACACAAACAAGTGTCCGTATTACGTGGAATGCAGATGCAGCTTGTGATAGTGTGGCATATATGATAGAAGGAAAACAATGGGTATATTTAACTGGATTGTCTTTTGATGTAACCGGGTTGGATCCGGGAAAGGATTATAAAATAAAAATTAGTGTGAAAAGAAAAGACAGTCAGTTATGGAAAGACAGTGCCTACAAAACGTTTAAAACAAAACCGATTGCGTCGATAAATAATTCTTCAATATCATGTAATATTGGAGAAAAATTATCTCTTTCTTTTACAAATTATTCAAACAATAAATCATTTCTTAGACTATATCAAAAAAACTTATCCGATGAATGGGATTTAATTGATGAGCGTGAAGATATACAGCAAGAAACTTATGAATGGGATTTGACTAAATTTAAAACAACAATGTTTGACAACACACCAAATTCAAACGAAAGTCAGATCAAAATTATATGTGGAACAACTATAAATTCAAAAGAATATACGAATGAATATTTAGGAAAGGCTTTTGTAACAAATAGCAATCCAGTTTTGTCAACTTTTACGTTTGCTAATACCGATTCTAAATCTGTTTCTATGCTTGGCAACACCACCACTATGATTACTTATTATGGAAACCTAAGAGTATCTTTAACACAAGAACAGAAAGCTATTCCAAAAAATAGTTCAACGATTAGTTATTATAATGTGTCAGTAACAGATCCGGATAAAACTACAATATTAAAAAAGATTGAAGAGTCCTCTTCTACTTTATTTTTAGACTTTGGAGCATTTTCACAGTCTGGAACTGTAAAGATAAATATTGAAGCAGTTGACTCAAGAGGAAATATTAGTAATTTAATCTCAAAATCATTTCAGGTTTATTTATATCATAATCCATCAATTGACTTAAATTTATCTCGTGTAAATAACTTCGAAAAAGAAACAAGTCTTGTAATAAATGGATATATTTCTAGAGTTTACGCTTCTTCAAATAGAAATTCATTACAATCATTAAAATATAGATATCGTATACAAAACGGAAGCTGGACAAGTTATGCTACTATATCTCCCTCTTCTTCTGTTTCTGGAAATGATTTTAAAATTTTATATTCCAACGCCTTATTCATTACATTAGATAATCAAAAGTCATATGATTTTGAATTTGTTATAACAGATAAAATGCAAAGTATTACATATGTTACTTCTGTTGGTCAAGGAAGCCCTTTAATGACAGTTAGTGATAATGGTACTGTATTAATCGGGGAAATTCCAAATCAGGACAATTTGTCAAGTAATTGTAAATTGATAGTTGCAAGTGATGTTATAGTAACCGATTCTGAAAGCAATCAAAGAAAAGTCTTGGAAACAATTTCGGAGAAAATTACTTTTACTGAAAGTGAAGAAATTGAACCAGAAAATTTAATAGATAATAGCATTTGGTGTCCAATTATTGCAACCATTGACTTAAGTTCGTCTTAAAAAGGAGGGAGAAAATGGCAAAATATTTGAGTTTAAACAACACAGAACAAATAGAATATTATGATTTTTATCTGACAAAAACATCATGTATTTTTAAATTTTTTGATTCGGATTATTCTACAATCGCAGTATTCTTTGGGGACGATATAATTAAAAACTGTACACTGTATGACGATGAAACTAGTATAAAAACAAGTTATTCTTTGGACATGAAATTGAAATCAATTCAATCAGAAAATGGCTCAATAACAATCAAAAAAAATACTATTATTAAAGAAGGCTATTTTACTGAAGAGAACTTAGTAGATACCGAAACTGGAGAAGAAATTGTAGACGAAGATGGAAACAGAGTTGTTCAGAAGGTCTTTCATCCAGCAGAAATAGAAAGTGAAAAAATCACAAAAAATGGGACAATAATTACCGTTACTCTTGAGAACGCCAGTATTAATGATAGAATTAATTCGTTGTCGAAAAAGGCTAATAAATACGATTTGTCATACGATGTAGTGTCTATTCTTGCTCAGAATTTAAGTGATGATGATGCAGTAAAGTTTATAGATATATATCCTTTATTTATTGATCTTGCGACACAAAATTTTGTTGCAAAAGACGAAGGATATAAATGTGTGTACAACGGAGAGTTGTATAAAACAACAACGGATAATGTACCGTTTATTGTTGATAAAAACCAAGAATCAGAAACAATGACATTATCATTAACTGATAACTACGAAAATGATATTCCCGTATATGGGATTATAAATAATCCAAATTTCAAAAAAATTTCTGTGGATAAGGCGGTGATTTAATGGCTCAAACTAACACAGGAATTGTTATTCCGTTGTTTCGTAAAATTGCTAATGGATTCCAAAAAATATTTATTAGTGCGGAAAATGTCATATTAAAAGATAATAGTACAACTATTCAGGATTATGTTGATGGCTGTGAGCCAGAACTTGTCACTTTGGCATCTGGTGTAAGATTACAAAGGTTGGGAAAGTTGAGGATTTTACATATCGTCAATGCATCATCATCTAGAGATGGAACCATTGTAAACCTCGAAGAGAAAGATAGACCGTCTAATTATACATTTGCTTCAGCTTTTGTTAGAGGACAAACACGAGGAGATTATTTTATTTCAGTTACACCAACTTCGTTTGGCACCGGGAAAGTTGGTCTTTTTTATGGTGCAAATGTAGCCACCTCAATTACTGGAAGTTATATTGGTGGGAATGTTGTATGGATTGTTGATTGAGTATTTGAAAAATAGAAATTTCACAAAAGTAGCAATTCAAACAAAAAATAAAGAGGATAAGTTCCAAAAAGCAAGCTAATTAATACTTATTTGCGAGTATTTATGCTTGCTTTTATTTTTTATGTATTAAAAGGAGGCAATATTATGGCGTATAATTTTATTCAGAATTTTACAACAGTTAATTTTTCTAAAGGTAACTTAGGTAGAAAATGGATTGTAATTCACTATACAGGTGGGAAAAATGATACTGCGATGGCAAATTCGAACTATTTTAAAAATGCAAATCGTGGAGCGTCTGCTCACTATTTTGTAGATGAAACAACTGTAGTGCAGGTCGTCAAAGATGAAGACACATCTTGGGCTGTTGGACGTAATTACGGCTCTAACAATCTGTTTGGTAAATGTACAAATAGCAATTCTATTAGTATTGAAATGTGTTCTACTGATGGAAAGATTGCAACTGCTACATATAAGAATACCGTTGAGCTTACAAAAAGCTTGATGAAAAAATATGGAATTGATGCGAGTCGTGTTGTTCGCCATTGGGATGTATGTTCTAAATGTTGTCCAGGATGGAACGGATGGGGAGCAGCCGGATGCGATGCTTCTATTTGGAATCAGTTTAAAAAAGATATAGTAAGTGGTACAGTGGCAACTATCCTTACTCCATCTAAAACCACCAACTCACAGTCATCTTCTAGTTCTTCAAGTTCCACTTCTGCTTCAAAACCAACAATTACATTTAAATATAAAGTTCGTGCTGGCGGAAAATGGTATCCAGAAGTATGTAACCTTGCAGATTACGCTGGAGTTCGTGGTAAAGCTATTACAGACGTTGCAATTGGTGTGACACAGGGGTCTGTCAAATATCGTGTTCATGTTAAGGGTGGCAGTTGGCTTCCATATGTAACAGGATATAATACTTCAGATGGCAACAATGGATATGCCGGAAATGGTAGAGAAATTGATGCAATCGAAGTATATTACAATACACCGTCTGCTTATGCAAATAAGTATGGATATAAGAAAGCTAAATACAGAGTTGCCGTAATTGGCAAAGATTACTACTCATGGCAGTATGATAATGAGAAAGGTAATGGCATGGATGGTTATGCTGGAGCTTTCGGAAGATCAATGGATAGATTCCAGATTTGTCCAAATTAATTTTCTGTAAATAATATTATGGGGAATAGTTGAGATTTAATACTCTTCTATTCCCCATTTTTTTACGATTTTTTGTAATAAGAGTTGAACCCGATGGTTTTACATGTTATTATATAATACTGCCTTGAGATTACTTGGATAATACAAATTAAATAAATGGAGGGATTTTTATGGGAGATGTTAGTGCAAGAAAAAGACCATCTGGTGCAAGTTGGGAATACAGAATAACTCTTGCTTCGATTAATGGAAAAAGACAACAGAAATCAAAGAGTGGTTTTAAAACAAAAGCAGAAGCTCTCAAAGCCGGACGTGAAGCACTTGAACAATATGAAAACTGTGGAGAAGTTGTTGTTCCATCTGAAATGTCAGTATCAGATTTATGTGATAAATGGCTCGAAGAGTATGGAAAAACTGATTTGCAAGCACAAACAATTGATGGATATGAAAAGAAAATAAGACTCTATATAAAGCCTGTAATTGGCAAATATATGGCTAAATCTGTTACAAGATTACAATTGCAAGAATTAATAACCGACATGGCTAACAAAGGATTTTCAAAGAATACGCTTACTAGCGTTAAAGGACTAATTAACTCTATATTTGATTGGGGTGAGATGAACAAAATAATAAAATCATCTCCTGCTTATAAATTAAAAATTCCAAAAAGAACAGAAGTAAAGTCAAGAATTGATAGTCATGTTTTTATTCCAAAGGAAATGATGGAAAAGATATTTGATAGATTTCCAAAGGGATCTTCTGCTTATATTCCATTGATGATTGCATATCATTGTGGTTTAAGATTAGGCGAAACATTTGGACTTGTTTGGGAAGATATAGACTTTAAAGATAAAACATTAACTGTAAATAGGCAAGTGCAATGGATGTCAAATAAGAACAGAACAAAAGAAGATAAATTAAAACAAAATGGCACGAAAGAAACTGGCGGTGGGTATTGGTATTTCTCAACTCCTAAGTATGACAGCTACAGAACAATTGATTTAGATGACGAGTTATTGGCTGATTTAATTGAAGAAAAAGAGAAACAAATTAAAGCAAAAGAATATTATGGTAAAAGATATTATAACTATTATAGCATCTATAATCCACTAGAAAAAAATCATGATATAGATATGGAAATAAACCCAATTGGATTAGATGAGACAGAATTTAAAGTAGATTTTGTAAACAGAAGAGAGTCTGGTGAATATGTTTCTCCTAGAACAATGCAACATGTTTCTTCTGTAATTCACAAACAATTAGATTTTAAAGAATTTGATTTTCATTCTTTAAGACATACTCATGCTACAATGTTGTTGGAACAAAAAGCACCTTTCTTGTATATCAAAGACAGACTTGGGCATGTAAAGATTGATACTACGAAAGTATATACAGATCATCTGACAGATACTATGTCAAAAGAGGGACTAGATGTATTAATGAATATTTATAAAAAATAA